CTCTCTATGTGAATGTAGAGTTTAAGAGTCCTCTTAGGGCGGGAGGGTCTTATGGTTTCGGTAATACGGCACACATCATCACTTTCTATTTCGATTCAGGGAAGACCACTTGGGGGGCTTTTGAGCTTGATAAGATAGAGGATGTGGCGAGACATGAGTTAGTTCACCTCATGCAGAAAGAAATCGCTATTCAGCGCCACTTAAGTAAGCCGAATGTTTCTCCTAGAGAATACAGAGATACAGGGCTCCCACGCTCAAGATATGACAAGACTTTCAGGCAACCTAACATCTTTGACTCGGATGATGTTGAAGATAAGAAAGAGCTACTGAAGTCAATGAGGGATCAGTACAGATCTGAGGGTCTAGACCCTCGTCTTATTTCTGTTCATGCGCTCGATGATATTGAGTTTTATTCCCGTCTCTTAGATGAGGTGACTAACTTTAGGAAGAGAAATCCTCAGCCTAAGAACAGGGATATACGCGCTCACCTAGACCGCAGTCAGTTCTTTCAATCTCTTAAAAGGTACAAGCCTAGAAATTGGAAGAAAGCTGTGGGCATCTTCGTGGATGAGGTTGTGTGATGAGAGTAAGAGCATCTGAACCTAAAAGTGCGGGCTTGATAAGACCTCCAAGACACCTCGTAGAAGAAGTTACTGAAAGGCTTCAGGCTAAGTTTGCGAGCTATTGGGTCAACAAGCAGAATCTCCTAGAAGAGAGTTCTTTCTTAAATAAGGATCTGATATCAGACCTAAACGAGTCTTTTGAGGATTTAGAAGACGCTTCTGACTCGCTTAGGAGAGATAATGGTGTTCGCTACATCAGGCTGTTAGATCGCGCCGAGCTTTTTCTTGATGAGCTCACATCGTCTTGGAGAGGGGGCTTGAAACAGCCATCTTCTCTTAACAGGGTGAAGGCGAAGATCCGTGATCTGAAGTCTTTAAGCTATTCGGACAGCCCTAGAGATTTTAGGCGCTCCGTTGGTGATTTAGAGGGGGACTTTTTCAGTCTGATGTCCGACCTTAAGAGTCTTTACAAGGGTCGGACTCCTTTCATATCTGCTTCGGCAAGACCTTTATATGAGAGACTTGCCAAGATTCAGGATTCTATTAAGACTAATGTACTTCATACAGAGGAGCTTGGAGATCTCACATTAGTAGGGAAAGTAGAACAGGGGTCTAAGAGTTCTGAAAAGAGTCCTGCTTACTATAAGCTCTATGATCCGAGTCAAGATTCGATTTCTCTTTCTAGAGAGAAAAAGCATATTATAGGCGTGGTCATGTTCTCAGAGGAAAGAAACTTAGGTGTGGAAGAGCTGAGAGAGATTGAGGACTTTGCCCGACATGAGCTTGTCCATGCTTTTCAGAGACAGATGGCTTTAAATGCGGGAGTTTCTGAAGCGGGTTTACCTACCTCAAGTAGAGACAGAACTTTTCGGCAACACGACAGGGAGAAAGAAAAGACCCTCAGAAATCAGTACAGATCTGAGGGTCTTGATCCTAGTCTCATTTCGATCCATGCGCTCGACGACATTGAGTTTTATTCTCGTCTCTTAGATGAGGTGACTAACTTTAGGGAGAGAAATCCTCAGCCTAAGAACAGTGACATTAGAAGCTACTTAAACCACAGGAAGTTCTTTCAATCTCTTAAAAGGTACAAGCCTAGAAATTGGAAGAAAGCGGTGGGCATCTTCGTGAATGAGGTCGTGTAATATGTCTATTTTAGAGCAGTCGCTAAAGACACTAGAAGATAACTTAGAGAGACGATATCAGGGTCTTGTTTTATGGACTTCTTTCCTATCGAGCGGGGATGAATATCACGCCCCTATCGTCAGGATCATGACAGTTCAGATCCCCTCAGAAAATCGAAAGCAAGGTTTGGGTTCAGAGGTCATGTCTCAGATTATCTCTTGGGCTGATGATCATGGTGTTATGTTATCTCTTTCTCCTTCAACAGACTTCGGCGCGAGCTCCGTGTCTCGTTTGACTAAGTTTTATAGGAGATTTGGGTTCAAGCCTAACAAGGGTAGGAACAAAGATTTCAGGACAAGAGATACCATGCTCAGAAACCCTTCTCTGAGAAAGAACTCTTCGGGGAAAGATACTTCGTACAAGAAGCCTCGTAAGTGGGATAAAGAGCACTGTGAGTCCAAGATCTGTGGCGAGATGGGCTTCTCAGAGAAAGCGTCTTGTAGACCATATAAGAACTGCTATGGGGTCAAAAAAGGGTCTAGTAGTCCATATAGGGTAGCTTCCCGATATCTACGATCAGCACAGAGAGATGGCCCCAAACTTAAGAATACAGGTCATGGCGGTCTTTCCACTTGGTTTGCGGGTCATGGTGGGGGTAAGCCCGATGAGCGAGCTACATGGGGTGATTGGATCGCGATCACTCCGATCAAACACACCGTAGAGAAAGAAAACGGGGAGTCTAAGACTTATGAGGCAGGAGACATTGTTGGCCCATGTGCCATCTCTAGTGAGCCGAGTTGGAGAAGCGTCACGGATGGAGGAAAGAACCCACTCAAGTGTATGCCGAGAGACAAAGCCCACGATCTCACGAAAGAACAGAGGGCTACGTTGGCGCGCAAGAAGAGGAGTGAGGAGGCTAAGAGTGAGGGTCAGAAGCCTGTTCTCACACCGACGTTCTCTGAAGAGGGCAAGGACTTGATCAAAGACAAATCGGCGGCTCGCCCCATCCGTATAGATAAGCGCCCTTTAAGAGAGCTTACAGACCAAGCTTGGGGTCAGATTGAGAAACGCGCCGAGAAAGCTACAGAGAAGGGTGTGTCTTATATCTCTGAGGCTTCTAGGTTTCCTCACTTTCTAGTAGGCAAACTTAGTGTCGGTGAAGAGAGTGTCTATGTCACTGCTGAGATTGATAAAGATAGAGAAGGTAGTGGGCTATATATCTTTAATGACCATCACATCATCATTCGGATAAAGGACTACCCCGCGAACCTGACACACCCTTTGACTCGTAAATATTCAAACTTCGAGGCTAAATTCAAAAGAGAGTTCTTAGGTATCCTTGAGCATGAGGTGACTCATGCCTACGACAAGATTCTTTACCATAAGAATATGGAGGGATACGGGAGAAAGAATAAGTCAGTAGCTGAGGCTCGGAGGTATGTGAACCACAGCTCAGAGGTTAAGGCTTTTCTACAGCAGATTGCGTCTGAGTCCGAAGAGTATCTGAGAAAGAACTACGGTCTTTCTAAAGAGTCGATTAGAGATCATTTCATGGAGGCTCTGAAAAGATCTAAAACGTACTTTGAGATCGGCGGAGTCTTAACACCCAAGAGCTTCAAGTACATCAAGAGCGCGGTGGTCACTCATCTCTTGGATCAAGTCGTATGATTTGCATCCGCTAGGATTAAATCTTAGTGGATATATGGTACAGTGGTTTCTTTCTTCCCCCGAACGTAAAGGACTGCGCCAATGGTGATTGCAGAATATATTTGGATTGATGGAGGCTCGCCCACCGCGAGAGTTCGTTCTAAGACTAGGGTTCTTCCTCCTGTAAACGGACTCCCTCAATTCCCTGATTGGTCTTTCGACGGCTCGTCCACAGAGCAAGCTGTGGGAGACAACTCTGATTGCGTCTTACGCCCTGTAAAGGTCGTAAGCGACCCTATTCGGGGAGATCAGAATGTGCTCGTCCTCTGTGAAGTCTTTCTCGCAGATGGTGTGACTCCTCACCCCTCTAACTACAGATCTCAGCTAACGAGCGTCTACGATAGAGAAATGATGGCGTGGGGAGGCTTTGAGCAAGAGTATACTCTTTTTGAGGGATCGAAGCCTGTGGGTTTTCCCTCAGAAAGAAGATTCCCACCCGCTCAAGGACCTTACTACTGCGGAGTGGGCTCAGATGAGGTGGCGGGACGCGCTCTTGTAGAAAAGCATCTTGAGCTTTGTCTTAAAGCAGACATCCCCATCACAGGTGTGAACGCTGAGGTCATGCCCGGTCAGTGGGAGTTCCAAGTTGGAGGTCCACACATAGACATCGTTGATTCTTCAGACTATGTGTGGATCGCAAGATGGCTCTTATATCGTGTTGGGGAAGAGTTCAATCTCTCTGCGACCCTTGACCCTAAGCCCGTCCCCGGAGATTGGAATGGCGCGGGTATGCACACTAACTTCTCTACTGCGAGCACTAGAGAGGACGGCGTGGGCTTCTCGAACATAGAGAAGATTCTTAAAACCATGTCAGGGCGACTGACAGGTCACCTTGAAGCCTATGGAGACGGCTACGAGATCCGCCTCACGGGTAAGCATGAGACGTGTCGCTATGACGAGTTTAGGTGGGGCGCGTCTGACCGTACCGCGAGCGTCCGAATACCTCTTGAGACAGTTCAGAATTCTAAGGGCTATTTCGAGGATAGAAGACCCAACGCGAACGCTGACCCATACAGGGTTTCTAAGGAGCTTGTTCTTTCTACGAAGATCGCTCTAGGATAAAACATTTATGCTAGACTTTCTTATAAAAGAAAGAGAGTCTAGCATGAGAGAAAAAAACCCGACATATCCCGTAATCTTAGTGGGTGTAGACAAGAAAGAAAGCATAGGCTTTCAGAGGCTCAAAGTCGTTCAAGAGAGTCGAGATGGACTACACGTCTCTGATCTCCACTTGAAGGGTGCTGTGTCCGTACAGATGGTCAACGACACTCTTATTGTGTTCGTTAAAGAGGAGTAGACGTTATGTTCCACCATTTAACTTTAGCTGTCCGAGACAGAGTGATTCGGGAGCTGAGAGACTTTTGGTCTGATCACCCACGCTACCCTGATTTCGCTCAGAATATACAGGGTAAGTACAGCTTTGAAGAGCGTCCTCAGTTCGGCATGGTTGTGAGGACAGGGGGTGCTAATAACGTGGTTCTTTCTCCCGACAACTTTATAGGTACGGTTGAAGGCTATGTGAGCCTCGCGAGGCTTCCTGATAAGAATTACTTGGGATCAGTAGATTGGGTTAGAGAGGATTCTCATCAGATGCCCGATGAGCCTGGAGTCTACGTGCTTTCTGTTCACGAGGCTGAGGGTGTTGATCCCGCGTCGAGAGAGTTCGATGTCTACTACACAAGGTATCGGCGCGTAGTAGAGGACAACTTAATGTTCTCGTCACCTACAGAGATCACACTTAACGGCACTCCTATAGAGGATTCTCTTAGGATTATAGAAGAGCCGTCAGGCCGTATTCTAGGGATGTCTGAGTACGTCTTACAGGATAGTGCGGTCACGCTGATGGAAGAAGTGCGTAGAGGGTTGCGTCTAAGGGCGCTTTATACCGAGGAGAACACCCAACAAGGTCCTTTCAGAGTGAAGCCCGCAGTTGCGTACAGAAAGATCATCAAAGGTGTGGTTATTTCTTTCGGGAGGCGTTTAAGAAAAGGTGATGAAGTAGCGATCATCGTAGCTGAAGAAAGAGAACAGGTTGCTCACGAATACGGTGGTCGATGGGATGTGAGTGTGGACATAGACTTAATCACAAGAGACGTTCATTCACAGGCTGATATTGCGGATCAGACTGCGGTGTGGTTATGGGCTCAGCTCAGACCTAAGCTCACGAACTTGGGGCTAGAGCTCTCTGATGTTTCTTTAGGCGGTGAGTCTGAGGAGGTCTACGACGACAATGGGGATGACTATTTCTACACGGCGAGTTTAAGTTTCTCTCTTCAGGTAGATTGGTTTATTCATTTCCCTCTCGTTGTGCCGATCCATAGTATTTCTAAACAGGGCATTGAGCTCACTTCGATTACGAGTCCTGTCACGGGTCTTGGAAATCGCTCCCCTGACTTTGTTCAGCGTCTTTTATAGTTATTCTATCTCAAGCATAAGAATATAGAAGGAGGACTCTTTATGCCTATCTTGAAGTTTCAATGCGGATCGTGCGGCCTTTCGTCGAGAAAGAGAGTGCGTAGAGGCACAGGCACTCTTAAGTGTGACTGTGGCGATCAAGCTCGCGTTGAAAACAGCGTCTCTGCTTCTGTGGGCTTCACAGGAAAAGTAGGTCAGTCGATGAAAGCTCAGGCCACAGGGGTTGAGTCTTTCGATTTAGACTATGACCGAGTGATCGGTGAGGATGCTCGTCAGAAATGGGAGCAGATTTACAAGAGGCGGAGAGACAAGTGGGACATCATCGAGTCTTATAAGGTCACAGGAAATGACCTTATAAGAATGCCTGACCAAACCTATGAAGTTCTCCCTAAGATGGGAGAGACACTCCGCACTAGCAGGGTCACTGCTATGGACAATATGAAATCTAGCTCATCCACTAACAAACAGGAGAAATGACTATGGCTATTCGTGGCGGATACGCACCACCCGGAGTATATACGGAGACAGTATTTGAGTCTCCTACTCCTCAGAGTAACTTTTCGGGGAGACTCCCCCTTCTTATCGGATCGGGTACTGAGACTTTTGCTCAGAATGGGATCACTCTCGTTCGAGGGTCGAGTGCTACCGTTGATCAGGAAATAGTTGAGGAGGATGCGTCAGGTCGCGTTGCTCTTTCTCAGAACCCGAACGGCACTTATAACTTAGGTGCTTTCGACGGTCAGACTAACGTAGTGAGAACCCTCCATTGGCCTATCGTCACAGGAGACGGCTCAGGCTCAACAGCGACGTCAGCGGGATCTGTTTCTGCTACGATCAACGGCTCTCCTGTAGTGGTGCTCGCGATCAAGGGCGCAGATGGTCTTGTGACTCTTTCTGAAGCCCCTAATGAGGGCGATGACGTTCGTATTTCATATTTCTTTAACCGTACTGATACCTTCGTGGATTCAGAAGATATTACTGATCAAGTCTCTGCTGAGACATCAGATATCTTCGGCGCGTCAGGATCTATGGAGGTTGGTGTTAATACACGAACTCTGATCATTACCGTTGACGGAACAGCGAGTGTGGTTGAGCTTCCTCTTAAGCCTCAGAACACCACTCGCGAGAATCACCTCAACGCGATCCTCGGAAAGATCAACGCATCTAGCATCGGAACTCTCGTTGCGAGCTCATACGTTGACCACAAGGGATCGACGAATCTTAAGCTCGTTGCTGATGGGTCTATCCTCGTAGGGACAGGCTCAGCAAATGAGGTCGTCGGTCTTTTCGAGGGTCAGCGCGGATCAGCTAGAAACGCTACTTTCTTCACCGACCAAGCTCCGATTGTAGACGGCACTAACGGTGGTATTACTACCTCTGAGGTGAGCGACGTCACATTAACTGTAGACGGCGCGCCTGTGATCCCTGTATCACTTGATCCCGCGACAGGCGCGGTAACGCTCGCACAGCCTCCTAGAGTCGGTCAGACAGTAGCTATTTCTTACTTCTTCAACTCTTTCCGTGACAACTTCGACTATATCCCTTCAAGGGACGTGACCTCAGTCAATCGAGTGTCTCTCATCCCTGAAGGCGGTGGCGCAGACTCGATCTTCATTGAGGGTGTCAGTTGGGTGCTCAAGGACGACAAGATTTATTGGGGTACTTTCGCATCTGTCTCTGAGGGTACGACTCAGAACGGTCAGGTTTCTTTCGGTAGAAATCAGATCACTGCGACCCTCAAAGACGAGAGAATATTCTTAGCAGAGTGTACTCCTGTTTCTGACACCTCAGTCGTGCCTCCTCGCGTTCTCCCGAACGTGTTCAAGCTCCCTCATCAGCCTACTGACGGTACTGGGATGGGGACTCCTACAAGCAACACGACAAAGGTCATCGTTCGCATTGGGTCTAATATTTCAGACGCGCTCGAAAACGATCCTGTAGACGTTGTAAGAGTTAACCCCACCGACTCAACAGTCACCCTCAGCGAGACTGTTCCTTTCGGTCAAAAAGTGTTTGCTACTTTCTACTACAACAACATCCAAGATGAGTTTGAGATTGCAGGCGGTGGCTATGAGGTCACAGTGGCTTCTATCGGTGGGTCAAACGTCGGTACATACAGCCTCTCGCGCTCAGGATTGCCTCTCTACGGCGTTTCTTTCGAGGGTAAGGGTTCTGACCTCTCTCTCATCAGTCTTAACTTCCCTTCAGGTAGTGAGACGCTCTCTGATGCGACTCTCGGTTCAGGTAGGGCAGTTGAAGAAACCGTTTCTGTTCAGATCGGAAGTTTCGATCCGACTCCCTCTATCTTCGTCGCTCCGAACCCAGCGCCTTTCGCGTTCATTTCGGGCAACTCAGACGAATTTAAGATTACAGTAGATAGCAACGGTGAGAACACAATCAACCTCAGCTCGCCTTCCACTCAAGGGTCAAGTCTCTTCACTTATCATGTGGGCAACCCTCTCCCATATGTACCTGAGACTGACAACGCTGACTTGGGTAATGACGCGATCAGCGGTGACATCTTCTTAAAGATCGACAACGTGGACGTTTCTGTGAACCTCCTCGCTGTTGCTAACGCCACTGCAACGGACTTCGCTTTAGCGATCAACACTGCGTTCAACGCTGTTGGCGCTAAATACTACTCAATGGTCACAATGGGCGCGGTTGATCTCTCATCAGGTAGGCACAACGTCCTTAGAGTTAACTATGTAGGTGATGCTAACGGTGCGACTCAGCATGACCTCACTCTCACAGCTCAGGCTTACGACAACGCAAGTGATGTGGCGACAGAGATAGAGACTCAGATTGACGATCTTGCTAACTTCAATGGGGCGGTTGACCTCAACGTATCTGTAGAAGATGGTTTCCTCGTCTTTACTCTTGACGGTCTTGAGGCGGGAGATACGAGCGGTTACATCGAGTTCCTTTCTACAGGAGACGACACCGACTTTGCTCTGATCTCAGGTATCGACACAGACACGGGCGTTGGCGGTGCTCAGACTAAGTTCGGTATTCTCCCTGTAGCGAGCTTCGTTTCTACCGACCTTTCTGCTGACTCTAACGCGCTCAAGGATAGGCTCGTCCTCAGAAACAGAACTCGTGTCGGTGCAAACTATACTGCACCTGTTCAGCTTGGTCTTGAGGTAACAGGCGGATCACTGTTGGCGGAGTCAGGTCTTGAGCTTGAAGAAGTTCTTTCTGCGCGTAGTTCAGTGGTCGAGAGTCCTTCTCTCCTCTTAAGAGTAGGTAGGAATGCTCAGTCTGCTGTGAACGGTAGTCCTGAGATTACTTTCTATGACGGAACGAATGCTCTGTTCGCTCAGAATAATACGCTTAACCTCGATATATCAGGTGAGACTGTCTCTGTTACTTTCTCAGCATCAGGCGCGGGTACTGACACAGACTTGTTCAAGGACGGCTTGACGGATGCTGGTACCGCATGGGCTCAGATTAACACTGCGCTCGGCGCTCTCGGCTCTGTCGTCATTGAAGGTGATCGACTCAGGATTGTCGCTACAGGCAACACTGAGGATGACTACATCAGAGTCTTAGAGGGTACTGCTAATGATCTTCTCGGCTTGTTTGGGGATCAGACTGAAGTGGCGACTCTCGTTTCAGCAACCGCTCTTTCTTCTGCGGTCATGCAACACAGCTCAGCGAGCGTAGGCGCGGTGATGACGAGTGTTCTTCCCGTAGGCGGCTTCGGATCTCAGGGTATTTCTTACATCGAGAAGAACGCTATCGGTGAGAGCTTCGTTGCTTTCGAGTCTCTTACTACAGGCATCTCTTCAATCCTTTCTTTCGGCAGTGCTACAGCTTTTCTCAGGCACACCACGAGATTGGGTGTTGTTTCAGGTGACGGCGAAGTAGGTGAGAACGCTTATCAGGGCTTCTTCGTAACCTCTACAAACGCATCAGGATCGGGGTCTGCGAACACCTCAGTTCTTAATGACGGAACAGGTGCAGACGGCGTGATCGGTCAGACTTACGTTGACGCAGTGACAGGCTTCTCTTTCACGCTTCTCCCTAGAGTGGGCGCTCAGCCTTATCCTACAGGCGTCAACTCAACTCTGAGCTTCAAGGTTTCTCGTGCAATCAGGGCGAACGCTAACATCCCTGTGAGCGCGATTACAGGCGTGAGCCTCATCGTGTCAAACACGGTGGGTACAGAGGTTGGAGACACAGCGATCATCGAGACATATCTTAAGGATGGTAAAGAGCCTTCTATCGGCACTCCGTACTTCATGGATGTGACTCGCAGAAAGACTGTTTACAACACAGGCATCTTCAATCGTCTTTCTGACGTGGTTTCTGCTTACGGGCCTGTTGCTGTAGACAACCCACTTTCTCTCGGTGCGTACATTGCTTTCTTAAACGGAGCGCAGACCATCGCTCTCAAGCAGATCCCTCTTGAAGAGGGTCAAGCTGAGCCTTCTGTCGCTCAGATGAGTCAGGCGCTCATCGAGGTTGAGGGAGAGATCGCTGTAGGTGTTTCTCCATCTGTGATCGTGCCTCTCATTCCAGCTTCTTCTGAGCTTCTTTCTGACATCTCAGTTCACTGTGATGTTCAGTCTAGCTTGAGATTCCGCTCTGAGCGCACAGCGATCTTGGGTGTTCCCGCAGGGACTTCACCTGAGCAAGCATCTACTCTCGCGAGGAACGTCAGAAATAGTCGAGTTCGCTTGATCTATCCTGACATCGTGAGCCTCACTCTCACGGACACCAACGGCGTGTCTCAGAATGTGATTGTAGATGGTCGTTACCTCGCAGTTGCGTTGGCTTTCGTAACTACCTCAGCGAACATCGACGTAGCTACGCCTTGGACGAACCGCACAGTGGTTGGCTTCAATGGGCTCTTGAGAAATCTTGATGCGGTTGACGCCAATAAGGCTGCTTCATCAGGTGTGACGATTCTTCAGCAACAGGGCGCAGTCTTGAACGTGCGTCAGGGTCTTACCACTGACGGAACTTCTATTCTTTCTAAGACTCCTACGGTAGTTCAGATCGCAGATGAGGTTCACCTCCGCGCTCGTAACCTTCTTAATGGTTACATTGGCGAGAAGTACCTCCCTAGCGTTGTTGGTCAAGTGGAGGGTCGCGTGAACATGATGTTTAAGGATCTCGTGAAAGAGCAGATTATTGACTCTTACACAGGTCTTTCTGTTGACCGCGATCCTGAAGACCCAACTGGGTTGCTTGTAGAGGTTTACTACAAGCCGATCTTCCCTCTCCTCTACATTCAGTTTACGTTCAACGTCCGTAGCTCAATCTAAGAGAGGTCTGACTTCCAATATGATTGGAGGTCAAACTCTGAGCGCGTCACAGGGAGGTAGTGGAAGCCCACGTCTACCACTTCACCTTCAGTGACGCGCTCTCCGTTTACGCCCACTTTCTGATTGAAGATGGCTTTCTCTCCGCCCACAGCGAAGGTAGCGATCTCCTCAATCTTGTCTGACCAAGCCATTAAGAAACTAGCGCCCTCAAACGGGTTTCCCATGAAATCTGTCCTAAGTCCATAGGCGAACACAGGGATACTCAGATTGTCCGTGATTCGAGTGACTTGCATTACCTGTTCTCTCGTTAAGAACTGAGACTCATCAATGAAGATCACGTCATATGTGGTAGATTGTTTCAGTTGCTTCCTGAAGACGATCTCAAGAGGGTCGCAATTCTTAGAAAGAGGTACTGCTTCGTGCTTGAACCCGATTCGGGATGCAACCTGACCAACTCCATCTCTGCTCTCTGTTATGTCAGGTGCGAGGATAAGGAACTTCATTCCTCTTTCTGAACAGGAATGGGCTCTCATAAGTAGGTTAGCAGACTTCCCAGCGTTGACGGTGGAGTAGATAAAAGTCAGCATGGGCTCATTTCACTTTCCATGTAGGGTTGGAGGATCTTTCTGATCTCACTGATATACTTGTTTACCTTACGAGAGTCGATGCTTCTTCGCCTAGATATGTGGCTAATCTTATGGCCGTCTAACAGGTCATCATAAATCTCTGCTTGTTCTTTCTTAAGGAGATTCCTGAGCTCACTGAAATACATCACGTCTTCCGCAGAGGACTCTTCGCACCCTCCGATATTGTGGTCTTCATTCTCAATCGTGTCTTCTTTCCCATAGACTTCGCCATAGGTTTTCTTTCCAATCTTATTAACGTAGTTGATAGTGACGCACTTGGAGACCATAACGACGTAGGTGCTGAACGCAGACTTGCTCTCATCAAAGGGGCATTTACCACTGTTTCTGATGATGATTCCTTTGTAGACTTCTTGGAGAACATCTTCAGGATCACACCTGTTGTCGAGGCACATTTTAGAGCAGTGCTTTAGGAAGATCTTCTTAACCTCATTGTGTCTCAGGCTGAGGTCGATTCCCTTAGCACTTCTTTCTTCTCTCTTCTTGGTCTTGTTTGTGTTGATCACTCTGAGAGGGGCTGAGTGTGCTTTTTTCTGTGGTTTCTTAAAGGAGAAAGAGGATAGTGCTATCACCCCTATCTGCCATTTTTTCAGCTTAGGGCGCTCTGCATTAGTATATGTAAGCATTGAGTTGGTGTCCTCCTCGGGATAATGACTTCAACAGCTAATCTTTACTAAGAAAGGATGTCAAGTGGATATTTCTGACTTGATCCGAACACTTGAGAGGCTAGAAGAGCAAAAGCTCCTCTCTCCAAGAGAATTTCTATCCTCTCAGGGGCTTGATAAAGCCTCTGAGACACTCTCCCTCTATGAGAAGGGTCTTGAGTACGGCTTGCCTCAAGATGCGCTCAAATCCCTCTTCTCTAAGCCTGAGTCTGCACCTGTTTCGATACCTGATCCCGAACCTGAAACCTCACTTGATGTGGATGGGGTCTTACGTGATCTGTCAGAGGTAGTGGTAGGCGAGGCGAGTGAGCCTAAGAGTTGGTTCTTGAACGACTCTGAGATACACCTCTTTCTGTCGAGCCTAGCACACGATAACAACATCAGCATCTCGGGTCTTCAGATTTGCTGTCTAGCTGACGTTGAACCTACAAAGGGTGTGCTTCGGAAGATCACAAGCGAGTTGGACTTAGTGGGCTTTAAGAGTCGCTTAGAGAACGACCCTACTAGACCTATCAGGACTCGAACGCGCTTCTACACGGTTGATCTCTCTCAGCTCGATGGACTCTCTGATCTGTGGGTCTTCTTGATTGAGCGCCGAGAGGCAAAGAGTTGGAAAGTGCCTATCGCGCTCTATGACTACCTCGACGGTACGGAATCGGGCTTCCGCTTTGTCAATGACGCTTTAGGGGAAGACGTCAGCATCGTTCTTCAGAGTTACAACTTCGACCGCTTCCGTAACACGCTCAGACCGCTCTACAAGAAAGTCTATGGTGAGTCGCTTGATACTCTCGTCAAGAATGACGGCATGAATAAGTTCCTTCTTTCTACGGCGATGATGATGGCTTTCCCTATGACTCCACTTAAGAGGCTCGTGGCGGAAAGAGTAGATGATCCTGAGAGGCGGTCAGAGATCAAGGCTCTCGTTAGAAAGACTCTTCAGCAGATCAAGGTGTCTCAGAGTATCTTTGATGATGATTGGACTTCCCTTGACTCTACTATCTCAGGGTTTGTATACCTCATCGCCTGTATGATTATAGACTACAACATCAGCGGAGACTAAGACCAATGCTTTCATTTATCCTCGCATCTTCCATTTCAATGCAGTGCTTTATTGACCACATGATTACCGCGTCAAGCATCGAGATCCTTAAGCCCTTCAGGACTCATGTGGGTCGCCCTATGAGAAACCGTCGTTTCCTTGAGAATCTCTACAAGCTCTCTCTTAAGGAGAGTGAAGGCGAAAGCCTCGACGTGCGCTACTTCGCTCTTGCTTGGATGGAGAGTCGCTTACGCCCCTTCCCGAGATTGGGAGATCGAGGTCAGGCTTGTGGGATCTTTCAGATTCACGCTCGGCACTCATACCCTCTCTTTCGTAGGAAGAGAGGGTATGTAGGTTGGGATGCGAAAGACCCTGATAATAAGCGCCTTATAAGGCGTGAATGTAATAAGCTAAGGGGAGTAACTTACGCTGTGGAAACTATGTCTAAGTTGCTCGATATTCTTGATCGAAAGGGTAAGCCCTCCTGTCACCATAACAGCGGAGTTTACGGCACTTGTGACGAGTGGTACGATGAGCGCGTTGACTTTTGGATTGCATTTTTCGAGACTTCTAAATTTGTTTGTGATGAAAGGGTTCAGAACACTATGGCTATGATGAGAACAGGATCTCCCACACCTACCGCCCCGATTGATAAGATTCAAGGCTACCTTGATTACATGGCGGGTAAAGAGCCTCAGAATAAAGACAGCGAAGTCTATATGTCGGGCTATAACCTCGCTGAGAAAGTAAAGAATGGAGAGGAGACAGCACCCTCATGGGCGGTGTGACCTCTTGGCTTGAGCAAGGCTTCAATCCCCTCTCTTCTCAGCACAAGAAGTACCTTAAGAAGAGGGGGGTTGATCGGAACTCCTCTGTTTCTTTCTACACATGGGATTCCCCTAAGTCGTCTTGCCCTTGCGAGAGGTTCATCGCTAACTTTGGCTACACAGGACGTAGGCTTCAAGGTAACTTGATCACACCTATCTATTCACCTAGAGGCGCGCTGTTGGGTATGGAAGCTCGACACCTCGATAACGGCAATAAGAAAGTCCTTCAGTATCGGACTGATCAGGCTCAGTGGAATCCCTACTTTCTAGGCGCTCCAAGAGCCTTTGAGACTCTCTATGAGGGCTACGATCTGTGGGTAGTTGAGGGGATCTTTGACATGATCGCCCTAGAGAAAGTCGTGCCTAACTCTGATGCAGTTATCTCTACGCTCAGGGCGGGTATGGACAACAACTCAGTCAACATGATCTCTCGCTTCATTACGCCCCGAAACTCGATCTACATCGCCTACGATAACGATGAGACAGGACGTAAGAAAGCCGATTGGCTCAAGGCCAAGTTGACGGCGCTCGGCGGTCGTGTTTACCTGTGCAACTACAGAGGGAAAGATCCCAATGAGGTTTGGTCTACGGGTGGCGAGGCTCTGATGAGAAGGTACTTCTCTTAGAGCATAGAGACATCATCTCGCCAAGGCTGTCCGTCTACGATGACTTTTCTGAGAATGTCTTTTGCGATGTCTTCAGGGAGGTTCTTAAGAAGAGGGTGCTTCCTGAGATGAGGGAGAATCTTCCTCAGCGCCGAGAGACGAGTCAGGGTGTTCATCTGAGCATGGCTTGCGCTCGCTACGTCTGCCAAGAGAATGAAGATTCTTTCTTCATCACTACCCATTTCAGGAACGCCGTACAAAGCCCTAGCGACGTGCCCACCCGCGAGCGCGTTGAGCTGATGATACAAGTCCCAAGTGTGGAACTCACTAAGATTGACGTACTGACCCCCATCTTGTCGAGTCCTACGAGTCCTACGAGTCCTAGACTTCTTAGGTTGCTCGAACTTAGCGAGTGCTTCGAGTTGCTTCGTGGAAAGAGATCTGCCGTTGGCGACTTGATCTCGGATACTCTCTAGGAAAGAGTTGCCTTGATTCATCTTAGAAAGAACTGCGTTGATCCTGTCGATTGTCGCCTGATCTATCGGTTGAGGGTTGGCAAGTTTGTTCTCAATCTTAGTGATAGCATTGATTTGATTTTGGGTGAGTCCCCCTCGCCTCTTAAGATGATCTTGTAGAGACTTGATAAAGCGGTCATTCGGCATTTGCGCTTGGATAGCGTCTAGCCGAGCTTTTAGTCCTGGATTACGAGGGCTAGGGGCTTGGGGTGAGCTGTTGCTTCCTACGAGCTTCCCTGTCACCCATCGCTGAAAGCGGTTCTTATCTGAAGGGTCTTTCATGTCAAAGATACCCTCAACATTTATGCGCTCTTCTTTAAGTTTGCTCGCGATGTGAGACGCCCCGATTTCTGCGGGTAAATCCCCATCTACAAGGCTAAGACCAAATCCTGATCCGAAAGGGGCGAGCCAACCTTTGAACTCTAGTCCGTCTAATAAGAAAGAGCTTGGTCTACTGTTGTCATCAACGTCTACCATTCTTACTGTGTTGATGCGAATGCCGAGCGTTGATTGAATCTCTCTCGGGGTGTCATCTCCGCCCATGATCTGTACTGATGTGGAGAGTACTCTAGACATCTTCTGATCCTTTCTGTCTGTGGTGTTACTCTTTCATATAAGAAAGATAAAGCGTCTATAGGTCTAGGCCACGATTATTTCATAGATGATGCATAAGCACATCTGTAGTTCTTCTGAGTAGAAACAGCTCATAACTTACCTCCTTTAATAGAGTCTTTATGTTCTCACATTCAGAGAATGATAAACGATCAACCACATAGAGGTGAGACATGAACATTACGGCTTTGATTAAGATCTCTGCGGAGATTCCACATGGTGCGGTCAGTCAGGTGACGGGTGACTACCTTCTTTCTATGGCGGAGGCGGAGAGGGAGCATAATGCTCGCGTAGCTTTTCTTTCTGAGAGGGGATCTCGTGTTGCGAGTCAGCCTTCAGAGTATTGGCAGAGGGCTTTCGCTACACACAAATGGGCTACTCAGACCCCTTACGCCTCAGACACCGTTGAGTTATACACAGAGGCTCTAGAGTCGCATCACAATAATCGTGTTGCTAGTGTGGGGGGGGCTTCTTTAACAAATCTTATTGACTCTTATCCTCTTTTGAAGAGAGTTATTTCTGCGGCAGCTCAACAAGATGCGAAGCTACGAGGGAGGGATCTCAAGAGAACTCAGGACAGAGCTCCGAAAGCAGAGGGCAGAAAAAGCGATAGGAAGCAAGAGCGACTTGAAGCGCAAAACTTAAATCCTAAAGCCGAGCTGGCGAGGCTTGAGAACGAATACAAGGATGACTCAACGAATAAAGTGAGAAGGAACGCGATTATCAAGAAGGTCAAAGCTATGATCAGAGGTGGTAAGAAAATCTCTCAAACACCGAGATTGAAGGCTCTTATAGATAAATGGAATGATTATCTTAATGGGAAGACGCTTCTTAAAGATCCGAGCTATGACCGTGATAGTGGTAGGGGTAGCGAGGAGGTTCAATGGAACACATTAATGAACAAAGAAGAGACTAGAGAATACGCTATAGGAAAGAGAACTGAACTTTGGGTTAAGCCCTTATTTACCTTAGCTAAGAAAGAGATCGGATCCAGCGACTCTGAGGGCGACAAGTCAGAGGGTGATTCAGCTCCTAAGTCAGAGGGTGGTTCAGCTCCTAAGTCAGATGGCGCAGATGGCGCGAAGAAAGAAGTGTCTGAAGAGGATAAGAAAAAGAAGCTCCTTGACGGCATAAAAGACCCTAAAAAGAAGGCGAAAGCAGAGGCAATGTTAAGTGAAGGTAAAGATGCTGACGAAGTGAGAAAGTATCTCTTTGGTAAGAGTAAAGGTTCAGCAAAGCCCACCGAAGAGAGTGTTACGGGAACTGACGCAGAAGTTGATGTCGAAGTATCTGCTAAAACGGCAAGCTTAGATTTCGACATCATCTTTTAAGAAAGAAAGAGCGGTTTCTCATGGTGCGCTTACCTCCACTACCTTTCGACTACGAAGACCTAGAGCCGATCATCGGTAAGGAAGCTATGTGGGAGCACCACAGAAAACACCACAAAGGATATGTCGAGAAACTCAATAAGACTCTCTCCTCATACCCTACCCTCCTAGAAAGAGTAGGGGGGCTCGGCGCGCTCCTCGCCAACCCGAAATACATTCCCCTAGATGTTAAGAAAGATGTCGTCAACTTCGGAGGCGGTGTCTACACTCATAACCTCTTTTGGAAATCTATTTCTCCCTATACGAAAGAACCCTATTTCAGTGGGTCTTTTGGAGCGCAGATAGAGAAAGACTTCGGAGGCATCTATGAGCTTAAGAAGAAACTCATAGAGTCAGGAAAGAGCCACTTCGGGAGCGGTTGGGTTTGGCTGATCGTCACTGACACAGGACTAAGAGTTCAGTCACTTGATAATCAGCTCACTCCCCTCATGAGGGGTCATTTCCCTCTTCTCTGTATCGACCTATGGGAACACGCTTACTATCTCGACTACAAGAGCGACAGAGAAGGTTTTCTTAAGGCCATTGTAGGGAAGATCAATTGGGATAACGTGCAGAAGCGTTGGGATGCCTTCACAGGAGGGTCTTGAGGAAAGAGTCTATCTGTTCTTTCCCATCATCACTTGAAAGATATTCTTTCAGACTTTTGTTGTTGTCTCCCTCTTGCTCTTTGCTCAAGTCGAGTGTCTTTTGCCAACAGAGACGAGACTCAGCCTCGAAGCCCCAAAAGGTGAGCTGAGTCAGTAGGTGATCTGCCACAGACTGCGCCATGTAGTGCTGACCTGTCACCACGACTCCGCATTTCTTTCCCTTAAGAGTGTTCTTCTCATTGTAGACTACGACTCGGTTTTCGAGGGTGTTCATGCGCTCTAAGATTTTCTGCATGAGCGCAGAGTGGCTACCCCATCGAACACTCGTCGCGAAGATGACAGCATCGCACCACTCTAAACCATCGTATATGATCCCCATCTCGTCTTTTCCCCCATACTCTGAGGGGCTTTCTTGACTGAGCTTGTGCGCCCAACAGCGGTACTTCCCTGCGTCTTTTGACGCACAGTTATCTCCCCCCGATGAGTAGCAAGAAAGGTTCTTTACGATGTGAAGCTGATCGGCGTCGATGTAGTCGATGTCGTGGTCTTTCTTAATTTTACTCATGACCTCTTCTAAGATGAGTTTTGAGGTCGAGTTTTCTTTATGTGTGGTGGTGCTGATCACGAGTATCTTCATTTGACCCTCTCTTTACTTTATTTATGTGTCTACAGAGACAGCACTCAATAGAGAAAGAAAAGGTGACTTATGAGCGAGCTAAGAGCGAAGCTGATTCGTATCGCATACGAAAACCCACATCTCCGTAATAAGATTCTCCCTGTCGTGACAGGAGAGTCTACGGTCAAGCAAGCGGCTAAGAAAAAGAAGCCCACTAAGGTGACTTTCATCGAGGCTGTTCTTGATAACCCTACCGATCTAACCTCATGGCTCAGTCAGCAAGACGGCGCTCCGAGCATCACAGGTTGGGACGTTAAGAGTCACCACATGACGATGGAGTTTCTTGGCGGTAAGGGCAAGGCGAAAGACCTTGAGAGGTACAAGCAGTTTCTCGGGAACTCTTACACGATTAACATCGTAGGTTACGCCTTCGATGAGAACTGTGTTGCAGTCCTTATCGACACGAACCTACCTGTTCAGAATGACAACCCTCACATCACGGTAGCTGTCAATGGCGTGAAGCCCTCTTACAGCAATGATCTCTTAGAGAAGGGCAACATCATTGAGGCTAAAGGTAAGCTCAGAGTAAAGGTCGGCTACTTCGACGGGCGTGGTGATGGAGACAAGTTCGATCTTCCTTTCGAGTTTTACGAGTCAGAGGACTGATCCCAAGCCTCTATCAGCCCCTCGCAGATGATCTCCTGAAGGCTTTCAGACTTGAAGTCATCTCCGATGTGGTAACACCCCTCAGAGAACCTCAAGAGCCCCCCTGATTCAATGAGCATTAGACTTAAGATCGCTAGGGTGGCCTTGTCCTCTAATACAGGCAACCAACCCTCATATGTGTACTCCTGTGAGACTCTCATTCTCTGAGTTTTTTTGAAGCTCGGGTGTATGAGCATCCCAACTAGAAACTTCCAATTGGGGTGGTCAACTAGATCAGTGGTAGATTTCTTCATCGGTTAAGAAAGACAGCGCAACTTTAGGCTGAGATAATGGTGTGGGTTTAGCAAATCTGTAAATACCTTCTTTAAGAGACGGGGGAGTGATCACAAGCGCGTATATGTCACCTGAAGGGCAGAATAGACTCACTACAAATTGAGTGAGTCCTCCTACGGATCTCAGGCACATCGCGGAGAGAATAGGGTCGCTTTTTCCCTTTAAGACTGATCTTATTTGCTGAGTCATGTCATCTTGCTCTTCTCTTGTGATCACCGCGTTGAATTCTTTCGGTAGGAAAGAGGTGACGGTGTAAAAGAAACTTGGCGCTTCATTCAGTGGTAATCTTTGCTCTATCATAGAGCACATGATCTTCTTACACTCACTTACGCCTTCTGAGAGGATACGTTCGACATCCTCTCTCGATAGGCTTCTCACTTCATTCTGAGGAGGTTCTTGATGGAACATAAAAAATCTCGCTTATTTCGGAGCTTACTTGCTCGTCTTGAGGGTTGTAGGCATATACTCAGAACATCAGTTCGAGACTCTGCTTCTTTACCTAGATATCGTAATCGGCGAGCGAGTGACGACTTAACTCTAAGATTAGCGAATCTTTTGAAAGAAACAGATCAGGTGTTGAGAGAGCTAGACTTGCGGTATAAAGAGGAAGCTCAACGATCTAAGAAGAAAGATCAACGATCTAAGAAGAAAGAAGGTAGTTGAAATGCCGATGTATGTATTCAAGTGCAAAGACAAAAAGTGCGCGGAGACTCAGAGTAAAATCCAAAAGTTTGATGACCCTCCTCCTCCTTGTACTAAGTGCAAAGGTGAGACAGACCGCGCCATTGCTCAGGGTTCTTTCATCTTGAAAGGCTCAGGGTGGTTTAAGACAGGTGGCTACTAGTGGATCATGATCTCGATCCCGTAATCATCCATTAGAAGCGGAAGAGTCTCTTCGAGAGACACTTCTTCTGCTGTAGTGAGAAAGAGATCTGACTTGTAAGTGAGCAACTCATCGTTCTCTTTCCTGTAGATGAGAAAGATTAAGTAATGCGATTTCTTTTCATCCTCAGTATCTTCTGCTACACACCAAAAGACAGCGCCTTCGCATGAGGGCGTTTCTTTCATGTGGAGTCGAATCAGAGTGCTCCATGACTCCTGTGGCACTTCATCTAAGAGTAAATGAGGGTAGGAGAGCGCGAGAACCTCTCTCTCTTCGATCAACCCCCTCTCAAAGATAGATGCTTGGGGAGGCTCTTTCTTGAGGTCTATATTATACGTCACGACGTATTCTTTAAGAAAGCTCATAAAAACGTCTTTAGTCATTCCCACTACCCCTATTAGGTGTCTCAATTGATAAACTCATACACAGTACCCATCGCCCTTCTCTGTGTGGCGAATATTATCTTTTGGTTCAAAGGTAACTCGAAAGAGCTCTACGGTCTTGATTGGAGTCCGTTCCATTGGTGGCTCTATACAAGTCTTATCACTAACTACATGACCCTCTACGCATGGTGGAAGCTTATCGAGGTCGGAGACGTGTGGAGGGCGGGGGTGACATGGGGCGTGTGTAGTCTGACCATAGACTTGATTCTGAACACAGTCTACTTTGGCTTCAACTTGAGAGGAGTGGTTGCTCTTCTCTTGTGCGCGCTCTCTGCTTTGATTGCTCACAAGCCTTAACATCCCCTTTATTCAGTAGATTGTTCTGACTTGATCGGCTGATGTTCTTAGAGACATTGATCGTCGTCTTTCTCGACTTGAGCGTCAGTTATCTTATCTCCCTAGTCATCTCTGACTGGATTGAGAATGTCGTCTAGGATATCACGCCATTCTTCATCTGAGTGATCACACATTTATCTCCTCCTTATGGTGTAGGCCAATGGTAGTCTAAGCCTCGAAGAGTCTTAGTAAATATATTCTCGTAGTGATCGGGTAATTTTGCAATCAACTTTGAGCGGTGAGACTCGTGAACTTTCTCATCTCCCCACCAAGATGGGGGCTGAGGGTTGGGTTTGACCCCCTCTAAGAAGAAGGGGAGGGTTGTGTCCTTATAGCCCCTCTTACGCCATTCTAAGCAGATCGCTAGGGAGTAGGCGCGGAGAAAGTCTTCGTGACCCTCCCACATGAGGACTGCGGGATGGTTTTTCCATCCGAACTTCTCGTCGGGTGACCGCTTCCTTCTCTCTAAGACTTGTAGGATAATCTTCGATTCAGAACGCTGTTTTCCTAATCTAGCGCGGTCAAGCGATTCAGCGGATTTTTTTATACTCGCATACGGCACGAAAGTTTGCATTAGGCTGTCTCCTTTGCTAAAGCCTCACGCAAACACATATATTAACAGGAGACATCCTAATGGGATTTATCGAAATACTCTTATCTTCCGCCACCTTGATGACCTACTCTCTCTTCTTTGTAGGGGCTTATAAGTCCTACAAAGACGACTCGAAGCGATAGTCTTTCTATCTAGTCTTTCTTACTAGAGATAGGGAGACTAGATAAATGAATAGCCTACGATTTAAAACATCAGCTCAGAAGAGTCAGATCCTTGAGGGTTTGGACTCTTCTGTCGTATCTAAAGCTCAGTCTATCTCTGCTGTGATTTCAGAGTTTGAGCAGAAGGTCTATAAAGAGCCCCTTACTTTCACTGTAGATAAGTATGAGGTCACTGTAGATGCAAAGGGTGACTCATCATCGCCCGACCTCTTTCTTTCTTGTACTTGCTCTTATTGGCGGTATCAAGGATGTGAGTTCCATGCACTTAAGAATGATTATCTTTTTGGTACACCTAGAGGGTCAGCAGAAGAACCCACTAAGCGCGACCCTCAAGGTAGTCATAAAGTGTGTAAGCACGTCTATGCCGTCTTGAGAGACTTCTTCTAAGAGAAAGAGAGAGAACCATGATCTACGACTACAAATGTTCTGACTGCAACACTGAGTATTCTTGCCAAGTACCTATGTCTGAGTACAAGACCCCACAGCCCTGTCCTGAGTGTGGGAAAGAAACCTTCAAGCTCTTCAAGCCGACCACGAACATGATCTTCAAGGGTGACGGTTGGTCTACTAAGAATGAGCGCATCAAGAAACAGATGAGAGCAAAGAACGCGAAGCTCGATCAACGTCAGAACGAGATGAAGAGAGACACTAATGTAGGTGGTCGGCTCGCCCCTAACGTAGATGGCGAGCGCGTGGGCTCGTGGTCAGACGCACAGAAGCTCGCTAAATCTAAGGGTAAGAACACTGATTCTTACGCCCCTATGGTCGAGAAAGAAAAGAAAGCGAAGTGACCCATGTCTAGAGGTCGATTACTACCTAGCCTTAACTATCGTTCAAAGAACGTAGTTGATATGTCCGTTAGCAACACCATTCTTAGGAACATCACAGATGTTGAGGTTCATGGCGCAAGCAACTTAAATGATGCTTTCTTGAACCCATCTCTGATGTTCTCCGTAAGGACAGGTAGAAGCTTTGTCTCTAAATCTCTCCGCCAAGCGCGGATCAGGGGTCAGGAAGATACGAAGAGGGATCAGACTCGTTTTCTTTTCAACTTCGATGACTTCGCCTCTGTCCCACAGGCGGGTCAGACGAGGACTCCCCCTGATAGCGACGTTGCTTACCTCAGACTAAGGGGTGTCTTGTCTGATGGGTCAACCACAGCGTTCGGACCTATTGTAGTCGTGCCTCCGTATGATTTCTTCGGCGTGACAGTGCCTTATTTCACTACGATTGGGAATGTGCCTGACTTAGATACTAACGGTGTGATCCCTGATGCATTAGGAGCTGGCGCGCTCAACCTCCACCTCCCTTACTTTAGCGGTACTTTTAACATTAAGAACTTTTCTCAGGCGCAGGGAGGGCAGAACATCTTTTTCTCTCTTTCTGCGGGGATGAGTCCTTCGATGTTGAGGCCGGGGGAAGAGCTTTCTCTTACAGGCGTGTCTGTGCCTGAAGTGTTCGTAGGCTCTGATGGAGGTACGCCCCTATTCTCGATTCGATGTGGGATTATCAATAGAGGCTAAATAATTCCTTTATGTGACTCCACTTTCAGACTCAGTTCTTTCCCAAAGGAGAAAATGTTATGCCACAGGTTTACTTGGTAGCTCGCAGAAAAGAAGTTCAGAATGGATCAGTTATGGTGACTGACCTTTCGCCTAACGAGAGTCAGAGGAACACCTCTATCGACCCTCCCGCATCAGGACCTATTTACGTCCGTCAGCTTGACTTGGGCTTTAGAGGCGCTTTCCGCGCTCAGCTCGCAACTGCGGCGGGTGTTATTTCTTTCGCTCGTGACTCAAAGGGTCTTGTTGCTTACCTCTTGAACAACATTCAAGTAGGTAATAACGGCCCCGCGCTTACTCTTTCTGAAGCGAGAGAGATTGCAAGCCTCATGGTTTCTGAGATTCGCACAGGTGGCGCTCTTGATCTTGTTGCGGTCGATGCGATCATCGGCGGTGTTGCTGTGGGAGCGACTCTTACTGCTAACCTCTCAACAGGTTCAGTCGAGAACCTTCTCCGTGTTTTGGCGGGCGAGACTTATCTCGTTACGGTCGGCTCTGTGGTCGAGCAAGCAGGCGCTTTCATCCCTGACGTGAACACAGACGCTCGCTTTCAGAATGACGTGCGTCACCCTGTGAACGGCGACTCTTCTTGGGCGATTTCTGCTGAAGAGGGTGCGCTTGCAGGGTTTGCGTCAGCTCAGGATGCTGATAGGGGCTTTGCGGGCGTTTTGACCGCAGACCCTATCGTCACTATCTATCTCTCAGACGGAAGTCTGTTCGCTTAATAGGAGTCTAAAATGCCTTTTATTTGTATGCCCGCTGTGACCAACAGCACCGATGAAGTACTCGTTCAGATTACTGATCTTTTCCCACACAAGTCTCAGTCAAACGCGGTTCTCACACCTCGTTTTCAAGGCCCTCGCTATTTCCGAGCTCCTTGGACGGGAGACCTCATTCAGACTGTTTCTCTTGACGCTACTTTTGTAGTCCAAAAAGAGGTGAGTGGTCTTTCTGCTTATCTCGTAGCTACCGTAGAGAACAGCAACGCGGGAGACATCGCACTTACGCCTGTTCAGGCTGACACTATCGCTCAGAGTATTCTCGATAGGGTTGCTAGCGTAGAGGCTCTCGACGCTACAGGGATCAACACAGCTATTCAGGCTGTCACAGGAGGGGCTGTCGGCATCGGTAACGGCGCTACTACTGCGACTGTTGAGCAGATCCTTCAGATTGTTTCTGAGACTCGTATCTTCACTCTCCCTACCAACACAGACGTCGGTGATGAGAATAACGGAGATGCTTTCATCCCTAACGTAGTCAATGCTTTCTTTACAATCCCTACGGGCGTGAAGGATATTTCTAGCAACGACGGTAGCTTCTTCATCTCATCTCGTCAGGGTCAAATCTCTGTTGCTCAGTCTAAGACTGACTCAGTGGGTAGTCCTACACCTGTCCTCGTTGCGTATAACAACGACGGCACACTCATCCTTCAGTAAGAATAGGAGAAAATAGACATGGCTAGTCCTGTTATTTGCATGAGGGATGTGACGATCCCTAACAACGTCTTTCAGATTGTAGACCTCTTCCCTAACCGCTCACAGCTCAACCCTGTTGTTGATCCTGTAGCGCAAGGTCCTCGTTACCTTCGTCAGCCTGTGAACACTACTCCTGTAGTGGACGGCTTGACTATCGCGAGAGAGGTGAGCGGTCTTACTGCTTACATCCTCGTCAACCAAGATGACAATGCAGACATTCTGAGCGTCACTGATGCCTCTCGTATCGCTGACCTCTACATCTCTCGCATGAGGGATGGTCTTGCGCTAGATTTGGCTACGATCAACGGTCTGATTCAGGGTGGTGGTCTAGGTGATCTCAACCTTCCTAATGTCGAGATCGAGGGTAACAACGCGAGCACCACTACTGCTGAGATCCTTTCTATTCTTAGCGGTGCGTCCTACACTGTCCCTACGGGTCACATCTTCGATGCTGATCCCGGTCTCACACTCCCTACAATCAGCTTTTTTGATACGACTGTCTTTAAGGCGATTGATGAGAGCGACTCTAGCTTTTATCTTTCTCTTGCTAGGGGAGCACTTTCTAAAGCTAAGAGTGTTAGAATCGACCCTGTTAGCGGTACAACACTTGACCCACTCGTAGTAGTCTACGATGGATCAGGTAACGTACTCTAAGAAAGGTTTAGAGCAAGGTGCTTCGTGGCTACCTTTTGAACCTCTTGCAGAAGTGAAAGTGCTAACAGCAGAAATCTTCCAAGAGGCGACAAAAACTTAGGTCCAAAAATGGTTGGCCGTAGGTTTAATATTTGGAGATTTATTGTAGGGGGTGGGTATGGTCATTCTGACAGTATTGCGTATAAGCACTCAGCCACATTCCCCGAAAACCTAGCTCACGACCACATCATTTCTTGGTCTAACGAGGGAGACGTAGTTTACGATCCATTCTTAGGGAGTGGAACTACAGCCAAGGTCGCTAAAGAAATGAATAGGAAATACATAGGGTCGGAGATTCACGAAGATTATTTTAAGATAGCACAAAAGAGAATAAATCAAACACAGGAGTATTTCTTTTGAAGATAGCTTTACAGGACAAGAAGGCGGTGAGAGCTTTCCTCGATAATAAATCTTACGATGGTCGAGTTCTCGTTTCTGATGGGGAATGTCTCACAGCGAAGTGGGGCAAGCTCCCTTTGGTCGCCAAGTGGGATAAGAAAGGGAAGCTCGTCATTATCCCCTCAGATGATCGAGGAGTCCGAAAGGCTCAAGACCTAATCTTGGAGATCAAGTCCTAATGAAGTACAAGACCTCCGACCTCTATTTCTCAGCTTATCTTAAGACCGCAGGAGTTCGGTTCATAGGCGCGGAGAGAGAAGGTCAAAAGGTTTTCTTTCTCTTTGAGAAGAGCGATATGATTAGGGATCTTAAGAGAGAGTATTTCAACAGGACTGCCAAGATCCCTGCGCTCTCTTTTGTCGATGAGATCAGGAACATGAAAAGTCTCACTTACATGACGAGGACAGACTCGTAAGTCATTTATAGTTTCTTTCTCTTAGGATATTAACTAGAGAAAGAAAAACCGTGTGGCCTATGAGAAAAATCTTACTGTCCCTAATGATCTGCTTCTATGCTTTTGACGCCCATGCTCAGGTCAACATAGAAGATACGAGAGGCGAAGCCAAGCAAGGGTTTACAGGACGCGTAGACTTAGGCTTCGAGAGACTCTCAGGAAACAACGACACCCTGTCTTATTTCTTAAAGAGTAGAACAGACTACGTTCGCTCCTACAACCACTTCTTTCTCGTCCTAGAGGGTACGAGAGGGGAGAGCCGTGACGAGCTTTTCAAAGATCAGGCTTTCGCTCACTTGAGATGGACTTCGATGTGGGGTGGTTGGGTAGGTACAGACCTGTTCGTGCAGAGTCAGTACGACTCTTTCAAGGATTTAGTCTTACGTCAGCTTGAGGGCGGTTATATTCGTTTTGTTTCTCCCTTGTTTGACGGTCAAGTGGCGCTCGGCTTAGGTGCAATGTCTGACTACGAAAAACTCAAGGATGGGGGTGGAGAGGGGTTCACTGCTAGATACACTTCTTATGCGTCTCTCTCAGAGGCGCTCATGGATAAGAAGGTCAAGATCTCCCTCACAGGCTACTATCAGCCGAAAGTGGGGCTACTCTCAGACTATCGGATCATCGCTATCGGTCAGCTTGAGGTGTCTGTGATTGGGAAGCTCTCTCTAGTGCCTACTTTCAGCTATTCTTATGACTCGCGCCCTCCTACTGATATTCAGGTGGATGACTCTGAAACAAAGCTCCTCTTGAGATATCGTTGGTAAACGCTTTATCTCTTTCTAGTAGATAAAGATTAGGAGCGCAGTATGTATAGGTATTCAGCACTTTCAGAAGAAGAGAAGAAAGAGGTCTACGACAAGTGGCATGGGCTCATCAATATGAGTCAGAAAGCCCTTGATTCGTGGGCGGAAGATGAAGACCGCCTACTCGCCTCTATCAATCGACAAGAGGCGAAAGAAGAGGGTGGGATTCAGTCAGGGTATGACTCTTTTCACCGCATCAAGCGCAGAAAGAGTAAGCCTTTCTCTGAATGGTCCGATGACGATTTTGTGAACTCTAAACAAGAGATAGGATTTAACTCCCGTATGCTAGGGGGTAAACCAGGTCAGCCCGTAGAGGAAACGGGGATGTCTAAGTGGGAAATCAGTCTTAAAAATTGGGGACATGACCCTTCACTTAAATCTAGCCCACAACATAGCAAGTGGGAATCTTGGAATGAAAAATATATCAAGAAAGAGGCGCGTATGTACCGTCGAGCAAATATGTTAAAGCAATCTTGCGTCATCGCTTTTTCTGAAGTCGGTGGGAAGAAGTTCATGTTCAAAAATAGGGACAGAAACTACGTTCCTCAGCTTAAGGTCTTCCACACCCATCGTGGAGGTGTAGAGGTCGTTTTCTTTCGGGATGAGAACACAGGTTGGCTAGAGGGCATCAACGAGTTCGGCATCGCCGTCGCGAACTCGGCGCTTATGGTTCTGTGGGATGAGAAAGAAGGATCTAAGGGGAAGAAGAAAGAAAATGGTCACTTAGGCGCTGTCGGGTCAAGAGATGCCTCTAGGATTCTCAATGCTCTCAAGTGTAGGACGTTCGAGGATGCTCTTGAATCAGCCTTAGCTTACGAGGGAGGGGTCAGGGGTCATACGATTGTTAGCGATGGCGTACAGGCTGTTTCTATAGAGCATACAGCTAAGCATGAAGCGTATATCACTGACCTCACAGGAAAGGACAAGCATCACGCGATGTCCAATCACGGTCTTAGGTATCCTGACGCGGGCTATACACTTGGCGAGAACAAGAAAAGCTCTGAAGCTCGGCTTCAGAAAGTGCTCGACCTTCTCCCTCAGATATCTTCTCCCGAAGAGCTGATTGAGAGACTCTACGCTCAGAGGTTTGAGGACTTTAACTCGCCTCGCAACGTGGTGCGTCGGACAGATAATATGTTCACGAGTTCTCAGCTCATCTATGACTTCGATAAGAGAAAGATCTCCCTCTATCTCATTCCTGAAGATTGTGAGTATCTAGGCTTCCATAAAGACTTCGATGAGCGCGGTGTGTGTTCTTTCGAGGTTAAGAGGATCAGTCACTTTGATGACGATGGTTCTTTCTCGATCCGTAAAGTAGGGGGTAATCCCGCGAGGGTCGCGAGCTTGAAGATGGCTCGTATTCCTAGCGTGGGGGAGATTAAGAGAGAGACGTGTAAGCCTCATTCAGAGGGTTGGACACGCACTAATGCTAAAGGTAAGAAAGTACCTATTAGACCTAGAAATCCTCAGAACTGCGACGTGTGGACTAAGAAAGACGTTGAGACAGCTTTCAAGAAATGGAGGGACACTCAGATCAAGGATCAGAAGTCTCACATTCTTTGGAAGAAGTATGAGGGCGCGATGGACAAAGGTTTGATTTCCCCTGTTAAAGTCGAGAACAATCTTAAAGAAATCGAAAAGGACATGAACATCAACTTTAATGCTGAGGGCGCTATTAGCCGACTCTTTGGAAAGAGGAATACTGTTGAGAATACTCTAGGTATTAATCGTAGCCCTTGGGGGGGGGACGGGGATGCTTCTAAGAAAAAGAAGCGTCAGGAGAGAGCGGATAAGAAGCGCCAAAGAAAGAAGGAAAGATCTCAGCAGAAAAAAGCCTCAGATTTAGACATCTTCGATGAGATTGCCCTTCAGCAGAAAGAGGCTTCCTTAACGATCATAGATGATATAGGGTTAGGCGACTATCTTGATGACTAGGAGTCTACCTTTATGCAGACGTTCTCTCAGAGATCGAAGAATGACCCTTCTAAGAATGATGTTTGGTATGTAGAGCGTCTACATCAGCTCTCCCAAGACCTCCCCTCACAGATGTGGAGAATCCCCCCTTCTTTCTTAGAGGGTTGGTCTTGGGGTGAAGATCACATCGCGGATCACTTGGGCGGTTGTCTCGACGCTGACCTAAGCCGACCTATTCTTATTTGGGATGGGGAGATCGTGGATGGTTGTCATCGCGTGTGTAAGGCTCTTTCTCAGGGAGATACACACATACAAGCGATTGACCTGTCTACCTTCAAACCTTATCCTGACTTACAAGAGACGGCTCAGGATTCAGGTGGTGTGAGATGGAGCTTCAAGGATGTGGTGAGCATCTTGAGGGCTCTTAAGAGTCGAGAGTACGATTTCCGTCACCCCTTAGACATATAATGCCTTTATATCACTCTCTCTTTCACACATAGGAAGAGAGGGTTTGGCGATGGCTGTCTTGTTTAAGAGAAATCAGATACTTGGTCGAGGTGACTTGGACATCTTTCTCACTAACTCAAGTGGGAACGTCTCAAATGCGTCCGAGATCACATACGCACTATACTATGTAGACCCGACACCTCCTGAAGCTGAGGTCTTAATTGGAGATCCTACGCGTATACCTGAGAACCCTTCTGTGGGGGAATACTATGCGAGTGTAAGAATACCTCCGACAGCGAGCTACGGCACTTACAGGATCAGGTGGACGTTGAAAGAGCTTGTAAACAGTCCTCCTCAGACAGTGGTTCAAGAGTTCGAGATCGTCTCGAATGACCTTACCCTCGTGGCTACGATGAACCGAGCAGAGAAAGAAATGGTAGATAAGCTCAGGCTTCTTCTGAGGGATCAGAACCCTGACAAGTATTATCACTTCAGGCCACCTGAGCATGAGTCTAGTATTGGGGCGTACAACAGGGTGTTCGGTCAGGTATGGGAGGATGCTGAGTTTCTTGAGTACCTAGAGAGGGCGTTAGACTGGTGGAATATGCAACCACCTGAGACTGAAAATCTGAGGAATCTCTCACAGCTAGTTCAGCAGAAGCCCGCGTGGAGAACGCCTATCTTACAGGGCGCGATTCAGTTCGCGGCGATGGCGCTTCAAGCCAATTGGATTGTAGACGAGTTCGACTACTCTATAGGCGGTATTTCTCTTTCTCTTGACCGATCTTCTAAATATGAAGGTCTTAAGTCAAGCGCGGAGCAGATGTGGTCTATGTCAGTAGAAGCTAAAACGAGAACAACCAAGTTCATGAGAGGTCTTTCTCAGCCGAAGTACGGCATTGGTATCAGGTCTGCGTTCGGGCCTCATGTTGGTAAGGGTGTTCTGAGTCCGAGAAACTTTCTTTGAGTGAGTAGATTGTTTATATAGTGCTCTCTTTCGTTCAGAGAAAAAGAAAGGCTCTATGATGAGAAGAACAGCTTCAGAAATCCTTAGTGATCTAGAGATTAGGATCGCTCGCCTAGAAAACCTCACTGCCTCAGAAACAGAGGCTGGTTTGGGGGGTTGGCTCAAGAGAAAAGTATTTGACGAAAGAACGGAGATTCTTCAGAAGCTTTTAGAAGATGACCAAATCGACACGGAGAGTTACCTTAACCCATACCGTAGTCTTATTTTCTGCCACCTTAAAGACGTTAAGCCCTATGTGAAGGTTGAGGAAAATGAAATGGTTTTCTGCCATCTCAGAGGTGTTAAGACATGGGGGGTGGTTGTCTTCGTCATGGGAGATCCGCGAGAAGGAAGTTACTTTGGAGCTCGCATTACCAACTCCGATGATCTTTTAAAAAACAAGTCAGGCAGAGGATCTTTGGGTGAATATTGTGAGGAGTTGGACTTGCAGTTTTGCGTTCCGAACTCAGATCAGAAAAAGTTTGAGAGGAGTGGCTTAGGTCAATTTATCTACTCACGTCGTCTTACAAACGAAGAAAAATGGGATAAGGTAATAGAAGAATCTAGGAGGAAGATTTAGGTCATCTGATCAGTCCTGTATATGGGCGGTGAGATCCTGAATCTTGAGTGAGTAGATTGTTTATAGAGTGATCTCTTTCGTTCAGAGAAAAAGAAAGGCTCTATGATGAGAAGAACAGCTTCAGAAATCCTTAGTGATCTAGAGATTAGGATCGCTCGCTTAGAAAACCTCACTGCCTCAGAAACAGAGGCAGACCTGTCAAGCGTGAAAAGATTTCTCAGAGAATCTATCTACGACCCAAGAGAACTAGACCTCGAAGAACTCGCGGAAAGTAAGTCAGTTTCTTCTTTTGAAGACTACTTTCTTGTCCCTTTATCTGAAGCAAAAAGAAAAGTAGACGTCAGACCTGACTCAGTTTTCGAGGATTATCCCGGTAATGAGTTTGTTCTCATTCGCAACGAGAGCACTCCATTGATTGGTATTAAGTACCTTGTCTCAGCAGAGACGCTTCTTTCCAACACAGGTAAAGAAGTAGTTGATGTGATGCGTAGGTTGAAGATTAAGGTCAGGGGCGTAAGTCAATCTGTTATTCGCAAGGTCGTTAGAAAAGGGCTTGGGTTGTATCTCGCAGACGAGTTCACAGCTAAGAAAGCCTCTTTCGACTACCTGAATCGTGATCTAGACAGATATGCTTTCATCCCCCCCTTTGAGGTCAACAGTGAGATTCGCACTTGGCTCAAAATGAGTCTTCGTGAGGACTTGATTGAAGAGAAGCTCATGAGGAAGTTCAAGGTAAATAGGGCGAGGGCTCAGCGTATGCTGTCTGAGTACCACAGAAACAAGTTCGCTTCACTGAGACGCTTTAGATAGTTTTTCTATCTACTCATATTTTACGATAGGTTAAGGGGGGGTTAAGTCATGCCTTTATCAGAGCAAACGGAAAAAGCACTAGATTGGACATTTAAGATCGCGACCGCGCTCGCGATCCCCGCGATTGTTTGGTCTTTCAAGCTTTCAACAGAGGTTGCTGTGCTCGCCACTAAAGTGGATAATCAGCAGAAAGAGATCGAGGAGATCAAGGGGGACATTAAGGATGCTGACGAGACTCTTAACAAAATCTTCTTTCACATCACAAAGTGATTTCTGTTGGAGCTTCACTCATGAAAAGTGCAATCATTTATTTCTCCGTCGTGGTTATCGGACTTCTCTTCGTCTCTTCAGCGCCCTCTTCGACAATACCTCAGATTGAGGTCGTCGCATCGGAAGCTCAAGAGGCTCAACGACAACTCGGCAAAATTAAGGATGGGATTTCTAGGGTCAAACAAATCTACCCTACTAGCTTCAACCAAGAGATCTCTTTCTTTGAGTCGTCGCGCTCTCCAAGATTTATATTGATGTCTCCTGAGATTCGTGATCTTAGCTCGGTACAACTTAGCGGATCTGACTCCAATCCTGTGAGTCAGGCTAAGAGTTTCAAAGAAAAGTGTCAGATTATTGAGGCACTGATCATGAAGGAGAAAGCTAAATGAGTGACGCATCTCAGACCCCCACTCAAGTCGGTTCACTTACAGAAGAAGAGCTCGCAGAGTTCACACAAGTCAGAAACCTCGCCTCACAGATGATCCAACAGCTCGGATCGCTTGAGCTCCGTAAGTCACGCTTGATCGCTGATCTTGAGGCAAACGAGCAGAAGGCTCAGACACTCTTAGCGAGTGCTCGTGAGCGCGCGGGTCTTACTGACGACACCCCTTGGCAGATTCGTGATGATGGTTCGATCTTCGCTCTTCAGACTTCCGCTGAAGATGAGAGCGCGGAGGGCTAAGAAAGAAATGGTGCGCTATGGTAGCAGGTTGGTATAAAAACAGGACAGCATATCCTCTGTCCCCGCTTTCTACGAGCGCCATTTCTCCTTATCTCAAGAATAAGATTGACCTGAGATGGGAGAGCCCCTCCGTCCGTCATGAGAATGAAGGGTGGATCATCAGGGGAGTGAACATATACAGATCATCTGCTTCTGATCTCGGTCCTTACCACAGAGTGAACCTCACTCCTGTAGGTGGGACTTTCTTTCGTGACGAGAATAAGACTTTCACTGTTCACAATGAAGTCGTTCGTAATTGGATAGCGAAAGATGATCAAGCCGAGAGAGCGTATCGCTTTCGGACGGCTAACCCCATCTCTAGCTCATCAGAGTTAGGGACTCCCTCAGTTTCTCCTAAAGATGTTCTCGTCACAATAGATGGTCAGATCGCGCCTGTTCATACAGTGCTCGGGGAGCTAGGCGAGGTGTCCCTCAGAGAGTACACCTACCCTAACCCAAAGAACTTAAGAGAAGAGTCCTTCCCTCAAGCCATTTCAGATGACTCAGAGGTGCTTGTGAGCTATGTAGCTTACGCCCTTGATCGTCGCATCCGAGTAGGCGCGGATAAGAAAGACTACTACAGGATCACCACTGTAGCTGAAGACCCCTCCACAGGCGACTTATATGAAACGCCTCTAGATCAGTGCGCCCCTTTCTCTGATAGAGAAATAGAGCGCGTTGACTATATGTGGAGAGAGGGCATCCGTAGGAACAATTGGATTCTCGATCAAGGCGGGGAAAGAGTAAAACTCTTTGTCCGTAGAGTCACAGGTGAGCCTTGTGGGTGTGGTGACTTCAATCGGGAAACTCTTATTTACGCAAAACAGCCTGACTCGCTGTGTATGATGTGCTTCGGTACAGGTATTCGCGGAGGCTACGACGGTCCATACGACATCATTATTGGACCTGATGATGGTGAGAAAGCGATCACACAAGAAAGTCAGGGTCGCAGAAAGACTCACAACTACGGTGTGTGGATTGGCCCTAGCCCTGTGGTGAATCAGCGCGATTTTGTAGTTAAACAGAACAACGACAGATACTCTATCGGCCCTGTTTCTTTCGCTTCTAACAGGGGCAACATCCTCCATCAGACTTTCAATGTCTCATACCTCGATTCAGGAGACATCAGGTACAAAGTTCCTGTAGTGGGAGTGCCTGTATCATGGGGAGACGTGAGGTACACTTACAGACCGTATAGAGACACCTACCACGCTAGGTCAGACGCTCCTTTCTTAACCTCTTCAACTCAAGCCTACCCTCTTGAGACGGACAGGAAAGATAAGCCCAATGCCTATGAGGTAAGAGGGCGCACAGGAACATGGGAAAACCATCACTCTTAAGGGAGGTGACTCATGGCTAGTAGGAAGCCCTTTGTCCTTAAAAAGAGGAACGCGCCTAGAGTTCAGATAAAGAACGAGATAGGTTCATCGAAAATGCCTGTCAAAGACAAAGACATCGTTAAGATCTTCGCTGACTCTGCTCTTTTCTACATCAAGGATGAGGCGATCAAAGCGACTTATAAGGGCGCGCCCTCGATCTTGAGAAGCTCTGACTTTCTCTCTGCGCTCACCTATGAGATTGTCGAAAACAAGAGAGGTAAGCTGAGCTTTAAGATTACTATCCCATATAACGAGAGATGGTCTTGGGTGTGTAGCTACCTTGAGAGCTCAGGGAAGCCCTTTCCTATGACTTGGCTCACTCACCCTGTTCTTAACAAGAAGCAGAACAGGAAAAGAGCTGTTGTTTCTTTCCGAGACAAGAAAACAGGGGAGATGGTAGTTCGCACCGCGCCCTTGACCACTAAGCAAGCTTGGATTCATCCAGGGATTGCGAAGGGTACATGGCTTGAGAAAGGCATAGAGAAAGGTATAAGGAGAGCCATGGTGGACGTACAGAGGCTAATAGACTTTAAGATAAGAGAAGGGTCGTTGACGAGATGATATATGTAATCAAGTGTCAGGTAGAGAATATCTTGATCCCCTCTCTTAAGATAAAGCTAAAGAAAGGCGACTCTTTTGAGTGTCCTAAGCGACTCTACGACACTAACAGAGAGATCAAGACCCTCGTCACCACAGGCGTTCTTTCCTCGCACCCAAAGTTACCCATCGTGAAAGAGTCTAAGAGCAAAGGGCTCGTGGCTAGGGTAGGTGTGCCGAAAGTACCCATCCAAGAGCCTCAGCAACAGGTGATACACAAGACAGAGGTTCACCATCACGACAGCCAAGTTGACCTCGACGATCTTGTGGGTAAACTCTTAGAGAAGCTGAGTGGCGTTCTTTCTCCTGAGATGATCGCTCAAGCAGTGGCGAGTCAGCTCCCTCAGCAACAGACTATCGTACAGCAGTCTCCTACGGCTACACAGACCTATCAAGCACAGCAGACAGAGGAGATGACTTTCATCCCCTCTAAGATTTTATCTGACGATGTGAAGTCCTCTTCGGCATCTACAGTAAACGAAACGAGCGGTGAGGACACATCCTTATCGGATGCTATGAACGCTCTAAAAGCCATGAGAAAAGCTCAGAAATAGTGGGTATAACCCACAACCGCCCCACATATAAAGAAAGGGATTCCCACCATGAGTAAAGGTGTAGGACTAGACATCGGCACAATGAACCTCGTCTCTTCGCGATTAGGTGCTAAGAAAGAAATCAAGATCCGCCGTATGCGCGATCTCTTCATCGACCTCCCCGCCACAGCTAAGAAAATGCTCAAGCTCGGCTCTGTTTCATACATCGAGTCTGACGAGCATCTTCTTGTACTCGGTGACGAGGCGATGGAGGTAGCTAATATGTTTGGTCGGGAGGGGCGCAGACCTCTGAAGGCGGGTCTTGTTTCACCTGATGAGATTGACTCACTCACAGTCTTAGGACACATGGTTAAAGACGTGCTCGGTGAGCCTAGCCATGAGGGAGAACACTGCTATTTCTCAATCCCTGCTGCTCCTGTAGACGTGCAGATGGATGTGGTCTACCATAAGGGTGTGTTTACGCGCATCGTTCAAGAGTGTGGTTACACCGCACATCCTGCAAATGAGGCGATGGCGATTGTATTTTCTGAGACAGCCAAAGAGGGCTTCTCAGGGATCGGCATTTCTTTCGGTTCGGGGATGACTAACATTGCTCTCGCTATCAACACCATTGAGGGTCTTTCATTCTCAGTGGCTCGGGGTGGTGATTGGATTGATCAAGGCGCGGCTCGATCAGTGGGTGGGACTGCTTCTAAGATGTGTGCGGTAAAGGAGAAAGGTATCGACTTGAACGACCCTAAGAATCGCGAAGAGGAGGCGATTTCTTTCTACTACAAGGCTCTCATCGAGTACGCCCTTGATAACATCGCACAGCAGTTTGTGATGAAGGGTGGTCATCTCACTCTGAATAAACCTATCCCTATTGTAGTGGGTGGGGGAACGAGTCTCGCGGGTGGATTCATGGATTTCTTCAAGGAGGTGTTTGAGACTAAGAAGAAGAGATTCCCGATTGAGATCTCTGAAGTACGTCATGCCTCCGACCCTTTCCATGCGGTGTCTAAGGGTATGCTAGTTTTAGCACAGCAAGAGTACGACGAAGATTAATATATCTTTTATATTCGTCCAGGGCTGTACGTTTTTTTTTACTTCATGGGAGAATCGTCATGAGAAGAACCGCCACATCTATCTTAAGAGAACTTCAAGTCCGAGTTGCTCGGCTTGAGAAAACATCAGGCTACACTAGTCATATGCGCCCCTATACAACTGCGGAAGAGATTGATCTTTTAGGTTTTATTGAGCGCAAGATCAAGACTAAGACAGGGTTTTCTATTATCGATAATGTTGATGTGATCAGGAGACACGTCGATTATGATTATGGAGACGACGATCAGATCTTACTTGAAATTTTAATGAGTACAGCTCAGGGTGAGGAAGAGAGCTTTCACGTCATCATAGCGGTGGATCAAGACGGAGAGCAGAATTTTGTTTATCTTTACCCTAGAAACACTGGTCGAAAAGAAGCACTGAAATACTTCGTGTCGTATTATACAGAGGGATGATGCTCTCCTCCCTAGAAACATTGGTCGAAAAGAAGCACTGAAATACTTAATGGTGGAATAGACTTTTTATCCTTTCTCGTTTCTATTACAGAAAGGAGAAAAAGATGTTTAGGTACGCATCTAGGAGAAAGCCTGATCAAGTCGTAGCTGATGCAGTTTACGACGAAGTGAGCCAAGTCTTAGCTAAGTCAAGAGAGCTTTCACAAGAGCTCTTTCGACGCAACGTAGATGAGACAGGCTTAGGGATGTATCGTGATCCCACGCAGTTCCCTCGTATGAGGGCGATTGACCGCGCTCTCTCTTCAAAGGACTACGCTGAGATCGAGAAGCACTCGGCAAAACTCTTAATCAAGATGGTCGAGGAGTTTCAAGACGAGATCTCATGGGCTTTCGGGTATATGATCCCCGCTATACACCACCTCACTAAGCTTTTAGAGAGGGAAGATGTGTATGGGGAGTCAGGTCTGAGAAAGTACAAGCTCGGATGGAACAAGTTTAAGAAAATAGCCCGATCAGATTGGGATAAAGTCGTTCCTCTCAAGATTCTTTCTAAGGATCTTCAGGAAACAGAGCGTGAAGTTGAAGGGATCAAGCTCCTCTTTGTTCGTAGCTCTAGAAACTTTCTAGCTCAGACCTCCAAGAGAGATCGAAGTATTGAGATTAACCTTGCCCAAGATTTCAACTTAGTAAGTGGTCGAAGGACTCTCAGGGCAGTCTTAGAACATGAGCTTATCCACATATTGCAGATCGACAGTGGGGGTGCTGATGTAGGCTCTCACAGTAGCTTTGATTATGGCTCAGGGTACGAGGGTCACTCTCTCGCTGAGATCGAATATGACCCACGCATTAATGACTCTTGCCACGCCGTTCAGTGTCTTATGGAAGATCATGGAAATGACTTCAACACTGCGGTTAAGAAAGTAATCGGGGAGTTGTCTCCTAGAGTCGCTGAAGAGGATATGGTGTTCATCATGGTTTCTGAGTGGTTTAAAGCCCTGAAGAAGCACGACCGCGCTAAGTACAAGAGAGCGGTTAAGGATCTCGTAGAAGACTTCACTTGATCTTTTATAGAAGCTCTTTCTTTGATTACCTAAGAGAAAGAAAGAGCTATGATAAGAAAAGCGAACGACATTGAGACTACTTTCAGGGTCTTTTTACCCGCCAAGAAGATCCGAGAGACATTGGGTCTTAAGAGAAACAAGGGCGTGTTTCTTGATGAGTACCTAGTGACTCTAAAGAACAGAGGTCAACAGACGATGGTGACTGTCGAGTCTTCTGATGGGTTCTCAGATGATGAAATGGGCGCGGCTGAAGTCCGTATGCGCTTACGAGATCACCTCGTAGATAACCTTTCTATTTCTAGGGTCGAGGGGGTTCTCGCGCTCAATCCCAAAAGCAAGTTCTTCGAGAGCGTCCTTACAGACCTTAAGAATGGAGATCCTCTTGGTGGTGGCGCGGAGGCGATTCTCTATGAGGTCGAAGATCGTATCGCGAATCCTGATCCTCAGATCGAGGCTCTCTTGGATAGTGCTCTCGCGATCCTTCCGAGAAGTTCTTTCTTAAAAGACATTAAGGCTCAGTTTGAGGGTGGTAGGGAGTTGTCTGACGCTCAGATTCAAGCAGTTCAGAACATTATTGACCCTCCTGCGAATCCCAAGATCGAGGCTCAGTCAAAGCTCATTGAGGAGGCTCTTTCTCATCAGCCTAATAGCGCATTCTTAGGTAAGCTCAAGGCTGTTCTTGACGGAGGACGTGTTCTTTCAGACGCTCAGGCTCAAGTCGTTCAGGACATCATCAACCCTCCTGCGAATCCCAAGATCGAGGCTCAGTCAAAGCTCATTGAGGAGGCTCTTTCTCATCAGCCTAATAGCGCATTCTTAGGTAAGCTCAAGGCTGTTCTTGATGGGGGGCGCACTCTTTCTCCGAAACAGCTCGCTGTTGTGAAAGACATCCTCTCAGAAAGCGAGCAACCGCAGTCAGATATGCTCTCAGACTTAGAGTCTAATGGAAGGTATCTTTCTAGAGATGATTACATGATCATCCGTAAGGCTAGGAGAAACCTCTCAGCACTCACGGAAGATGAAGCTAAGAGGCTTAGGCATCTTCTCTACAAGAACACAAACAGGCTTCAAGGGTCTTACTCTAGGGGTGAGATTCGAGCGATGCTTAAGAAAGCATCTCGTACCGCGAGCATGAAAGAGTTGTCTGACCTGAGAGCTCATTTTGAGCAGAATGTGAATATGCTCTACTCTATTGTTTCTGAGCTTGAGGCTAACCCTGTAGCCGAGCAACATTTCAGCAGTGAAATGGGTGAACTTTTAGGGAGTATGGCTCGCCTCTCTAATCACGGTCAGGGGCTAGGGAATGATCTAGAGTCGGCTATCACAAAGATCGAGATCTATCAGCAAGAGATCAGTGATGCCTTTGATGTCGTGAGAATGATTAACAATAGAGCCAAGAAACTACCCGACTTTTTCTGAAAGTCCTTGCGCCCCTCTTCTTTCTGATCAAGGATGTTGCATACGCATACGGTTTAAATATGAAAGTGCAAAACATGAAGAAAGAAAAGTGGGTGGATTTTCGATTAGACGAGGGAGAGGTCTTTAAGAAAGTAATCTTGAGTGATCTCAAAAACCACAAGTTTCAGTTTGAGGGGCATTTCCAAGTTATTTTTGAGGGCGATACCGTTCTCATCAAGGCAGTCGAGAAAGACCCTAAGACTAAGAACCCTTCCTAAGAGAGTTTTTACTCTCTTTATACTACTTTTATAGGTGACGTTTTCTAACACACCTCGATTGAGACTATAGGAGTCTATGATGAGAAGAACAGCTTCAGAAATCCTCTCTGATCTTGAAATCAGGATCGCTCACCTTGAGCGCCAAGCCCTTTACCCTTCAAAGCAGATGGACGTTGCTCCTAATAAGAAACGCCGACAGCGTGCTCCGGGTCGGTTGAGCCTCGTTGAGATGAGAAAGAATGCGAAAGACCTTCTTAGGTCTGCTCGTATGCTAGGCTTTAAAAGAGCCACTCTTGATTTTGATGATGATAATCCTGTGATTGACCTTGGCATTCGTCAGCACAAAATCTATGTGGATATGGTTGGGTATCATCTCATTTTCCCACCCGCTCGCACTCTGACCATCATGAAGTATGACGAAGTTAAGGTTCTCCTTGCTCGTAAAGCTTATGATCTCGGCCTTCGTGATGTCCCTGATGCTTCTCCTCTTCACGAGGATGCTGGCATGGAAGAGACGGGCATGGGTCAAGTAGATCTCACCACTGAGTTTAACCTCGTCCATGATCTTCTTAGCAACTATGGCTTGTTCAATGAGCGTTGGAGACGCATGGGTGACGACACTATCGTGTCAGGCACTGGAGACTACACTCTCGTCCTTAAGCAGACTCCTCAAAACATCAAGTTCACCTTCACAGGTCCTAACCTCAAGCGCGGTCAGGCTGTTGCGACTATTCGTGGTATGGTCGGCGGTATGAACCTCCATGAGCGTTTCATGAACTTTGCGGAGCGCATGGCTGACATCGAGACTGCTGTTACTAAGAGACAATCTCGTCTCCAAGCTCAGGCTATTAAGGCTCTCCGAGCTTCACGTCGCTAATCAATATAGCTGATAGCTCAACCCGACTTGTAAAGACGGGTTAAGATTAGAGTCGTACAAGACTCCGAGCATAGGCGCGAGATTGAAGTGCTTTCCGAGAATCTTCGGGTGGTAGGTAGTAAACAAACCTACGCCTAAGATTTCCTTAGAGATCACTGCATTCGCGCCTATTCTAATTTGCCCTTCCTTGAAGTTGGCAATCCCACCGCCTATGCTCATTCCTGTTCGGAAAGAAAGACTCGACCCACTCTCGAAAGTGGGGGCGAAAGAAGCTCCTAGTAAGAGTGAGAAATCAAACGTACTAAGCTTGTCGTTGAATAGGAAAGGGTTGATAGCGGGTTTATGGAAGAAAACGTCGGTTTCTTTCCCATCTCCCTCTTTAATCTCGAAGTGCTGAAGAGTCTTAAACCGACCCCTCTCGTCTCGATATCCGACATCAAAGAAAACAGCTTGGTTCTCGACAACTCCTTCCCTGTCTCTGAGTCCTACAGTAGTTACCTTGAGTCCGAGGTCTAAGCTTAGATTAAAGCTCCTTGTAAACACATTGTCTGAAAGAAAAGAAACCACAGGTCTACCATTGAGGGGGTAGTCCCACCTAATAGGAAAAGCATCGCATTTAGATGGGTTCTGCTTACACCATGACACGTCTTTTGCTTTGACACCCTTCCAATCTTTAGGGGCGGGCGTGGTTACTTTAACTTTCTGTCCGATTTGAGCGCGCCCCTTATTCAGATTTGCTCTAATGTTCCTGACTCTCGTGGAAACACTTGTCACCTGAGCGTTCGTGTCTCTTTTATATTGTTCGAGTCGGTCTTTCGTGTCTTTTGAGAGCTGACTGAGAGCTTCTTCGGTTTTCCTTTCAAGCTCCTCTTTGCTGACCATGCGAGCTTGAGCCGTACCTATCTTCTCTATTTTACTCTGAAGCTCTTGAGCCTTTCTATCGAGCTTCCCCTCAATCTGTTCGGTGATCCTGTTTTGTACTTGGTTCACTCTGTGGTTGGTGTATATCTGACTCCCAATAGAAATGGCGTAGAGCGTGAGCGCGCCGTACATGACTTTAGGGTTATGAGCTAGAATGCTTTCAATCATAAATATCTCCTTTTTCTGAGATCATGTCTTACGGGATCGAATGTGGAGGTGTGTTCCTATTAACATAGTACCACCGTGTCAGCCTATGTTTGATTACATGGGTAGTCATTAGGGGCTAGGAGGTCAACCCTCCAAATCACGTCAGAAAGCGGTTCGGTGATCTCAGATATTACTGTTCAAAGTTAAGGCTTCATTCGGTAAACCCATCATCACATCTACTGATGATAAATGGGAGCGCATGATGCATATTGCCGTTGAAGGGCTAATAGGGGTCGGGAAGTCTACTTTCGTTAAGAAGTTCTCTGAGATCACTCACTTTACGCCAAAGTATGAGAGTGTTGACGACAACCCTTTCCTCCCCCTCTTCTATGAAGACCCTAAGCGATGGGCTTACACTCTTCAGTCTTACTTTCTCTACAGGAGATACCAAGACCATACAGAGGAGGGAGATCTCATTCTTGACCGCTCTTTGTATGGGGATATCCCATTCGCAGATATGCTCCATCAAGACGGCATCATGTCTGCGAGAGAGCATGACTGTTATGTCTCTCACTACGAGATACTTGAGCCTAAGATCCCAACTTTATCGGCTTGCATCTTTCTTAACACTACTCCTCAAGTCGCGCTAGAAAGAGTCCATAAGAGAGACAGGAGCTATGAGTCAGGTCTGAGCTTGACTTACCTTGAGAACTTGAAGAGAGAGATTGAGAATATCCCTTATCGGCTCAGACCCGACACTCAGGTCATCCATGTTGATTGGAAAGATATGAGTGATGAGGAGATGACTGAGATTGTAAAACAAGTAGTCTTAAAGGTCTTTTGATGTCTCGTAGAGGTACGCGATTCTCTCTGCCATCGCTTTCTTCTGACGCTTCTTTCTTTTCTCTGCCATGCTCTTCTCGATGCCCTTAGCCACATTAGGGCGGTTCGGGAAGTAAGTGTCTTTTTCTTTCTGACAGCGCGGAGAGTTAGGGCGCTTTGAGCAGTACCTAGACCAAGCAATCGCGTAGGCTTTTCCCTTCTCATTCTTAGGGATGTCTTCTGCGGAGCTGTAGCCTTTCTGCTCTGCGTATTCTTTGACGTACCTGTCAATGGACTTAGGGTTCTCTTTTCTCTTCTTCTTAGGCTTGCCCTCGCCCATCTTCTCCGCGTTCCTTGTCGGTAGGGAGTGGGTGGAGTAGCCTCCGTAGGCTTTTCCATAGGAGTCAAAGGCTCTCTTCACCATGTACTTTTTTGTGTCCTCGACAATACCCTCGATGGTGTATCTTTCTTGAGCCCAATCTACTAGCGATCTCATGAACTCCATTTCTGCTTCATCTCCTCTGACATCTATAATCTTTTCTAGGTAAGTGAGATATGCGCGGAGGGCTTTGTTGATCTTTCTTAATTGAGATGGGTACACACCGCCCTCTCCGTTCGCGTTAAGATCCCCTGTTGGAGTGACGTATGAGTTCGTGCCTCTTATATAGAGTCTCGCATAGAGTTTCCCCGATGTGTCTTTCACCCATTTCCTATGGTTCTGATTCTCTGCGGTTAGCATGGCAGACAGGATCTCAAGATCTTCAAGAGTATGTCTCTTAGTTCTTTCCTTCTCTTTCTTTCTTTCTTCAGACTTCCAAATCTTAAACTCAGGTGAGCGTGTGAATTTAAAAGCTAAGTAATCGAAGTCATCTTTGTCGTTCAAGTCGAAGAATTTCATTCTCTTTTCTCCTGTGCGATAGTTATTCTATGTGAGGCTTATTGATAGAACATTTATGTAAGGCTTATTGATAAAACACTTATCAGCCGACTCAGTATGAGTGGACAATATTAAGAAAGAGGAGATGCGTCATGGCGAACACTGACTCAAAGCCCGCAAACGGAGCTCAAGGCTCAAGTCATATTTACGACTACAACGCCAGTCCAAACACTAGAGCCGCGATTTCTCAGAAAGTAAGACTTCTCAGCCCTGTTTACCGACCCGGAGCTGATAACAACTCTCTTCTTTATCAGTTGGGTGTTTGCTCTAGTATGAACGCTGACTTCAACAGGGGCGTAGAGGACATTCGCGGTATCGGCTTCGGTGATCAGATCGCAGAGCGCGTCCCTGGCGTCTCAGACCCCGTTGACGTTTCTATCGAGCGCACACTCTTATATCTTTCTAACGGACACCAAGCCTTCGGTTTTGCGGGCGGTGTGGACGGTCCTGTCCGTACTCTTCAGCACCACAGGTGGCCTTTCGACATCGAGCAACAGTTGGTATTCTCAACGATTGCAGATGCTGAGTCAGGTACGACAAACGAGGATCATCAGAAAGGCATCCGAGACATTGACTTCAGCGGTCAAAATGTCACGGGAGCGACTGAAGCTTATGGCGCAGAACAAAGTCATAAGGCGATCATCACCTATTTCGAGGCGTGTTGGATGACCTCTATTTCAGGTGCTAACCCTTCTGCTGACTCGTCTCTCATGACTCAGAGTATCTCGGCAGCCGCTCAAGACGTGCATGATCTCTTCTCTACTTACGGCGAGTTCTTGCCTAGTGGCAATGATCCTACTAAGGGTCAAGTGGCTACGATTAGACACAACACACTCGCAGCAGAATTTACTGCTGCTCAGTCAGGTTCTGATAGGATAGATTCTGAGAGAGTCGGTCAAGGTAATCAGGGCGGTGTCTTTCCCGTAAACTAAGATTAGCTTGGTATAACAGGGGGTAGCCGTACCCTCTCATCAAATAAACGGATAGGATTTACATCATGAATTTGTCGCAACTCAAAAAGGCTTTCTCGCCCCTTGCGGAGATCGGTAGTCTCCGTAAAGAGGTCGAAGTTTTTGGTCTTTCTCTGACTCTCAGGACGCTCAATGCAAGAGAGGATGCAGAAATCCAAAAGGCGCTAGCGATCTTAAGAGAGGATGAGGACACCACTACGATGGAGTACCTCGACCTCTTTAGGAAAGAGGCTCTGAGCCGAGCGATTGTTCGTGTTGGCGATCTTAATCTTGATCAGGAGTACATCGAGACAGGAGATCTTCTCGCTGATGGTACTTCTGTCAAGGTTAAGAAGATCGAGGCTGTTTCTGACATTCTTGATGACCTCAGTCGCGCCGTCGCCAATGAGCTTTTTACTCAACTCACTGACCTTACGAGTGAGGCTGAAGATGCTGTTTCCAAGCTTGTCCCTCAGAGGAAAGACCTTGAGGAAGAGAAGAAGGTCTTAGAGGCGCGTATCGTTGAGATTAACCAAGCTCAGAACATCGAGGAGTCAGATGAGCTCGCTCAGGGCATGACCAAGAAGGTTTCAGAGTATTCTGAGGCTCTACAGGACATGGACAAATGAGGGATGAGGGACTACTATGCCGAGGTGCGAGCTCTCATTTCTGAGGGCGTTCTTTATAGGTCTTTCACGTCGAAGGTGAACAACCTTCATGTGAAGTTAAGAAATCCCGACCCTAGAGACATAGATTGGGCGTATGAACACTCGCCCTTTGTCCCTCAAGAAAGAGAAACCGCTCTCCTCTCTCGGTGTATACACTCGATCAATGGGCGTGTGTTTGATGAGATGGGCTACTCTGTCTATTCGGTCTTAGAGGAAGTCTCCGCGCTCCCTATACCTGTTTATCGTAGGCTCTTGATCACCCTCAACTCACTGATAGGGGAGAGTCAACGAGCCTATGAGTATTTAGAGGCTTATTCTTATGAGAACGAGTCTCGCTCTATGTGGATGTCTTGGAGAGCCCGATCTGCTTTCTCAGCGCCAACAGAGAAGGAGCTGAACAGCGTACAGCTCAATTGGATCATATGGAATCAGATGGAGGACGAGAGAAAGAAAGTCCGTACTGAGTGGGAGCAAGCACTCTTAGTAACCTCTGCTATGAACGCTAAGGGCGCGAAAGAGATCAGGGGGGGTTGGGAGAACGAGGATATGAGGACGGAGGAGTATAGGGATAACCTGATGAAACAGGCTAGGGAAGGGAAGATCGACCCTGTTTATCTTAGGGAGCAGAGAAAGAAGAAAGACAACTATGATGATCTGAAAGAAGAGATGAAGAGATGGGTTTCAGGGGAAGAGGATGAGCATGACAGGGTAGTGCGCGAGTACAAGCAGTCGATGTATAAGAAGATCGAGGGTGAGAAGAAGAGAGTGGCGGAGGCTAGGGAAAGAAACATCAAGAGGATGGAGGACATCTCGACGCTCAGAAATAACTCATCTATTTCAAATCCTATTATGGGTCTGACTGATGAGGAAGTCTCTCGTATTGCGAGTAAGACTAAGACGTACAGGAGCTATGATGAACACGCCGAGAAGTTTGAGCACGTTAAAGAGCGTTACATTACGGCGCGCGAGGTCAGCCCTAATGTCTCAGTGGATGAAGAGGGCAATCTTGTCTCTGATGTCCCTCAGAAGAAGTCTCTGATGGATCAGATTTCTAATAGAACTCCTAAGTTAGATTGAGGTGATTTATGGGCTCGATGGACAACTTCGTAGACCTACAAAAAACTCTCCCGAAGACCCTAAAAGAGATCGAGAAGATCGCTAAGACTTCGGGAGCTCTCTTTGGAGATGAGCTAAAAAATGCTCAAAAGCTCAATGATGAGATTGAGCGCATATCTTCAGGTCTTAAGAGAGCTAGTAGTAAAGGTGCGTTAGGGCTTTCTAGGAACTTAGTGGGTGTTGCGGAGAGTGTGGCTGCTCAGTACGCGAACATTGTAGGGCTAGTGAAAGAAAGAAACGAGCTTGAGGCACGAGGGAATTCTCAAGCCCTCAGATACGCAGACGAGAGGCTTAAATATGAGCTGAAGAATATACAGAAGCTTGAGAGAGACGAAGCTAAGAAAGCAAGGACGGCTCTAAAAGATCTGATAAAGTACGAGAGGGTTCAAGAACGCCTCGCTCGTAATATGGACGGGACTATATTCGATCCGAAAGTAAACCCTCTCAGCAAGTCTGCTGTCACAGACATGGATGCTGTTTCTGAGTACCTAGAGGATAAGTTAGGTGGCGTAGCAGATACTTTCTCTGAGGCTCTTTCAGGGAACTTAGACAGTGTTTTCGGGTCAGCTCAAAAGTTCTTAAAAGGAAGTCAGAAGTCGCTCGGGGGCATGAGTGCTATTCTTCAGGCGAAGGGTCAGGCCAAGGGTCAAACGAGTGAGGGTTCTAGTTTACTTTCTATGTTTAGGATGGGTAAAGGTCTTGCGGGATTAACTACGACTCTTACTGTAGCCGTAGGTACGCTAGCGGGGGCTTTTGCGATCTTTAAGGGCTTACAGGCTCTCGAAGAGAACATGAAAGGCATACACAAAGAGCTCATTGACTCTTATGGTGCGACGGATCTTCTCGCAGATGGGATGACCAATGTTAGTGATACAGTCCATACGATAAGAAAAGGTCTTTCTGATGCAGGCTTCGCGAACGCCCTTGGAGTCACCCTAGAAGAAGCTAGGCAACTCGCTTATACTTTCAATGAGGTAGGTATTAACTTCGGCTCTCTTCAAGATGATGGGATGAGTCTTAAAAAGAGCCTCGAAACCATTAAAGACCTTACAATTACTTTCCAAGCCTCAGCTAAGTCTTTGGGTGTCGATTTCGGCACTCTCGTTGCATTTTCAAGCGAGTTTCGGAAAGAGCTTGGTATCTCGGTCAAAAGCGGAGTTTATATGGAGAGGATGTCTCAGGAGTTCGGGCGCATCCGTGACCTCTCTAAGCAGTCCACTCTTAACACAAAGGATTTCTTCAGTGTTGTTCAGGACTTGTCTCAGGGCATCGGGTCGATGAACATAAGAATAGGTGAAGCCGCTAATCTTTTCGTCAATCTCTCTAAGGTCTTAGGGCCTGAAGCGGCCCAAGCTTTCACCAAGGGCTTGGCGGGCGGTTTCAAAGGCGAGGGCATCCAAGAAAGGTTTAAGAGGATTATCTTGACGGGAGGCATGAAGGGAGCTTTCAAGAGGACAGCAGATCAGACTAAGAAAGACTTTTTTGCTCTTTTTAGGAGCAAGAGAACTAAGAAAATCATGGCAGAAATCGGCATAGATCGAGCCACTGATTTCTCTAAGATGAGCGACGCTGACTTAGAAAAAAAAATGGGGGAGCTTCGCAGAAAGGGTGGTGCAGAAGGTGAGGGTGCTGCTAGAAAACTTATGCAGTCAGTAAGATTATCTAGAGCAGGTAAGGGTGGTCTGAGTAATCAAGCCCTCGCGCTCGGTGATCTTGATATGTCGGGTGCGCTCTCAGCTCAGTTTAAGCAACTCTACAATGTCACGGGGGGTAAGGGCTTCAGAGATGTTACTGCGATTGAGATGGAGAAGATATCTCAGATGACTGGAAAGAGCCTCGATGAGCTAGAGCAGATGAGGTTGCTCGATATGGCTATGAGGGATGACTTCAGAGTGTTGGAGGAGATTAGAGACAACGCAAGTGACGGTATAGGTGGTTTTGACGAAGCGAATATGAAGAAAGCCATTGAAGAGGCTGGTCTTTCTGATAAGGTTAGTGTTCAAAATGGAAAAATCGTCGATAAGCAAGGGCGCGTCATAGACAACATCCAAGACTATGTTCACGCACAGGGCGCAGATCTCGACGCTCAGAAACTCGACTCTCTCACTCAAATGGATCTCCTTCAAGAAGTTGTTAATGCGACAATGACCTCCGCAGATGTTATCAACAACCACTTAGGGTCGTTATTGCAAAGCATCTTAGACCCGATACTGTCGCTTGCTTCTTGGTTTTTAAGATTTGATACAGGCCGTCAGGGAAATCTTGAGAAGGCTCAAAAGACTAGACAGGAGGTTCGGGTTGGGAGGAAAACGCTATTTCAAGAAAGAAAAAAGGAAAGAGAAAGGGCATCTAAGAGAAGACTTGAGATAGATAAAATGAAAAACCCTGAAATTAAGGAAAAGGCTATCAAGGAAGAGGAGAAAAAGAGGAAATTGGCCGAGGACGGGTTTAAGAGAAGAGAGCTTGAGCTTAAAATAAAGAAAGAGGAAGCTAAGGTATATGCGTCGAATATAGACACAGGGAGCGCAAGGGGCGAAGCTATTCATAGATTAACTGACGAGGGCGCTGATCAAGAGCTCGCAGGTCTACTTCAAAAGCATGAAGGTGGTGGTGAGTTCTTAAGGCAACAGCTCAAGCGTAAGGGTGTTTCTAACGCAGACTTCTTGGCAGTCCTAAAGGGAGGTAAAGCGGGAGATAGTGATCATCAGGAGTTCCTCGAAAAGCTGATAAAGTCTTATGGCATGAAAGCTTCAGGAGGAGATATTCAGAGAATAGCAGAACAAAGGGGGAGTCTGGGTGAGCTGGTTATGGAGGATATCAAAACCACTAGAGGCGTTAGCTTTGGAGCTTCAGACGAGGGCGCGAAGTTCTCTCAGAACTACTATGACGGTAACGTACAAGCCACTCATGCAGATAGCTTTTTCTCCCGCAGAAACTATAGCAGTACAGGAGACATAAAGCTCTCAAGTGGGAGAGTTGAAGGTGTCTCTAGTAGATTCCTTGCAGAGCAAGAGGAACTTGGTAATCTGAAAGATTATAGAAAGGAAATGCTCTCAGCAGAGGACATCCAAAAGCTCGTAGAGAATGGCAATATGACCCCGGCTGAAGCTAAACGTGCCAATGAACAGAGAGCCCAAGTCGATCTTGACATAAAGCTTAAGAGTAAAAAGCTTAAAGATATGTATTCAGAAGCTCAACTTGACGCTCTTCTTAAGCATGATCGCGATCAGTTAAAAAGGCAAGTTACGGGAGAGCTGGGTCCAGGGGGGGACTTTTCTACAGAAAGTGGTCGTAAATCATACATTAATAAACTCGACAGCGAGATAACTAAAATTTATGGGAAAGAGGGTGATTTGACTTCTCAAGAGAGCATGGATCTTGAGAGATTGACCGATCTCAGACAGCAATTTAAGAGATACTACGCCGAAGATGCCGTCTCCGCTACAGGGATGACAAAGCCCATGCTGTTCCATAACGGATACTTAATGGAAGGTCGAAGCGATGATTCGGTTGCTTTCTACAATCCTAATGCCCCCAACGCGGGGGGAGGAGGAATGGGTGGAGCTACTATCATCAACAACTATAACATCAACGGAAACAACCCTTCTGCGATGCTAGAAACCCTTAAGAGAGCTAATCAGTCTCAGGGTATGTTGATGGGCTAAGAAAGAGGTGATTCATGTCTGTTATTAAACCCTATTTCAATTCTCATTTAGATGAGTCTAACCCCGCGCTCAATAAGCGACCTGTCTACTTCGACATCATACACCCCAACGGAAGAGACTCCATGCTCCCCGATGGGATTAAGCTCGTATGTCACGTCAACCCCACTCAACTCGCTTTCTCTTATCAGAAGAAAGTAAGTCGAACTCCGACCATCGGAGGTTGGGTCGAATACTATTGGGGAGATGAGCCCTATACCATTACTCTTGATATGAGCACAGGTGGCTTTATACGGCTCTACTCGGGTCTTTCTAATACCACAGGGGCAGTCACCTCTCTTCAAGCGAATAGACCGAACACACCGACTCAGAATCGCACCTATGGCATTGATCTAGGGGGCAATCGAAGAGAGACGCTCGCCTACGACAAATACCTAGATATGCTCGCGCTCTTTCACAACAACGGCTCGATCTATGACTCAAGAGGCTACATCGCTCTACAGGGGCGTATACAGATGAATTTTGACGGTGGTCAGTGGTACGGATGGTTTCAGAGTTTCTCCGTTTCTGAGACGGCTGACTCACCCTTCACTTTCAAGCTCAACACCGTCTTTCAGGTAGAAAGAGAAGTACACGGCGTGAGGACTCAGGGAGGGTGGTTCAGATGAGAGGCACGACAAGCACCGTCCCTTATGTAGACCTACCTATGGGAGAAGACTTGATTCTCTTTCCTGAAGATAGCGAGAGTCACTACCCGATTGATTTCTCTAACCAAAATCTTAGGCAGTATTCCCCTTTCATTCTAGAGGCAGTCCCTCCGCCCACGAAGAGCGGATACCTCGTAAGAAGTTTTTCTAGTTCCACTCCTTTCTCTAGCCCCCTCAATCCGAGAGCTTCTTTCTTGCCGAGAAGTAGGCAAGACTTAGGTGGGAGTAACTCTTTCTCCCCTCGCCTCTCCTCCCTAGCTGGACCTCCTATCAACCCTAGCTCTAGCGTACAGGCGAGGTCTAGACTCAGTGAGACGATAGGGGCAGTCGCGCCCGCGTTCACAGACAGAGAGGGTCTGATTGACTTTGCCATTCAGCACAGGGCGTTAGATACACTCCCACCCATTGTGTTTATGATCAACCCTTCGAGCTTTGAAGTGTCCTACAACTCTATTCAGAGTTACCAAGATCAGACGAGATATGGGTTCGTCTTTCAGAGGTGGGGAGAAGAGCTTCCTACGATCAGTATTTCATGCTCTATTGGCGCGTTCGTGGCGGGTAACACCTCAGAAACTGGTCCCAACGGCTTAACGCATACAGCACGCAAAGACAGCGCCTCTTTCCGACACCTCATGGCGATCTTTTCTCTCTACAGAAATAACACAGCCATTGCAGATCGAATAGGGCGCTCAAGGGCTTACCACGCAATAGGTAGGCAAGCGATCCACTATGACGGACAGACATGGGAGGGGCGTATTGAGAGTATGAGCTATACTCTCGAAGAAACGAGGCAAAACGGTGGTATCTCTTTCGACCTTTCTTTCGTAGTTTACAACCACAAGTTCAATGACCCATTCGAGACACAGGTGGTTGAAAGATTAAGAAACCTCAACTCTTCCAATTAAAAATGGGATGGACAATATGGCGAACAACATCTTAGAGGGTAGGCCCTCAGCGGGCAATTGGTCACAAGATATTCTCAACAAGCATAGGAAGATCATTTCTTGGACTCCCGACTGCATCGTGCTCTTGAACGGAGACACAACAATCGCGGGCTGTCTAGAGTGTAGGAATAAGATCGACTTTCAGGCTTTCATCACATCTGTTTCTGTGAACGCGGGCGTCTCGTCAGGCGACTCTTCTTCGAGCATCGAGATGTCGATCCCTTCTCACTACGGAGACTCGATATTTAAGGATGGTGAGTTTCTTTTCTCTACAGGAGTGGAAATCAACGTCTACTACAGGGGCTTCTTTGAGGTAGAGGGCTTGAGTCCTAAAGGCGACACCTATGTCAACGGAGCAAGTAGTGAAGAATATGATCTTTCTAAGGTGGGGATGCGCCCTTACTACCCTGTCTTTCACGGTGTAGTGACGAGTGTTTCTTACAACTTCAGTGGGGGCTTTTATTCTGCAAGTCTTAGCTGTAGTGGGTTGCTTCACTTTTGGCAGAATCAAAAGATCAACACCAACGCGGCCTACCTCGCTTCTACGCCTGCTGAGTCTAGAGGTTCGATGAGGCTCGACGGACACGTCTACACGAACATGACTCCTCATCAGATTATCTATGACCTCTACAGAGACTCAGGGGGTTCCGCAGGGGATGCTGAGTGGGTGTTCAGTAAATCGAGCAATCAAAAGAGCAAGAACGCGGGAGGTAGGAGTCTCTTTTCTCAGACACTCCGCTATTGGGAGAACCGTTTCTCACAGGGGCTTTATGGTCTAAGAATGTATGGGGCTTCAGGGAGTATGTTCTCTAGCTTACAGACGGCTTTTCTAGGCGATCCCTCTAGGGGAAAGAGAAAGGGGTCTGACTTAAGAAAGATCATCAAGGGTCAGCACAACATCCATTACAATGGGAAAGTAACGAAGGGTGGGGAGCTCGGGGTGGCTCAGGCACTCGGCCTTTTCGAGAGTGATGAGAACGCTAGACTCTTAAGAGCAGCAGACCTTCTCTTCGCGGTGGAGCTTGACGACACAGGCAGAGGCGGTTTGGGGATGCTCTCTACAGAGCTCAAGGCTTTCATCACCGATATAGGCGCGCTCGGAAATGTCGAGCTTTTCTCTAGTCAGTTTGAGACTAAACAATCCATCGCAGACACAGTGGCTGAGAAAGTGGGTTACGAGTTTTATCAGGACGTGGACGGAGACTTGGTTTTCAAGCCTCCTTTCTACAACATGGACACGAGTTCAAGCCGAGTCTACCGTATTAAGAGAGAAGACATCCTCGACATTTCTTTCGAGCATCAAGAGCCTGAGTACACCTATGCGATCACGAAAGGCGGTATGTTCAGAAATACAGCGGGCTTACCTATGGAGGGAACGTGGGGAGTGAAGGGTACTTATGTGGACTACAGGCTCGTGGCTAAGTATGGTTGGAAGCCCTTAGAAATGGACACTACTTTCTTCAACACAGCGCGGAGTGCTTTCTTTGCCTCTGTGGTGGAGCTAGAGAAATCGAACACCAACGTGAATGGGTGTTCTTTAAGTATCCCTATGCGCCCTGAGCTTAAACCTGGATACCCTGTCTATGTTGAGCATATAGACTGTTTTTATTATGTGACCTCTGTTTCTCATTCTTTCTCTTTCGGCGGAGACTGTACGACAGGCTTAACCCTTACTGCGCGCAGAAAGAAGTTCCTACCCCCTGGAGATCCCGCTAAAGACGGCATAGACTCGATCAATCTCGCGAACCCTCTCTTCCCACCTAAGAGTTTGATCGCAAAGGACGACGAGGGCTTTTACAAGACAGTCGGTTTCCCTAATGTGGTGATGGCACTTGACCCTGAACATCCTGACCCCTCAGCGATTGCTTTCGGGCTTGATATGCTGAAGGGCGCGACTTCAGGTCTAGGTTCTAATACGCGCAAGATGTATCGGAATATGCTGATTAAGTATGGGCTGAGGCTCGGCGTACTTAAGCTCGCTTCAAACGACTCTAAAACTATAGGGTCGGGGGAGACGAGAGAGGTAGATGATGTCACTCTTTACAAAGGTCCTTGGGTGCTTACAACAAGTGATGGAAGAGAGCTGAAACTTAAATTCACAAAGCACACAGTTTCTAAGAAAGAGCTGAAAGACAAAGCCACAGGGAAGGTGACAAGAAAGGCATATAGTAGGACATACACAGGGCTACTTCCCGGAGAGGTCAGTCTTTCAGGGGCTTTAGGGGAGCTTAATAATGCTCGTAGAAGTGCTTCTAAGGTGAGGAAGAGGGGGCGTAAGGATGCTCGTCAAGTGAACGAGAAGATTGAGAAAGCATACCTTGAAGCGAGAGAGAAGCTAAGGGGGGATCAAGCTAAGACTGATACAAGGGCTTCGACAGTGGGTCTTGCTACGATTGTAGACTTGATTGAGGCGGTGGAGAACAAAGCGCAGACGGATGGGTCGATCCAAAAGCCAGGGAGTACGGCTTCTATTCTTACTCTTCTTTCTAACAAAAAGGCTAGCTTCAACCCGAACCAACCCGGCTATTACAGGTACTATTCGTCTTCGTCACCAAACCCTGAAGATCAAGGTCCAAGAGTGTTCAGACAGACTGAGGACGAACAGGCTTATCTTGAAGAAGAAAGAATAGATTCTACAGAGACAAACATGGTGCTCAAAGAGACTGAAGTTGGAGGTGGAAACCGAGTGCGCTTTGGAGAGGGTGCTGTGGTGAGGGGTCTTTACACGAGGACGAGGTATTCAGACAATCAGGCAGTTACAGTGCCGACTAAAGATATTCTGTTCCTTTCTTTCCAAGAGCATGGGATCAAGAGAAAAGGCACGAGACGTATCACAAAAATCAATGGCAAGATAAACGGCGCGACTTTGTATGGGCTCATTCTCTCACAGCTCGTAGTTCACTTCAGAAAAGTACTTAAAGGAAAGAACCTCACAGGGAAGAAAGCTTCGGCTTCTTTCTACAAGGGTAAGGCTAAGAAATCAGGTGATTTCAAGAGGGTGACAAAGGTAGTTAAAAAAGAGAGGGTTGTTGTGGGAGATGGTGAGATCATCGACGCATTACTTGAGTATGAGGTTGCGGAGAACACCGCGCTTCTACTCGTAAATAACCTTAAGAATGATTGGGGTGGTGTCGCCTTCGGAAAGAATGAGGTGATGAACCCCAACGAGGTTAGAAAGCTATTGAACGATGTGTACCTCAAGCTAAGAGTGCGCGTGAGTTCCAAGGGCAACATATCCTATGTTAAAAAGCCTATCACTTACTATGAAGATACTTGGAAGAGCCCTATCTTCCCTGTTTCTGACGAGAAGGGTTATGAGCTATTTGGAGCGTATCAGTACGGGAGAGGTCTGAACATAGATCAGGGAGGGGGTTTTGACCGTCTCTTAAGAAGCGATGTGACGAGACTTCTCGTAGAAGAAGAGGTTGATCAGTTTCTCAGAGCACTTCACAACAAAGTACAGGGTAAGGACAGAAAGAAGATCTTTCAAGACCTCGCCTCGACGGTCGTTAAGAGAATTGAGGCGAGCGGTGGAGAGGGTAAGGTCGCTGATGCGTATCAGCGCCTCACAGGAAATGTTTTACAGGGAGAGAACAAGGCTGAGAGTCTGAAATCAGCTCTAGCTAACGGTTTCATGGATCAGAAGAATGATCTGGTGATTGCGAACACGCCGAGACGTATTTCTGACATAAGGCCACAGTCGCGGGGTGGTGCGTCATGTGAGTGTCGAGGAGACACAAGTGACATTGAGATTTTCTTAGCTGATGAGGGTAACTTCCTCACTGTGGCCTCTAATGACCTAGACGATAACTACATCGTCAATCAGTATAAGAAAGAGATTGAAGAAAAGGCTCTTGATTGGGTTGTCCGACAGGAAAAATTAAAAGGGGGTAGCTGATGGATAAGTACAGTAAGATGACTCACTTCCCTGCGGGAGATAGTGAGAGGCTCAGAAATAGTGCGCTTAAGCAAAGCAACCCTAGTTATGGGTGGTCAGCTCTTTCTCTGTGCTTGGCGCGAGTCACGGATGTCTATCACCCTGAGCTCAGGTGTAACATTGAGGTGGTTCACGGAGAGCATCAAAGACCCAAGTATACGGGCGTTGAGATTTCAGCGGCCTCAGCGGGGTCTAGGCATTTCTTAGGGGCGATCCCACAGGTCGGCGACTACTGTATGGTAGGTTGGGTCGCCAACAGTGGGGATAAGGCAGGTAGGAAACAGCCTATTATTCTGACTTGGATGCCTAGAACTCCTTTCTACGGCCATGATTGGCTTCCTGTTCAGGACTTCACTACAGAGGAACAGGTTCTTAACAACCTGAAAGACAGACAGGCTGTTTCTCAGGTGGCGCAGAGAATAAGATTTAAGATGCGCCACATGGATCAGGGGAACATCCTCGCCTCGTCAGCTCAGGGTGCGGATCTCTTTCTTGACGAGAGTGTTTTGCTCACGAACAGGAGAGCCAACGAGATCAGACTAAGAGATCAAGACCAAGCGATTGTGATGAGGTCGCTTCAGCAGTTCCACTCGATGGCGGGAGCGCGAGTCTATTCGGGGATGGTTCAGAGAGACGCACAGCATATCCCTCAAGAGATGATTTCTGACGGCTTCAATTGGGATGGGGGTATGCAGGTTTATCTCGGGGAGGATTCAATCGGATCTCCTCAATCGAGCCCGACGTTGAACCCTTCAGAGCCGAGCACAGACCCACTCGGAAAGTTCCTTCCAAATAAGATCTTTCTTAAGGACTCAGAGGGCAAGACAGAGTTCGAGAAGGAGGGAGGCACTCTTGACCCCCATCTCAATCCTTTCTCTTTCTTCTTTGAAGCCAATCTTATTAACGAGTCAGGTCAGGTCACGGGAGCTAACTCAGGTAAACTAATCTATGGGGGCAAGTCGATTCTCCGCATGGACGAGAGAGGGAGAGACAGGAAAGCCAAGTCAGGGAAACCGATATCCTCTGCTCTTTCAGAGTATAGGGTAGAGGTATCTCACACGTCTAACGGCACGCTCCCTGTGACGGAGCAAACAGACGGCTTCGACGCTGAGCGCCTAGCGAGTGGTCTGCCTCTTGTAGAGTTTGTCTTAGGGAGTGTTGTAGGTAATGATCCTTTTGGGGTAGGTCGTCAGAGCTACGGCATCCCTCTCGGTGTTTCTTTCGCGAGCGGTCAGGGAGTTCTCGTCCCCTCTGTTACGGGAGAGGTCGGGAGTCAGTGCGCGACACTTATCAAGGTGAACCCTCTGAGTGAAGAGCTCTCTGACTCATTCGTTTCTTTCACTAAGAATGGAGCTTTGAAGGCGCAGATTTCTAGTCTTTCTACTGAAGCTCTACAGGCGAAAGTAAACGGTGGGGGAGAGGTGACTCTCGATGGCGATTTAAGGGTGAAATCTGCTCAGATTAACCTAGTGGGTGGGTCAGACAGCGGTAACTCACTAGGTGTCAACGTCACTTCTCCAAAGGGCGCGGTCAATATCTCTGCGGGGGGCTACATAACACCTAATGAGGGCGCGTCTAACCAAGATGCGAAAGAAGCTCAGATGGGCGTTAACATTGAGGCGCGCCGAGGCATCTCAATACAGTCTTCTAGTGTGGTTAAGCTCTCAGCTCCTATCGTGGATTTCACAGACGTTAAGTCTTTCAGATTCTCAAGTCAGGACTCTTTCTCATTGGCGAGCGGTAAATCGCTCACTTTAGAGACGTCGGACATGACTGAGACAGTGACAGGTAACAAGAGAGTAGTCTACGGAGGTCCTACAGACGGATTGCCAATTAAGAGTCAGGGTCTTGAGGAGACGTTTGGGTCGTCGCCCGCGACAGGATCGGTGGGCGGTACTGTCAGGAAAGAAACAGTCGCCTTTGGAGATGTGGAACAGACGAGCCTCACAGTAGGGGACAGATCAACGAGCGTTAACTTAGGAAGCATTAGTCAGTCATCTACTGTGGGGAGTGTTACTCTGAGGTCTGCGGGCAACTCAGTTGACACCTCTCCTGAGAGCGTGACGGTCAAGGCGATCTTGGGAGACGCGAGTGTTCAGTCTGCGGTAGGTAACGTGGCGATTACAGGTTCACTAGGGGTAGGCATTAGGTCAGTGGGTAAAGTGTCTTTAGAAGCACCTTCTGTAGTCTTAAATGCGGGGTCTACCGCAACGGGGGTATCAGGCGCTATCCTCTGCGCCTCTGATCTCCACCCTTTGGTGGGTAAGACGTATCAAGCACTCGGGCTCATCCCTAGAGGTCAGATATTAGCTTAAGAGATTGCCCTCAAGCTCAGTGTCCTCGGAGAACTTTTTCAAGTAGGCGAAGAAGGCTTCTCTGTTATCAAGGTATTCTTTGAAGAGAGCGTATTCGTCGCGATTCACGAGCTCGGCAGACCAATAAGTCTTAGCTGACCTTTTCTCTTTCTCTGACCTTCTGCGATCCGCTTCTTTCTTAGCTTCTTTCTGATCTTCATACACGTCATTAGAGGAGACGTAGCTCCAATGCCCATCTTTCTTATTGAGGGGCGTGACGTGGACTCCGATGCTGACCTCTTCTACTTCAGAATGGAAGACGGAGTTATCGGGTCGGATCGCCCATAGGAGATCTCCCTTTTGAGGGATGAGGTCTGAGCGGTGCGCGTTCTCTCGAATTGACTTGGCTCTAGGTGTTTCTGCTTTAAGCATCCCTGTACCCTTGATGTAGTCAGAGGGCATGAATCCTCTCTTGTCGCGCTTTGGCGTTTCGGGAGGCTCAGGAGTCTCGACTTCGGGATCTTCTTCGATGAGAGAGACTTGGGGGGGTGTCTCTGTGTCTAAGGAGAGGGTTTCTTTTTCCTTGACGTTTACAATCTTAAAATAGCCTTCTCTCACGCCGTAGTTGATGACCATCAGCCACCGCGCTGACCCCATCTTGGAGATTCCGATGGCTTGGCAGGCAAAGGACTTCCAATGGTCGATATTTTTTGCCCTAGAGCCTTTTTTCTTAGCGTCTTCCTTCATCGCTTCCACGATGGCTTCACATCCAGCTTTCTGCTCGTTCATGTTCTTTCTTTCACCATGAGTTTAAGTAATCGTGTGGGGTCATTTTGAGTATTCGATAATCGAGCTCTTTCTCTCCCCACTCCCACATAACAGGGGGGTGCATCGAGACGTATTCTTCTTGATTGAGGGACTTGATGAGATCCCTTAAGAGAAGGGCTTCAGATGTCTTTGCGGATTGGTGCTTCAGGACTTCCCCTCTACTCTGATCAAATGAGAGCGCGTAGGATCTCTTTCCGTTTAAGATAAATATCCTGAACTGCTCTGCGTTCTTCTTTCTCATAGGGCAGATGATAACGCCCCCATACAGCTTGTCTGTTCTCACGCTGAGTATGTCTTTGTCATGTAAGACTGCGATCATGACTTACCTCCTTGTGAGGGGTACATATCGTATTTAGGGAGAGGCAAGATGCTTTTCGAGTGTGCGGAGATTAAGAGGTCTATTCTCCGCACAATATGCGGAGAATGTCGTCCCTTGGTAGATCGTCTATAAGAGGGTTAGAGGAAAGACTAAGAAAGGTGCTTCCCATGAGAAGAACAGCGAAGGCTAACGTAAAGCCCATCAGACAGAGATCTCAGTTTAGCTGTGTCTCTACCTCGACGTGTATGGCTCTCAACGCGCTCGGTGTTGACTGCAACGAAGATCAGGTAAACAAGGTCATCGGCGCGCAACCTATGAAGGGTGCTCGATGGGAAGAAGTCTTAGCTTGCGCTCAGTACTTTGGGTGTCGGGCTACGCTCACCACACCTGCTACTCTTTCTCAGGTGAAAGCATGGACTGATCAGGGAAAGCCTGTCTTAATTGCGTGGAATCCCGAGGGTCGTGATTGGAGTCACGCGAGCCTGATCTTTGATGTCACAGGAGAGCGCGGTAACTACATCGTTCACGTCGCTGACCCGAACATCCCGAACCCGGATAAGACTGTTAGAGAGGTAGGGGAAGACGAGTTTTATTCTAAGTGGTTTGAGAAATGGCCTAACTACCTTGTTCGTCGGCCTGCGGTCATGCTTGATCGTGAGATCACCGAAGACGGACGTCAGGTGATGGCGAGTCTTAAGACGGCTTCTAAGAAGAAAAAGAAAAAAGACCCTAACACCATACCTAAGTTCCGCGACCCGAGCACTCAGGGTATGTTTGATGGGGGCGTGGGGTCATCAGGTAAGGGTAAGCACCACAACAGAAGTAAAGATGTGGCAAAGGGTAGATCGCGTAAGCCCAAACATAAGAAGAGCCCAAGCGGAGAGAGGTATGCAATGATTGAGCGCGTTGCATCTGCCTACATCAACAACCACTAAGAAAGACAACTAAAGCTATGAGCTACAAACATAAATTCTCACCTGATTTCTCTCGCGAGAGAAGCCCCTTTCTTACACAGCCTCTACGCATGAGGCACGACTACGGTGAGACTAAGACTTCATCATCTTCTTTCCGAGACATGGACGAAGACGATGACGGACGCCTTTCTCCCGAAGAGTGGGAGTACGCTTTCGATCAGATCGACACAGATAACTCAGGTTTCATTTCAGAAGAAGAGTGGGATAACCCTCACTTCGACGACCTCGACATTGATGGCGACGGTTTGATTTCTGAGCGCGAGTGGGAAGAGGGCTTTGATCTTCTCGATGACGACGATGACGGCTTCATTTCTGAGGGTGAGTTCTACAAGCGCACCGCGTCAGATTATGATCTCTATGAGATCGCTGAAGAGGAGGGCTTGATTGATGACCTCGCGGATCAGCTCGTAGATATGATTGAGGAAGAAGACGAGCTAGAAAGAGATCTCGATTCCCGATTTGTGAAGCAAGGAGGGGGGCATCACAGAGGCTCTTACATGAGCCTTCAGAATATCCGAGAGATGGATGACTTTCTCCGCACCCTTGAAGGTCAAGTACATGAGGGTGAGGAGCTAGAAGATTGGGTTGAGGATAAGATTTCACACGCCCACGCTCTGCTCTCTGACCTCCACCGTTACTTTCTCTTCGGAGAGGGCTACCACACTCACGAGGACTGATCATGACTACTAGAGCTAGAGAAGGCGATACGCACCCACTACAAGTGTCTTGGCTTGATGAGCTAGGTAAACCGCTGACCGTTCAGAATGTCGTCTATCAAGTGTTTTACTTTGTAGGCGCTGTGAGGACAGCCTTGACGGACGCAGACCTCCCTATGGGAGCTACTGATCAGGCTTATCGTTTCATAGCTCAGTATCAAATCCCCGAAGGGCTTGCGGGTTATACTGTATTTGTAGAATGCAAGTCTGAACTTGTGGCTGATGGGTCTGAGCTGATCCGCGACCTAGTTATACAAGTTGAAAAGCCTGTCACCGCTCAGAAGCTCTTGGCTACTTTCTGAAGGAACACCTTATGCTGATTGATTTTTCAAACCCTGTTGCTCTCTTCAGGAGATGCCTAAAGGGTAGCACTCTTCAGGTATCCTTAATTGAGGTTAACGTAGGGAGATCCGTTTGGCTCTTTCCTGACTCTCAAACTGTAGACGTGATATACGATGTGTTCGATCACTCACTGCTTGAAGATCTCTTTCTCGGTTTATATGCGGGTGCTACCTGATGGCTGTTTTGTTCAAACAACTCCAACTACTCGGTCCGAATGACTTAAGAGTATCTATAGCAGACGAGAACGGGTTTCCTTTTGACCCTTACGAGATCACGTATACTTTCTACGGTGAGACTCAAACAAGAGGAGTCTATCGCGTCGGTCTAGGAGATCGCTCTCCTGTCAGAGAGTCTGAAGGCGTCTACTATGTGGGAGAGACTCTAAGCACAGAGTTTATCCCACGTACTTACTATGTAGAGTGGGCTATTAAGAGAACCGATCTCTCTCCGAAAGAAATCATCGGCAAGAAAGAGTTCGCGGTAGTCTCTTACAGCTACAGCTCTTAATAGGTTTTTTATCTCCTCCTTGGTTTATCTATTTTCCTTACCAAAGAGGAGGACACTATGTATAGGTTATCTTCAGAAAATCTGACAGCCCTTGAAGACCGCATCGAGTATCTAGAGAAAAGAGCTTATGTTCGTCAGGCTATGGCGAAGCGCGCCTCTCAACAAATCAATAAGACTGCTGCGGGTAAGCCCTACCTCAAATCTGAGGGTCTTACACGTCAGAAAGCAAGGGAGGGGGAAGCCTCCATGCTTTACAAGATTGATAGCGAGAAGAATCAGTCTAAGTATTACGAGATGCTGATCGTTCAGAACCCTCAGAATGTCGGGGGCTACACACTCATCAAGAGGTATGGTCGTCTTGGGCCTCGTTTCCAAGAGAGACGCGATACCTTCAAGAACCTCGCGGGTGCAAAGTACGAGCTTCAACGCCTTGAGCTAAGTAAGGTTAAGAAGGGTTATATTTCTGCCTTTGGAGACTACCACCGCGCTCCAAACAACAGGAAGCTCCCTCTCGGTCAGTATCCTGTGGGTCTAGAGTCTCACGCAGGCTCGTGGGCGAACCAATCAGTCATCTCTTGCAAGCCTGTTCTTATGAAGCTTAAGAGAGCACTTGAAGAGGCTGTTCTTGACGCAGAGCAAGGTCAAGTTGGTCAAGACTTGATCGAGGATCTTGAGTCAGCCTTCGCGCTTACGTCAAAGCTTGAAGAGTCAATGGCTCAAGAGGTTCAGAAAAAACTCCGAAAGCCTCTTTCTAGACTTAAAGGTGATAATCGTCGTCTTAAGTTCGACCCCTTCAAGGTAGTGAAAGAGCTTAACTCTCTTTCTACCTACCTCACTCTACAGCTCTCTATCTGTGGTGAGAGCTGATAAGAGCTTTTCTTTCTGAGCTACTCCCACGTCTGAGAATAAGTGAGAGACATCAGCCATGACAAGGTTGGTATCTACTTGAGTGTACTCAGACAAGACCCTTAAGAGAGTCTCTTGGTTGAACTCTTTCTCAGCCTTGAGGCTCTCCATAATGTCGTGACTACAAGAGACTCGGTTAAAGGGCTCGATTTCTGAGAAGGTGTTTGGTAAGGCTTCCTCTAAGAGAGGCAAGTTTGTGCTCGCTAAGAAGTACATCTTTGCGACTCTCTTTGAAGAGGCTGTCTTTCTCATAATTCTTGCTTTCTCTTTCTACTCTTCTGTAGAGCCTTATAGATCTGAGTGAACTCTTTAGCGGAGAGCTCTCCTCTAAGAAAGTCTATGTATTCATCCTCTGAGATGTGGTTTGAAGAGAGAAGCCTCTCAGAAATGAGCTTCCCTTCAAACTCGATCCCGATCCTGTCGCAGATGCTTTCGAGCGCGTCGAGGTTTTTCTGAGTGTCCTCCCACACAACGACTTTCTTGACCTGTGGGAACTGCTTCAGGAGTTCGATTAGAGTCACTTTCTTGTAGGGTCTTGTCAGCCTACCTGTGTCGTTAAGAAAGTTCTGATCGAAATCAAGACCCTCTTGCCTCAGTAACTCAGCCACTCTGTATCTGAGAGCTCCTGTGTCGATGCGTCCTGTACACATGACTGCCCAAGTATTCAAGTCTGCTATGGACTTCTTTGCTTCCTCTACTACGCCGTTAATCCAATAGTCTGAAGAAGGGTTGTTAGGCACAAAGGGCTGACCCAATGAAGATTGGTTGGAGTGCCACTGACCATATCTTCTTTTACTCCACCACTCAGGAGCTTCAGGACTACGGAACAGAGTTCCATCGAAGTCATAGATGTGTATCTCAAGACTTTCCGCTGCTTTCTTTAAGAACTTTGTGGCGACTCTTGCTGTGATTGTTCTCATGAGTGTCCCTCTTTCTACTTTTCTCTTAACTAGGTATAAAAGTAAAACTGATCGGTATAAATGTTCATGAGTCAGTTCCGACTCATTCCCACACACCAACACCTATATCGGAGAAAAGATATGAGTAACATCTCTAATCGCCTACAGGAAATCACTACTATTCTTACTGCTGAAGAAGTCGTCTCTGACGCACAGAAGATCGACACTAAGAAGAACCGCTCAGCAGGAACTCGCGTCCGTAAGCAACTCAAGGTAGCTATGGATCAGCTCAAGGCGCTTCGGGGTGAGATTCTTGAGGCTTATAAAGAGGACTGAGCTTTAAACTCCGAAATAGGTGTCTTGAGTCCACTTAGGTTCGGGCGCGTCGCCTTTAGACCAAACCCATATCGGCTCACAGCTCGGTACGGTGGTCTTTTGCCCTCCTCTTTCTGACATACGGTAGCCTATAACACCCTCATAGGTAGCGCCTAGAGACTCCATATGTCTTAACATGGGGCTACAGATGTCGTTGCCCTTCTTATCGGCGATGTTGACAAGTATTCTCCCGCCCTCAGAAAGAACACTCCAACACTTGCTTAGAGTGGGGAGGAAGAAGCCCTCGACCCAAGAGTCTATTTCAGGGTATCGTTTCCAACTCTGAGTGTCTTCGTCACTGTATCTCTCTATGTCAAAATAGGGAGGACTTGTAAACACGAAGTCCACCTCAACACCTGTTAAGTCTGCGTCCTCTGCGGGAGCACAGATGAATCGTGTTTCCTTCCCTGTGTTACAGAAATCGACGATCTTCTGATAGGGTTCATGTAGCTTAGAGTTAGGGTCTATCCCGACATAACTATCTGCTCCGCTAGCGAGGAAACCCACGAGCCTGTCACCCCATCCTGCACTGAAGTCTAAGACTCTCTTAGCCTGAAAGAAATCATACAGGGTTTTAGAGGCTTCAGCCTTGAACTGACTCGCTGTGTATGTGTGCATCTTTAGAGCGCGCCTGAGTGTCTGCTTGTTGACTCCTCCTCTTTCGTAGATGTCCCTCTCTGAGATGCCGAAGAAACATCTTAAGAAAGAGTTCTTCTTGTCCGCACTGACCCACTCGTCGTAAGGGGAGTTACCGACAGCTCTATAAGAGCATTTAAAGCGCGCCTCTTGAGTGTACTGATCAGATATTCCTTTCCCTGTGTAGTAGCAGTCCATATAGATACTCTGACCGAGAAAGAGTGTGTCTCTTTCTGCTGCTTGTCTTGTAGCTACCCATTCCCCTTGCTTGAGTTTATTCGAGAGTGATTTCAGCTTAGAGAAATCTCTCCTCAGCTCTTTCTCTGAATACTCGAAATAGGGGTACGGTAATGAACTCAGGATGGGCGCGATATGGTCTTTTATTTCTTCCTTGGTAAAAGACTTTCTAAGCATCTCCCACTCACTAGGGAGGATGTGGAAATAACCGTTCTTAATATACTTGATCTCATCGAGAGATGTGATCTCTTTTTCGTAATCGAAAAACATCTTAAACTCCGAAATAGGTGTCTTGAGTCCACTTGGGATCAGGGGCTTCACCCTTACTCCAAACCCATATCGGCTCACAGAAAACCGCGCCTCCAACCGCGCCCATTCTGTCACCCGGCCTCTTGTTCATCCTATACCCGATAATCCCCTCATAGGTAGCGCCTAGAGACTCCATATGTCTTAACATGGGGCTACAGATGTCCTCGCCCACATCTTCTCTTGAGTGACCCTTGTCTGCGATGTTGATGGCTATCCTCCCTCCCTCAGAAAGAGCCTCCCAAGCCTTAGTGAGCGATGGGAGAAAGAAGTTATTCAGCCATAGGTCTTTCGACTTATATCGTTTCCAACTCTGAGTGTCTTCTTCACTGTACTTTTCAACGTCAAAGTAAGGGGGGCTCGTAAATACGAAGTCCACCTCAACACCCGTTAAGTCTGCGTCCTCTGCGGGATCACAGATGAATCGTGTTTCCTTCCCTGTGTCACAGAAGTCAGCGATCTTCTGATAGGGTTCGTGGAGTTCAGAGTTAGGGTCTATCCCGACATAGCTCTCAGCCCCACTCGCAAGAAAACCTACGAGCCTGTCACCCCACCCTGAGCTTAGGTCTAAGACTCTCTTAGCCTGAAAGAAATCATACAGGGTCTTAGCGCATGAGGGCTTGAACTGACTCGCCATGTAGTTGCCCAACCTCAAGCAGTCTCTCAGTTGCTTCTCGCACACACCGTTCTTAAGGGCGTCTCCTTCTGATAGACTCCACAACACTCTTAGAACGTATCTGACCTTCGACTTGCACCCTTGCCGAGTCCATTCTCTGTACGGACTCTTGTGTTCGAAGTGAGCGCATTTCATGCGAGAGAGATGCGTCTGCTGATCCGAGACTTTTAGACCATGTTGACTAGCCTGTATGTAGCACTGACGATTAAGGTATTTAAGAGTGACATTAGGGATCGTCCTCAAGCACTCCCAAGATCCCTCTTTCACACCACATGACTCGCTCTTGAGCTTTCTGAAGTCCCTGTCGAGTACAGCTTTTGTGTATGTCCTACTCGGGTAGGGGAGGTTGTGATCTTGTATAAGTTGAGAGATGTGCTCGATCACCTCTTTCTTATCGAAGCTGTTTTTAATCTCGCGCCATACATAGGAAGGTATAGAGATTTGCCCATTCTTGAGGAGACTATAGTCAGAGAGATCTGTTTTAGGCAGTTCTTTCTCGTACTCAAAAAACACAGCTTATGCCCCCAAGTTCCAAAAGAGAGTTCTATCCTTCAACTCACCCACATTCTGAGTCATCCAAACCCACGCTTTCTTGTCCCACAGACGGTTACAGGGGAACGGTGTCGCATGAGTAGGAATCTCGTCATAGAAGTCATGTTCAGATTTGTAGATTTCTACACACGAAGGCACACTCCCCATATTTGATACGAGCGCAGACTTCACGGTCTTTACACTTGAGGTGGAGATGATGATTACTTTCTTTCCCTCGTATGTGGGCTCAAACATCTGACCCGCAATGTAATCTACACCGAGAAAACTCTGAATGAGTCCAACACTCGTAACTCCACTCCCCCCTTGAATGACGAGGGTCTGATAGTCGTTCTCTTGAAAGAAAGAAGCAGATCTTTCTTTCCAAGACTTTACATAGACAGGGTGGTTGAAAGCGTCGGGGCTCATTTGCCACCCGCGCTCTTTAGCCATCTTCTTAACCTGAGCTGAGAGAACCGCCACCATATTATGTCGGAGAGGCACAAGTTCCCCTCCATATTGAGTGATCTTATCGAGCATTTCTTGAGGGTAAGACTTGGTTTTCGGATAGGCGATCTTGATGTCGTACCCGTATTCTCTCCCGAAATAAGAAAGAGCCCACCCTGTGTATGAACCTCTGATAGTTAGGTGTACGATGGGCTTTCTTTTATCGAAGCAGTCTGAGAGGAGTAGTTGGCGCACCCCCTCTAGCTTTGCCCAAGGAGGGAGGTCGAGATCTCCATTATGAAGGTCATCTCTCTTAACGTCTACCTCAGTGCTTTCTATGCGGTAAGTTTCGACAGGTGTGTGTAGGTTTAGCATAGGAAATGCGCGCTCTCTTCAAACTCAATGTCTTTAAGTATTTGATTGTAAATTGCTCTTGTGTCTTTGTATGGTGATCCTGTTAGAAGCACCCTCTGATGCAGACCTTTCAGCCCACCTTCTTTTCCCGATGTATGAAAGTTAGATATGTTGGTTTTGTGTTGGTCGAAATACTTCTTAAAGATCATGTCTTTGATGAACCACTTAGACCTTCTCTTTCCATTCAGATCGAACGTCAGATCTTCAAACCCTTTCTTAAGACAATGATCCAACATCTCCTGATTTCTGAGGGGACAGATAGTCTGAATACCCTTAGACTCAATGTAGTTAGAGATCACGACATAGTTGTGGTCAATCTGAGCTTTGCGCCCTGCAACCTTGCCTTGATATATTTCGACTCTTTCTTGATTGATCCAAGAAACGAACTCTTTCTCAGAGAGATTTCCCTTTAGCATATTGCTATACATGACAGAGTTTTTCTTATTGTTGAGGCAGTACAAGTCCTCGTAGAACCCGAGAACAAGATGGTCAGTTGAGGTGATTGAGGTCATGTAGGAGTAGGCATAGGACACCTGAGTGTCTATGCTCCGAGAAACTCTCGTTTCTCTAAGAATCTCTTTAATCTCTCTTTCGAGGTCTTTCTTTTGAGGGTTACTTGGGATCTGAGCAACCCTCAAAGGGATGCCGTAATGATGGGCGGTCTTTCTAGCGAAATCTAAGTCCTTAGAGTATTCCCCTACAATCTTGAATGTGATGAGCTCTGTAGGGGGTCTGCCTAAATCAATCATAGCGAATAAAAGCATAGAGGAGTCAACGCCACCCGAGAAAGAAAGACTCACTTCAGGGGGGAGAGCCTCTATAGTGGAGTAAAGAATACTCTTAAAATCAGCTACCCATTTCTTCATGATATCTCCTCATCAGCTCCTTGGATTTCTTAAGTTCTCCGTTTTGAGTCCTCACATGACATGAGTGAGCGAAAGAAGTCACTAACCCAAAGTCGAGACACCCGCTCTCTTTGCAGAGGAAGTCACAGAACTCTACGAGAGCCATGTAATCCGCATACCCTGACTTGGAGACAGCCTGACTCCTAAAGTTAGCTGTGAGGTTAAGTTTACCGCCTCTAGGCTTGAGGTCTATGGTGAGCAGACAGGGCATCCCTCCCATGACTTTCTTTCCGTCAGTCTGAGGGTCGTAGACTCCGATTACGATGGTCTTGGCTTGCTTGTTCTCTTTCAGTCTCTTAATCGTCTGTTCGACTTGGTTGAATCCGCCGTTCCAAGAGAACATCCGACCCCAATAGCTATTTGTCCATTTCCCCGTCTTGTTCTGCTCGTATTCTCTTAAATCGGGAAAGAGAGGGTTGGGCTTAGGCTCGATGAAAGTGACAGACTTAGCATAGTCTATTCTCTCGTCTCCGAAGACGTCTCTGAAATGGCTGTCAAAGACAGGACATACCTCAGAGGAAGTGATTTCTATCCCCATATTGAGGATCTCGTATAGGCCACCCATATTCTCTCCTTTAGAGAGGATGTCTTGAGTGGCTTTAATCCACGCTTCAGCGCAGTTTCTTTCTTGTATGTGGTGCATTAGAAAAGATACTCCTGAGTGTTTTCTAGTCTTACTTTCGACATCTTGAAGTACTCCTCATTGAAGATTTGGTTCTGCATTTCTTAAACTCCGAAGAAGTTGTCTTGTGTCCACTTAGGCTCAGGGTCAGGAGTCTTAGATCTCAAAAAAGAGTTGGGAGTTCCACTGAGGCTCAGGTGGGTTTCCTTTTGACCACACGAACATAGGCTCGCAGAAAGGCAGATCGTGTCGCTTAACCGATTTGCTAGTCTTATGGGCCATCTCATACCCTATAACACCTTCATAGGTAGCGCCTAGAGACTCCATATGTCTTAACATGGGGCTACAGATCTCTCTCTTTGCTCCCTTTGAATATATGTCAGATATGTTAATTATCATCCGACCGTTGTCTGAGAGGTTTCTCCAACAGGCGGTTAGCGTTTTAAACAGGAAGTTTTGAACCCACTCTTCAAATTCTGAGTACCTTTTCCAACTTTGAGTGCCTTCGTTGCTGTATCTCTCTAGGTCGAAATAGGGAGGGCTAGTAAACACAAAGTCGTACTCAACAGAGTTATAATCAAAATCTTCCGCAGGGCTGACGAAAGTCGAAGCTACCCTATCAGAAATAGAATCAGCGATCTTCTGATAGGGTTCATGTAGCTTAGAGTTAGGGTCTATCCCGACATAACTCTCAGCTCCGCTCGCGAGGAAGCCCACGAGTCTGTCTCCCCATCCCGCGCTGAAGTCTAAGACTCTCTTAGCTTGGAAAGTATCGTACATTGACTTAGCGATGAGAGGTTTAAACTGAGAGCAGTAATATTGACCTGACAAACCTTGCCTCAGCTTACCCTGTTCGAGATTTCCTGTGTGCATCTTGATGTTGAAGAAATACTTTAACCAATACTTTCTCTTAGCATACCAAAGATCTTTGTGGCTTTTGTATCTCGCATGAGGCGTAGATAACCTTAACGCCTCTGTGTATTGATTAGAGACTTTGCCCCCTATGTTTCTTGTCTTAGGGAATCTTATTGACTCCCCTCTGTATAAAGGAGAGATCGCCTCATCTATCCTGTGGCTCACCCAACCGCCCCGTATAACTTCAAGGTGTGTGTTTTTTAACCTATTAAAATCGGTTATGACCTCTTGATCTGTGTACTCAGTGAGTGGGAAAGGCAACTCGTCTACGATCTTACCGAGTACCTCTATAATCTCTTCTATGTCATGTTCTTTCGCAAGGGTTCTAATCTCTTTCTGTGTGAGGTATATCTCACCTTTAGAGTTGAGAAAGCTCTTTCTAGTAAGACTCATGCTTCATACTCCGAAATAAGTGTCTTGGTTCCACTTGGGCTCAGGGGCTTCGCCCTTACTCCAAACCCATATCGGCTCACAGAAGGTCTTGCCGATGTTATTCATGTTTTTGTCTATTGAGCTATCGCTCATTCGAGACATGGTTTCTAAGCAGACCTCGTTAAATATTTGGTTCTTCATTTCTTAAAGTCCAAACAAGTCTAATTGCTTAGGTAAACTCATGTTCTTCAACCAGACTGCTTCTTGGAAGCTCTGTGCCTTCAAGCCTTTCACTTCTGTAAGCGGTTCAAAGGGAAGCCAAGACGCACCTTGTTTCTCACAGACAATCACTTCTCCCTCACGTTCCTGACACCATTCTGAAAGGTGGCTGAAATCTATGTTTTTTGAGCTGTGTCTGTAATATACCCCCCCCTCTTCATAAGGAGGGTCAATGAACCAAGTAGCTTCTTGGTTATCTATTTCTTCATAAGACTTACACTCGATGTTCCAATGCCTGATCTTGTATAGGTTAGAAGAAATGAGAGTTTTCTTGTAGTTTTGAGTGTTCGGCCTGATCACCGCTTTCCACTTAGTCACTGATTTTTTTGGCTGAGTAGCACCGCCTGAAATGATGAAGCCTATTAAGTGTTTTGCTTCATCACAATCCCATTCGTAATCATCTACGCTCTCGCCTGCCTTTAAGTGAGGTAGTGATGTGATGTCTTTTGGGCTACATTTCTGTAACCACTTCCAAAGATTTACGATCAGCTCATATTTATCATAGAGTTCTATGTCTCTATCAAAGTATTTAAGAGCATATTGAGCAGTTCCTGCAAATGGCTCTATAATCTTATCTTTGGTCGGCTTCGGGTATTGACTAACAATCTTTGCTTTTGACCCATAATAACCCCACATATTAGACTCCCAAAAACGTATCTGATTTCCACTTAGGTTCGGGAGCTTCCCCTTTGCTCCAAACCCATATCGGCTCACAGAAAGTCTTGCCGATATTATCCATGTTTTTACCTGGTCTCGCTCCCATTTCGTAACCTATGACTCCCTCGTAAGTAGCCCCAAGAGATTCCATATGTCTTAACATCGGCTGACATATTTCCTCTCGCTCTCCATTCGTATAAGCGTCGGCGATATTGACGAGTACTCTCCCCCCTTCTTCAAGGCAATTCCAACACTTAGATAAAGTAGGAAATAGAAATCCATCTAGCCAAGCGTTGATTTTAGGGTATCGCTTCCAACTCTGAGTGTCTTCCTGACTGTACCTTTCGAGAGTGAAATAGGGAGGAGAGGTGAATATAAAGTCCACCTCAACACCCGTTAAATCTGCTTCCTCTGCGGGAGCGCAGATGAACCTTGTTTCTTTCCCTACGTCACAGAAATCGACAATCTTCTGATAGGGTTCGTGGAGTTTAGAGTTAGGGTCAATCCCTATATAACTCTCAGCATTACTTGCGAGGAACCCGACGAGTCTATCTCCCCATCCCGCGCTGAAGTCTAGGACTCTCTTGGCTTGAAAGGTATCATAAATGACCTTAGCTGACTCAGGTTTGAACTGACTCGCAATGTATGACCTCATACTCAGCGAAACTCTGAGACATCTTTCGTTGATGTCTCCTTCAAACATATCAGGGTTGAAGAGATAGTTGAGAAAGGACTTTCTTTCACTCTCCCACGCTCTTATAGGAGAAAGAAACCTCTGATGTCCAACCTCCATTCTTATTCTCTGTGTGAACAAATCAGACACCTTACTCCCAACCCGAGCTGACTTGGGAGTGTAGTAGCTACCTCTCCTAAATGAGAGAGGGGCTTCAGTCACCAATCGGTTGCACTCCCACTCGCTTTCAGAGAAAGAAGCTACTGAGTTCCTGAGTCGCTGAAACTCGTCAAGCACCTCCTCTTTACTGTAGTGTTGATAAGGGAAAGAAATCACTCCCTTGTTGATTAAGTCTCGGAGGCGGTTCAAGACATCTTCTTTCTCATAAGATTTGATCATGTCTTGCCAAAGCCCTTTGGGGATATAAAGGTTTCCTGACGGGCCATTTATTGTTGTCTCATCTAGGAGCTTTGGTTTTTCTTTATCATATTCAAAAAACATTACAGGGGTCTTTCCATCTCTTTTAAGTATTCTAGTTTGTCTCTCAAAGACACGTCTTTCCCTAGCAGATCCTCGCGCAATGGCTCTTGCTCTTTCACAGATACTTTCCTGATCCTTATGTCGAGTTCTTCTGAAGTAGGGTTGTGATCCTCATCATTCATATAGATATTGCCCCCATCTGTGGCCCAAACTTTTTCCCACCCCTTTGCTTTTCTTTGAGTAAAGAGAATGATCAGCCCATTCTTGTCGAGCCATTTCTTAATAATATCAATGGTTTCAGGGTCTTTGTTGAGGAACTTTCTAATATGCTTGCGGGGGATCTTACCTAGAGGACTTACGCGCCTCCATGTAAGATCTCCAAATTCTTCTTTCTTCATCTGAAAGACTCCCAATGAAGTGGATCTTCTTGCTCTCGTCTTTAATTTGATTTGGCTTAGTCACGATGAGCCTGTAGCACTCAGGGTCGATCCTGAGTTTCTGTTTGTAATTGTACCCACAGACCACAATCTCACCGCTCCTAACTAAACTTGCTATGACCATTTCTTCGCTCATATTTAGCCTCCCATCTTAAACGTACCGCCGATGTTGAGCTTGTTAGTCGGGACAGCCCACTCATCGAAAGACTTCCTCTTAGGTGTATTATCTATACCGCTCACCATGATCTGTTGAGGCGGTGTGTTTACTACTCTTCTCACCTGTTGGGGAGGAGGTTCAAGTGGCTCTTTCTCTACAGCTTTTTGTTGGGTATCTGACTCTTCTTTCTCTTCAGACTTAGGCGTCTCTATCTGTACTAGAGGAGGAGTAGAATCAGACTCAAAGATAGGCTGAGGTTTCACTTCTTCAAAGGCTACAGGAGGGGCTTTCTGAGGCACTCCCCACACTTCGATTGATCCTGTCACCTCTAGCGACTCTAGGTTGACTAACCCATCCCACCTAGAGGATTCAGACTGAGAGACGATATTAGGGTGTTTGAGAAATCGGACAGCTTGAGTAGACATTCTTTCTTCCCAAGAAGAAGATGCCCAACCCGCTCGATCACAGGTTTTATTCTTACATCTCTTGCAAAAAATGGAAGTGAACTCGACCTCAGATATCTTTTGGTCGTTACAATCTCCTAACAGGTCTTTCTTCATGTTTCTGTATCCTCTTTATCTTGGCTTTAATGTGTGCTTAACCATATCAAAGAAAGGGAGCTCAGACCATGAGAAGAACAGCTTCAGAAATCCTTTCCGACCTAGAGATCAGGGTCGCCCGACTTGAGGGTGATCACTTTGCTTCAGAAACAGAGTCAGGGTTTCTTAACCTCTTTAAAAGCTACACTAGAGAAGAAGAAGAGTCGATTGAGGGCGCGATAAAAGCGAACCTTGACGACGTTGATCGAGTCGATGTCTCTATCTCAAAAAAAGGGGGTCTCAGAATCAATCTTATCTTTCGGGGGGAGATTTTCGTTTTTAACGGAAAGGTTACTCACGACGAAACAGAGAGATTCGGAGTTTATGACTCGAAAATTAGACCCACAGGCTTGAGGTCGGGGCAGATCCCCATCACTAGGTATGAGATTGACAGAAGAGGACTTGAGAAATCAGTCGTGATCTCCACCACAAAGGGGCTTTATTCTGTTCTTTCTACTGTTATTGGGCTCACGGAGTTACTCGATTTAGAAGGGGGAGAAAGGAATAGCTCTAGAGGGAGAATCGCTCGGCTCGACAAGATGAGCGCGTACCCTGAGTTTCCTGAATACTATCAGAGATGGAACTCTGAGTCTATGTATCAAAGTAAGCCCGAGTATCAAGACACCCTTAGATCAAATGAACTCCTCAAGAGGCATGGCTTTTCTTTCTTAAAAGAAAAGAGCCATACGATTTGCTTTCAGTACAGAGGGGTCGAAGTGTATTTCAAGCTCGCTAGTCTTTCTGACTCGTCTGAAATTAAGACATTCTTAAAAGGCGCTTCAGACCTTTACGATTGGGCGGATAGCGCCCACCTCGCTGTTGACGCTGACGAGGTGACGGACATTATAGAGGAGACATACGGTAGGAAGGCAAGGAACACACTCCACAGTGACCTCGCTTACTCTTTCTTAAGGCAAGTCCTCAAAAAGAAGCTCATCTACGTTGACAATAAGCCGAAGAAAAGAAAGATGACTGATCATGAGAGACGTAAACTTAAGGAGTATATAGAAGACTCTGACAGAGAGTTTACAAGAGATAGGTATATAGGTCCTCAGAAGAAACAGTACTCCTACAACGGCGTGAGGCTTGAAGATAAATACGTCCCTATAGGTTGGAGCATCTAAGAAAACAGCGCCGTGATGTCTCTCCCCTCATACGTTACAACACCGTCCGTATTATGGGAGAGCCACATACCCAAATCGAACGCGGAGTCCTGAGAAAGCTCTTTAAGCACATAAGTCTTAGAGGGGCTTTCGGATGAAGAACCTGAGCCTTCTTCTTTCTCAGGCGAGCTTGAAGAAGGCTCATCAGCCTCACTCCCCACATAGAAAATCTTAGCGAGTGATTCAGGCACAGGAACGCGCTCCTCTCTGTACTTCTTCTCCCCCTTTTCATCAACGCCGTCAGGTACGAGCTTTTCCTTGTACCCTCGCCTTAAGTCTTTGAGGTCGTATGGCACTCCCCACGTCTTTCCGATCTCTACGTCTACAAGGAGAGGGACTTCCCATCCCTGATTGGCGATTGCTTTGTTTCTCGCCATAATCTGAGTCAGTACAGGGATAGCCTCTCCGATCACGTCTTCATGGATCTCAAAGACAATCTCGTCGTGGACTGTAAGGATCATCTTGAGCTTATCGAACCACCCTCGTTTCTTAACCTCTCTGTAGATGAGACTCATCGCGAGCTTCGTGATATCCGCGCTCGTTCCCTGAACAGGTCCATTCACCGCCTTTCTCTCCTCTTTCGAGGACTTTCTGTAATCCTCGTCGTGGATATCAGGGAGGGGCTGAACTCGTCCGAAAGCCGTCTTAACATAGCCATGTTTATGGGCGAACTTGTTCTGTTTCCCCCACCAAGAGGCGAGTGTCTTGTAAGTGCTCGTGAAAGTCTTATACTTTTCGTCCCCTTCCTTAGCAGAGCACTTGATAGTGCGCTGAACAGCTTTCCCTGTGCCTCCGTAAGAAAGGGCGAAGTTACATCCCTTTCCGTTCCCTCGCTTGTCTTTCCAATCAGGTTTTCCCTTAGCGCCCTCGCCGTAGAAAGCAACCGCAGTTACAGTGTGCAGATCACCTATGCGATCCGACCCACACACACAATAGGTTGGAGTCGGTGTGGGAATCTCATCTTCCCCCATCTCTCTAGGGTACTGTTGCCCACAGTCTGAACACTCGAAGAAAGCTTTAATCCACAGGGGCTCTTTCGAGAGGTTAGTTACGAGTCTTAGCTCTACACCTGCGTAGTCAATCGCGGTCAGCCACCACCCTTCTTCGCGCGCGACTATACAATCTCTCATGTAAGAAATGATCGCGGGCTTCTTGTCTTTGTCTTTTCCATAGGCGGGGATGCCCTGAAAAGGTACGCGACAACCGCCGTCTCTCACGATATGGGGCTTACTGTTAGTCTTACACGAAAAACGCCCTGTGTCAGCACTGAACTGATCGAACTTCGGCTTCAGCGTACCGTCAGATCCAATGTCCTCTATGAAAGGGATGAGGTATTGGCTGAGCGCCTTGACGAGAACACGGAGGTTCTTCACTTTCTTCATGAAAGGGAGTTTCTCAGAGTTTTTCTCGATGACCTCATCGAGAACTTCTCCCTTAGTGACTACTTGGCCTGACTTCTCAGAGGCGAGCAGACCATCTACTCCCAACTCTCTCAAGAGCAAACCTAGCTGTTGAGGAGAGAGAACGTCATACGTATAGGGAAACTCCACTTTCTCAGTACCAGCAGACTTACCGAGCAGAGCCACACTCTTACTGATCTTTTGAGTTGGATCAGGTGCGGTGTTTTGCGCGTATCTTCGAGCTTCCTGTACGATCACTTTGTAGTTGGCGCTCCCTCCCTCAGAGATGGCTCGGGGGTCGAAGGGCTCGATCAGACCTCTTGATCCATCGCGCATGATCTTGACGAAAGAGGGTGTGATGTCTCTCTCTAGAATCTTAGACGCGCCCTTATATACCTCTAGTAGACTCTCCCACCATAGGCGCTGACCTTCAATCGCTGACTCCATCGCTTTCTCAGGGTCAATATACACTCGGCATCGGTGCATCCATGAGGTGGCGATACAGCACATCTTTTCGAGGTTATACATCGAGTCAGAGTGCTCAGGCGCATCTTCGTATTCCTTTCTCATGATATCCCATATTCTGAGAGTACAGAGAGGATCAGCCGCCGCGTAGAGTACACAAGGTTGCCATGAAGGGTCAATGGTCGAGTAGTCTCGCTGTTCCTCTTCAGGGGGGAATAGCTCATTGAGCTCAATCATCTTCATGTCACAGAGCTTGTCTGACAGAGCCTTAAGCCCACGCCCTCCTTTTTGACGTGGGTTGAGGAGGTACTTGATGATGAGAGAGTCTTCCCATTTCTTGTGGTCATCCCACCGATCTTTCCCGAGCGAGAAGAAGCCGTTGTACTCTAAGAAAGGCGCGTCGAAAGAGATGTTGTGGAAGACAGGTCGGGCTTTCGTGGAAGGGTCGAACAGACGCCCAAACTCTCGTCCGATGATTGACCAAGGAATGTTATACTCTGAGCCTGACTTGTGTCCGATAGGAAAGTAATAAGCCTTGTCGTGAGATGGCGCGATCCCGATACCCACGATAGAGTCCATCGTGCGCCCTTCAAAGACGCGGTTGTCAAGTCCTGTAGTCTCGATGTCGCAACCGTAGACTTCAACCGCCATGCACTCGTCAATGGCTTGAGTTATGTTCTCTTTCGTGCCTAAGATTAGGTCACATTCTTTCATCCATTCGTAGGACTCTATGACAGGTCGTCTTATGTCTGCGAGAAAGTCGTCAAACATTCGCTCTCCTTATTCTTTTATGGGAGGGTGATAGGTGGAGATACATATCAGAATAAGGAGAGATCATGGGCAACTTTTGGATCAACGCTCAGGGTGGAGTGTCCCTCAAGGGAAGCAACACGAACCCACAGAACCCACCTGTACTTGATGATGAGGTCATCTTGGAGTTCCTTAAGATATACCCGTCAGCGAGAAAGGATTTCTTTCAGCTCCTCCCAACGCTCCTCCCTGAAGAGCAGTACAGGCTTGAGACGCTGATTGAGGAACACCCCTCTGTGCTGAAAACGAACAAGTATCAGCAACAGGAGGAGGATGACTTTCAGACAGGAATGAACAACCTCAGAATAAATGACCCCATGCTAGGTCAGCTTAGGGGGAAAGCGAAGCCATCGGGGGCGAAGAGTGGTTTGACAGTCAACATCAAGCCCCTCGCGCGCTGAGATACTTTCTTTATCCTCAAAGAGAGCTAGAATACCTCGATAAGAAAGAGAACCACTATCATGGACAAGTTGCCTTTAAAGAGTAAGAAGTTCCTCGCCTACCTCATCGCCGATCTCGGGTGGAAGATTCTCATGTTCTATGTGATTTGGGAGTATCAGACTAAGATCGAGCACTATGCTTTCATGGTGCTCGTTTCTATGATCGTGACTAGTGGGTTCATTCAGATAGGCTACATTTTGGGTCAGGCTGCACTCGACAAGTACACACACATCGCTGTCTCTGCTATCGACAAGGAAGCGCCCACACCTCCCCCTAAGAAACCCATTTCTCCATCAGAGCCTCTAGGTGCAATTACTGATGACGAGAAGTTCGACGGCACTCTTTAAAAGATAGGAGAAAGAAATGGGATTTCAAATACAAGCTGACGCGCTCAACGTCCGAGACGCAAAGAATCAGATCAAGCACGCTCGTAAGGCTGTTAGGGAGTTCATTAAGCTCCACGCTAAAATCAATAAGAAAGTAAACGTGGCTTCTTTCGATAAGAAGCCTAGATTCAAGAAGTACATTTCTGCTTTCTCTGAAGTCGAGAAGTACCTAGACACTTACATGGGTACTCTCGAAGAAGCTGAGGGATCTAACCGCGTCAGAAACGGCGCGCTCAACCTCCTAGTGACTCTTCTCTTTGAGGGTGAGCCTGTCACTCCTATTGAGGAGGGAAGGGTTAAGAGATACGCAGATCAAGGGTTCGAGTATAAGCTCCTCTTCGTCGAGCAGGCGTCTGTAAGAGAAAGAATCCCACAGGCAATCCGAAAGTATCTCCCGAGAAACATCGTTTTTAAACTCGACGATGCGGGTAATATTTCTCAGGTGCGTGATAGGGTAGGTAACCAAGGTAGAGATCTTCTCCATAAGCATGATCTCCTCGCTAATATGATATCCAACTATAACGATCTTGTTGATGAAGTCTTAACTGATATGAAGAGCCCTCATGAAGACCTCAGACTTAGCGCGATCTTGACTGCGATTATGATGGAGACGGGTATTAGGCCGGGATCTCAGAAAATCGGAAAGACAGTCAGAAAAGACAGTGGGGGTAATGTAGTTGAAGAGATCTCTACGTTTGGCGCTTCTTCTCTTCGCCCCTCCCACATCACTGAGTTTCGAGAGGACTTTGTTCAAATCAAGTTCGTCGGTAAGAGTGGTGTCGATAACATAGCGGAGCTCTCTAACACAGAAATCATAGAGGCTCTTACACCCTACATAGAGAAAGCCTCAGAAGAGGTAGGTTTAGGTAGTGGAGATCCTGAGTCACAGCTCCCCATCTTTAGAGGCTTAAGTGGCTTTCAATACGACTACAACTATTTAAGAAGATATGTCAAATCGAAGGTCGGTAGTTGTGGTCTTGAGCCAAGAGACTTCCGTATGCTGAAAGCCACTCGCAAGTTTTATGATCACTTTGAGGAGGAGCAAGAGGATCTCCACACAGCGATTAAGGCGCTCGTGCAGAGAGGCACAGCGGATCTTAAGAAACTCGTAGCTGATGAGGTCTCAGAGTTCTTTAATGACGCTCTTGAGAGGGCTTCTCAAGGTCTGAGTCATATGGAACGCCAAAACACGATTGACTACTATGTGAGTCCGATGATTGTCTTAAACTTCATCTCACAGGGGTATGTAGAAAGAAACATCGAGAAAGCGATCTTGCAAGGCTTCGACACGATCAGCTTCGACGTGGATAAGTTCATTGAGGTCGCTAACACAATAGGGACTCCGAGCTACCCACTAGGGCGCACAGCGGGTGAGAATCTTCTTTCTCTTATGAGTCAACTAGATGACTCTCTCGGAGAAAGAACATCAGGTGAAAACTTGCTCGAACTGATGGATATGATGGACTCTTCTCTTGGTAGTATTAACTAAACTACAGAGAAGAGGAGGAGAGTATGAGCAACATCTTCGGAGGTAAAGGTAAGGCGCTCTATGTGCCTATGTCAGAAATAGAACAGGAGTTCATTTCGAGACTCGTTGAGAGTAAAGAGATCCACGTTCTGATTCATGATTGGGGTCATGTAGACAACCCTGTCGTTTCTTTCGGAGATAAGAATCTCCATGTGGCTTTCAAGATGTTCTTTGACCGCCCCAACTTTCCTATGGCTGTTCACTTCTTTGACCTTGAGCTTAAGACCCGCTCAGGAATCAGTCTTTTTCGTCAGAAGATGAACACCGAGTATGGAGGCAACCCTCTCATGGTGATGCAGGGTCTTGAGATCGACCTTGTGTGGGATATCGCCATCAAGAATATCGACCCTAACCTGATCAAGCAACTCATGCCCCAAACCACAGGACTCACCTCTAGGCTTCAAGATAAGACTACGGGTGAGATTACAGTGCTAGGGAACATGAAACTTGATCAAAACGCGAGAAAGAAAGCTCACGACCTCCACCGCGCCGAGCAGAATCTACCCCTCATCGAAGCCAAGATGAGGGAAGAGTGGCGGTCTAAGAAGAAGATTAAATAAGTCGTCTATATCCCCTGTATCTTACTATATTAACACAGACAGGAGATGTGATGGCTAGGGAAGAAATGATAGAACGCATCGTAAGGATGAAGGTTGCTGGACGAGCCCCTTTTAAGATGCAACTCACCTATGAAGATAGGACAGACTATCGAAATAAGCCTTGGGCAAATAAACCAAGGTCACTCGGATCATCCATTACTGATATAAGAAACGAAGATGAATTCGAGAAGGCATTAAGAGAATATGTGAAAGATGTGGAGTGGGATCTCAATGAGGTTGACGAAAAGCGCATCTCCTACCTTGAAGTTTTTCGTACTAGAGATTCTTACCAAGCCAACTTTAAGTACACTCTCAGTGAGTTTAACGGTGAGGGTAGGTACGTTTTGATAGGTATAGATTCAGAGGACTTTAGCGACGAGGATCTTCTTCAGATTTTGCAATATGGCACTGTTTTTAGTCATGCCTTGAGAGAAGTTCGGTGATGGAGTATGCAGACGAGAAATGGGCTGATCCTGTAGTGGGCGTTTTGAATAGAAAGACCCCCTCTCTTGATTGGTCTGTGACTCACGTCCCTAAAAGTACATGGAGTGCTAAGAAAAAGATCCCCTACCGCAAAAATGGTCAGGTTGTTGTAGACGACACTTGGGTCATTAAATGCGAAAGAGGAGTGTGGCATATGATCCTTTCTCTTGACGAGACAATGGGCGCGGTAAAGATGAAAAAGGGGGGTATCAAACCTGTTCTTACTGTGATGGAGGTAGGGGAGTTCAAGACGATCTTTAAGAAAGTTATGGGACAGCCACATAACAAAGTAGACGCGCTCAATCCAAGAGGTTACAGCTTTACGACCGTTGATCTTCAATACAGTCTGAAGCCTTATGTGGAAGATATCGCCGAAGCCATTGTAGATAGCGCGAGTGTTCTTATGAGAACTCTGTTTTCTTTAGACGGTGTTCCGATGTTAGGAGAGGATATTTTGTCTATCCATCCTCGTGTCGATGGAGCTCTCTATGAAGCTGTAGAGAGTGGGGATGTTGTTCTTATCGACAACAACAGGTCTGTGATAGAGCATATAGGCTCTACGAAGAGAGCGAGCGCGATTAGAGTCGCGAATATGTACTTGATCTCTAGCTCTGATTTTTACACCTTAGAGATGTCTTTCTTAGACAAGAACCCTCTCAAGCCACCTTCTAAAAGACAGTATTCTGAGAAGGTCGTTTCCGTGAAAGACGAGAGGGCTCTTGATCGGGAGATCAATACTTTCATCAGAAAATACTCGCCACTGTTTATGAAGGCGTCTGAAGAACGGTTCACTCTCATCGGGGAAGATGGGAACATCCTGTTCTTTCGATATGATTTCCCTAGTGTGTCAGGGAGGTCATATCAAGAGGCACACATCAGAGTGACCTCGAAACAGGTCAGTGACGTGGAAACCCTGAAAGATATCTTATATCACGGGACGATTCTTAGTCACGCGATTGATGCTCAGAGCTAATGATTCAGGTGTTAAAGCGATAGTGGGGGTAGCGAATAGGGTCAAACTTCAATGACTGATAGATTCTCTTCGCTCTGCTCATATTCTTTGTGATGTCAATGATCTCGTCTTCGCCCTCACCGAAGCCGACCCATATTACTGCGTAGTAGTCCTCGACTGAAACGAGGGTAACGCCGTCTTTTCTTTGGTTAAGAGTCGTCGGGTATTGCCACCCAACCCACTCGGTGTATTCGTCGTTGATGCGGTCAAGAAGCTCTTCTGTAGTGCCGTCACTTATACCTCTTGATGCTGTCCTTTCTAAACGTGCGAGTCGCCTGTCGAGGTCACTGAGAATTTCGGATGCTGTTCTTTTCATGTTCTTTCTCCCATAGCTGTTGACATAGATAAGGATGTAGAAAGAAAACTCAAGTGCGCTCGTACTTGATGATCTCGTCAACAAGCCCGAGCTCCAAGCATTTCTCAGGGTTCATCCAAAGATCTCTCTTTAAGAGTTGCTTGAGCTGTTTCTTCTTCATCTTGGTGTGCTTGAGGTAAATAGATTCAAGCATCTCCATGAGAGAGTCCATGCTTTCTTTCTCGTCATTCAAGTTTTCGTAAGTCCCCCACACACCTGTCGAGACTTGATGGATTAGCATGAAGCTGTGTTCGGTGATGTACCTGTGCGCGCCCACGCTAGAAAGAATAGTAGCGGCTGAAGCCGCTCTTCCCTCGACGTAGGTGGATACAGGAATTTGAGAGTTAAGGATATGGCTCGCTCCTGCGAGACCACTGAAAGCGCACCCTCCACCTGAGTTGATGTGGAGGTGGATAGTGGGCGCGCTCGACATCTCTAGCTCACTGATGAGAGAGATAATCTGATTGTTCAGGCTCTTGATCGCAATACCAAGCTCCATCATCGCTTTCGGAGTGATGTCTTGGTAGAGGTAGATGTTGTTATCTGCGACCGTCAAGTCTCCGTAGTACTCAGAGTTATTGCTCAACTTGCCTGAGCTGTTTTGTGGTTGGTTAGGGTAGACCCTACGATTAGACGGGCTTAAAGCTCTCATGTCTTGATCCTTTCTCTGACTACATAATAGCCTTCTTTCCACGCAGAAAGAAGGACTCGAACTGAGGGGGGTAACTCCCTAGAAATAGCGAAGCACTCAGGTGTCTTTTTCGAGGCAGACGAACACACTGATTTCTTAAATGAGGTACACCCTTTCGCGTCGGCGCACTCTCTCTCAAGAGGGGATCTCTTCAGGCATCCTCTAGGGTCGCGCAGACCCTCTTTCATTAGGGGCGTAGAGTCGCCCTGTAGTGCTCTCTCTATTGACTCGGGAGACACCTCATCAATGAATCGAGCCCACTCGGTGTCTTTCAGCTCTAAGAAAGATCCCCAAGAACCCCCTTCATGGGTGGGCATAATCCGAGCTACTTTAGGATTCGCCCAATGAGGGTCTGTGAACTTCGTGAAGATGAGTCCGTCTCGCCTGTAGATCATTAGTGATACGTCTCTTTCATTTCCTCTAGTGCTCTCACTGAGGCTTGACAGAGCATCTCGTTAAAGACTCTTTCTGAGCTAATATGAGTTACTACATCTTCAGAGGGAGCGCCCACGATCCCCACGATATTTCTGTCCCCCTCTTCGCTCTCATAAAGAACGACTTTGAGGTGGGGTATGATCTCATCTATCCCGATGCGTTTCCCTAAGCTGATCCACACTTTAAGGAGATCAGAAGGGGACTGCGCTTGCTCTGCAACTAGGGTTAAGGATGCGTAAAAGATTTCGGCTATGTCTAGGTCATTTTCGTCAGCACTCATCGTCTTGCCTTTGGGGTATTTGTCGGAGGAGTTTCCTCCAATGATCGGGTGATTGATGATCTAGCGAACAGATCAAATCATACCCTTCCCAAAGTCTTAGCATGGTACTTAAATCGAGGGTTCGTTCTCTAGTGAGAAAAAAGAGTTTAGACCCAACTCTCCTCTCCATCTCAGCGCGATTGTCTAAGGGCGCTTCAGCCTCTCTCTCAGCTCGCTCGAATGGGTCTTCTTTCTTCTTGTAGACCCATTCAGAAAGGCCGTATTTTTTTTCTATTAGAGAACAGGCTTTTGAGAACTCCGCGCCCTCTTTCTCCATGACGAGAGCGATGCTGTCTCTAGGTCTACCACAGGCGAAGCAGAAGAAAGAGTTAGACTCAGGGTAGGCTCTCGCGCTCGGAGCATTATCTGATCCGTCTCCATGAAGATCACAGCGGAACTGCTGTTCTCCCCCTCCCTCATAGACATCGTAGCCGTAGTCGGAAAGAACCTTTAAGATTGAGATTTCTTCCTTGATGCGCTCGGCTCGCTTGCTCACTGTTCTCTATCCTTAATCGCAGATGAAATAGAAGAGGGCAGAGAGGATGTAGTTACGGATCGCTGTGACCCACTCTTCAGGCGTGGTTGGGTTGAAGATCGCCTTGACCACCTCATCGACTTGCTTTGAGTTCTTAGGGAGGTGTGGGGCGGTATCCTTAAGTGCCTTAGCCTGAGCCACGACGTAGGCGCGGAAGTTAGCGTATACAAGACGAAGAGATTCAAGTCTGAACTCCTCGTCTGTTGAGTAGAGGAAGTGTTCTGCACAAGGCTTCTTTGTCGAGAGTATAACTCCATTACCGCCACAGATACAGTCAATGGGAGTCCTTGTGGTCTTTCTCAGCTCTTCAAATGTCATGTTCACCTCTTTTTTGAGTGTGTGTTAAAGTAAGACTTACACTCCATATAGTATTTGATTGAGGTAGAACAAAATAAGCGCATAAAGACAGAACACACCCACTTTCTTGAGTGGGTCATACTCAGTGGGGCGTTTGGGTTGTGTCGCGATGATTGTTAAGAAAGAAGCGACGAGCATACACTCTTCAGGGTTCATTCAATCCACCAATCATCTAGCCCCCCATAGGGGATAAGATCATAGATTTCATCGGGGATGTTTCCTACACAATCGTAGTCGAACCACTCCCCTGAAACTCTCCATTCTCTGAGTCTCTCGTGGATATTTCTTTCTCGCCACCCTAACCCTTCGAGAGAGGCGATGAGTCTGAGCTCTTTCGCGTTCCCTGTCTGTAAAGACTGTAGTCGTCTTTTAGGGTTTTTTGACCGGCCGATCTTAATGCGACCTGTTCCTCTCGCCTGCACAAAGTAAAGGCAGTCTCCTTTTCTTTCCAACTTGCTCTTTCTTTGCAATTCTAAGATTTTTTTGTAGATCTGATCAGAGTCCATTTTCTTTCCATTACACGACGTCATCTAAAGGGTCTGCTTTAGCTTTACCGCCTGACTTGGAAGACGACCCCATATTAAAGTTTAGAGGTGTGTTCAGAATACGACCAACAGGCCAAGACACCTGAGCCTCGAAAGCCTCGAAAGGAGCTTGGTCGCGAGACTTCAGACACTGATACTTAATCATGCTCTTCTCACGCATATCATCACCGAACCAACCCGCGATTACCACGTCAGCAGAGCGTTCAGCTTCGTTAGCGTAGGAAAGGTGAGTGAGGTTGTAAGTGCCGTTGTTCTTTTCAGCCGCTTTGAAGCCCTCGCGGTTAATCTGAAAGAGGCACAGGATAGGGACACCCTGACCACGATTAAAGCCCATAGCGGTTTTCTTGAGGTCGCGTATCACCTCATTGAGTCGCTCTGTAGTAGAGTTGACCCACCGCCTACTCGACATTAAGAGAGCGTGGTCTACTACGACCAATTTGATGGGGTGTTTCTGAGAGATGGCTTCTGCCTTAGTCCTCATGTCCTCGACAGTGAAATCGAGGCTGTCAGGATCAGCGACCTCAAAGAAGATCGAGCCGTAAGTGCCATTCTCCATGTTCTCTTTCAGGTCTTGAACGACCTCTTTCAGAAAAGCCTCTTCATCTTGACTGAGCTTCGCTTCACGCATCTTGATAGGGTCGAGTCCCACATCAGGGTTAGCGTGCTTTTGGATGTCGAGAGCCATTCTCTTAGCGCGGAACTTAGGGTGCATACTGTGAAAGCAATAGATCATCCTACGACATTGGGAGTAGTGCATTTCAAGAGAGAAATAGATCGTGCTCGTGCCTCCATAGACGCTCTGATTGTAGACCCAATTAAGTGCTGACCTAGACTTCATGTGTCCTGTGAAGCCCGCGATGATGTAAAGTTCTTTCCTCTTAAAGCCTCCGAGAGCGTTGTCGATTACTTCAAGTCCTGTTTTTGGTAAGACTTCTACTTTAGTGTCCTTTACTTTCTGATACTCCTCCCAAAACTCATCTCCATCACCGAGCGCCTCGCCTCCAATGCGCGATCCGAACGTAGGTGTCATCACTCCATGTAGTTGCTGAAATATGTACTTCCCCGCGTCACGCGCTCCCTTAAGAATACGCTTTTTCTTTCCCTCTTTGATCTCGATCCCATTTCGAGTGATTTCTTTCACCTGAGCCATTGTCTCACTCAGGGAAATAACCCTCGCGTCCTCTACTTGCTTCTCAATTAAGAAGATGAAGTCTCCACGATAAGCGGGATCGACAGAGGCGAGGGAACGGATTCGGTCAGCTTCATCGTATTGATTATTTGAGTCGAAAAACTGAATGGCGGTGTTCTGCACAGGTAGGTGAGAGTGCTGAGAAACGAAGTCTTTGATGTACTCATAGATCGTCACGTCAGTTGGGAGATCGAACCTTAAGATAGACTCCCTGAGCGCAGAGTAGTTTTGGAGCATCGCTTTAGCGTCGTCGCCAATGCGGGGGTCAGGTAATATGCTTCTAAGAATCTTCATAGTTTCATCGTCTTATGTCGGGCTTGAGGGAGTCCTTGAGCGGTGTTGGAGCTTACGTCCTGAACAGTAAGTCCTCCACCCTTTCTCTGAATAGGCTTTGTTGCTTTAGCTGTACCCATGAGAGGTACTTGCTCCCAACCATCAAGCGCGTCATCCACAGCCCTAGACCATGAAATATGACCTTCTTCTAAGGGCTTATCTGTTTCTTCCACAACCCAAGTTGGCTTACCTAAGTGTTGTCTCAGCTCAATCGTCTCAGCGAGTACTTCAGGCATCGCGCTATTTCTAGCTGTCTTAACGCCAAGTCGAATGATGAGGAGAGTAGGTGACTCAGCCAAGTCTTCTAAGCTCGCCACTCTCAGCTCACGGATGTAGTCGGGGTCGATCACATCCTTGTCAGAGCGCGCGAGGTTTGAGAGCCAAGCAGAAATAAGAGTTGCGTCAGAAACTACTTTTACGAACTCTTCAGGTCGGGCGTGGTGTGCGAGAGCTGATCTGAGGTGGATCATCAGATCAGCCTTGTTCGCCGTGACTACGATGTTCTCGCGAATCTTTCCTTTGAGTAAACTGCTTCTCTTAACAGGTACGATTTCGAGCCCTCCCCAAGCCTTTCTCGCTTGGACGCTCAGGGCTCTCTTAAGCACGCATGAACAAGGGACGGCTTGAGGCATCCCATAATGCCCCTCGTCCACTTGGACATAACCGTGTCCGTGACACTTCTTGCAGACCGCCATGACCTCTCCTTTCATCTCTGTGGTAAGTATGTCTTACCCATATCAGAATAAGCGGAGGTCAGAGCAGTTTTTCTACAGGCTTCTAGCGTCCTCCAAAAGACCATCAAAGAGGTCGGCTACCTCCGATTGTCCCATCTCTACAACGGACTCTCCATCTGTCTCAGACTTAAGTCTCTTTCCGAGCACAGACTCGATGAGGTTCATCTTGACCCCTAGTGTTTTCATCACGCGATCATCAATCGTCTTGGGGGCGCAGATGTGGTAGGAAAAGACCCTATCGTGGATAGACCCGATACGGATCATGCGACCAATAATCTGAAGGTAGTCACCCGCGCTCCAAGGGGTGTCGTAGAACACAACAGCCTTTGCAAGCTGTAAGTTGACACCCTCAGCGGCGGCCATTGTGATGAGACACACTCTCGTCTCATTCTCAGGGTCTTGAAATGCTTTCTGACTCGCCACGCGCTGATCGCCGTTCTCCGCCCCTGTGATTCGACAGGTCTTGATCTTTCTGCCCTCTAGCTCAGCTTCAAGAATATCAACCATCGACCTGAAGCGCGAGAACACGATTACTTTCTCGCCGTCCAACTCATTCTCTAGGAGGTCGATCAGAGTGTCGAGCTTCCCACTGTCTCCATCACAGTTAACGAGAGAGGGGTGATTGACTATTTGCTGACAGATGGTGACTGCTGTGAGCTTCGTCACTTCTCTTTCTATCACCTCACCTGTTTCGGGGTCGATGACCTCTAAGAGTCCCTGTAGCGCCTCCTCATATTTCGCTTTCTGAGCTTTCGAGAGGGGGCATGGGATTGTCTTAGTCGTGAGAGGGGGTAGCTCCTGAGCCACTTCGTGCTTGGGACGCCCAATGAAATAGGGGTCGATGACCTCTCGAAAAGCCTCGATGTCTCTCTTTCTGTGGCCTACGACGATCTTAATGCGTCGCCTACCGCCAGGGAGGGTCTGATCGCGGGTGATGCAGTATTCTCTCATAAAGTGAGTCTTAGTCGTGAAGAGGTGAGGGACAGTGACCTTATAGATCGCCCACGCCTCCATGAGCCTGTTCTTGATGATAGTCGCAGAAAGACTCCAAACGCGCTCCGCAGATCCCGCTAGGTGCTTACATACCTGATGGACTTGAGATGAGTCATTCTTAAAAGCGGTAGCCTCATCAAAGATCATCACATGACCGTTCATGTGCTGTAGGTGTTGGAAGTCCATGACAGCGGTACGGTAGCCCATCACAAGAGCTTTCGGTCCGTCTGAGTAGCTCTGAAACTCCTCGTGAATCTTAGCTCTCTTTTTCTTTGTGCCGAGACACTTGAATATCTTCACACCATTAGTGAATCGAGCAAACTCTGATTCCCACTGCCCCACGGCACTCTTGGTGGTGCAGATGAGGGCGGGGATTTCGGGCTTCTTCTCCCACAAGTAAGAAAGAGCTGATATCGTCTGCAAGGTCTTGCCTAGACCTGTATCATCACCGAGAACGAATCGGGGCATGGCGAGGAGATGGAGAATCCCCTGTATCTGATACTGCCTCAAAGTGAGTGGAGCGCCGTTATCAAGGGTAGTCTTGAGAATCGTTGAGGGGGGTGCTTTGAGATCTTCTTTCGTCCTGATCTTTCTTAGTTTCTCGATGGTGGAGAGTAGCTTTTCACTTTCCATCGTCTGTCCTTTCTCTGCGCGTGGTTGTGGTTACGCGCATTATATATCAGAAAAAAGATGGTGTTCAGGTGAAGAATAGCCTCAACAGCTCTCTGTACCTCATGCGGTGGATCAATCCGATGTTTCTGAGGAGCGCGTATTCTCTGATGTGGAGATCCACGAACTCTAAGCCACCGCCTCTTAAGAGTAGCTTCGCCATTGCTGTCGGTGACCAAAACCTGTAGACCCACAGAATCGCGTTTCTGAGAAGAGTGTTGACCTCCACTGACTGACCAAGAGTGAGTTGAACCTTATCCCGGCTGAAAGGCACTCGGCTTCCTCCATAAGTCCGTTCTTTCTCCGCGTATATCCTCCCAAGAGTAATAAACTCTAAAGAGATTCTTCGGGTATCTCTAGGAAGCCTGTAGCCGTTCTTAAACTTTCTCATCGCGATGGTTCTGACGAGAGGGTCTTGGGTCTTACTCAGAATTTTCACGACTTCTCGGATGGCGACTTGACATAGCTTAGCCATCGTCGCGTGTGTGTCTCTAAACTCTCTACTTCGTGTGCTCATGATCTCTGCCCCTTAGTCGGTTATTTTCTTATGGGGATAGATAGAAAACCTATCAGAGAAAGGAAAGTGACTTTATGAAGTGCTTAAAACCGTTTTTCTTCGAGAATTCTAAGATTCCCGTATGGCTATCAAAGTTTGCCCCTATTGAAATCAGCGCGATCACTCTCTTCTGTTTCGTGTTTTCTAGGGGCACGCTCAGTGAGGAAACCAAGAGGCATGAGACGATTCACTTTCAGCAGTATCTTGAGACTTTCGTAGTTGGCTTCCTACTGATTTACTTGTTCGACTATCTGTGGAGCGCGATCGTCAGAAAGAAGGGTTTCACCCGCGACTCTTACCTTGCCATCAGGTTTGAGCAAGAGGCTTGGGAATGTGACAAGTTCATCAACTACCTAGACACGAGAAAGAGGTATTCTTGGATGAGTTACCCTCTTGGTGGGTTAGACTCTTCAGAGAAAGATCAGGATCGCTAGGTTGGGGAGGTTTTCTATGAAGAGAAACCCCTCAAAGATGGACATCTTTATTCAGATGAGTAGACACGATAAGGATCGAGTCTCTCTTGACGGTAAATCTTTGTTCTTTCTAGGTTATCCTTACGATGCTTATAGGATGCTCAAGAATATGTACCCTGAGTATAGTGTGGACTACCTATCAAGCTCTTTACTTATTGTTCGAGGGGATGGTTTCTCTCATCGGTTAATACTTGATGAGTTTCTCCCTGAGATGTATGAGATTAAGTGATTAATCTTTTATAGTCATCTTTCTTTATTGACGGCCCCTTGAACGGAGAAAGAACATGAGAAGAACAGCTTCAGAAATAGTCAACTACCTTGAGATGAGAGTAGCAAGCCTCGAAAAGCAGGCGATCTTCGGTCTTTTTAAGGGTCGAGAAGAGGTAACTCTTGAGAGCGAGCAAAAACTTCTAGAGAGCCACGTCAAAGCGACAAGAGGTGTTTCTGATGTTTCTATCGACTTATCTGACAAGAAGAAGATAACGATGGACGTAAGATTTCATGGAGTTCATTTCCATTTCGTAGGGAAGTGTATACAAGACTTAGAGAGGGTCTACGACGGATATTACAAAAGCGCGAACCCTTCGCTGTTCTTAATGCAGAGAGCAAGGTCTACGGGAAGATCCCCAAGTTTAGGTGGTGGGAGACGTATGGGAGGCATTGGGAATATATATAGTTTCCAACATGGCGACACTCGCTTTTCTCTCCACACAGATTCAGGAGAGATCTATCGTAAGAATAACAACGAGATCTACGAGAAGCTCAAGGCGCTACTCTCTAAGAATTCAGGGTCTCTTGAGAAGAGAGCGGGGGGAGGTATTGGTTTCTTCTCTATGCTCATTCTTATGCAGAGAGAGTTAGATAGAGAAGATGATATTTACGTCACCTCAGAAGAGTTGGAAACCGCTTTAAAAGACTATCTTTCTCTACATGGCTTACCTATACAGACTAAATTTGAGAAGGTAGATCTCGACCTGTACAGAGATCCCGATGGTTTAGAGCTTACTTTTGAGGCTGATGGTAGATACTTTTATACAGAGCTAAGTTGGAATGAAGAGGGTCGATACGAAACACGGGATATAGAGCCCTCTTTTAAGAAAGGCAAAGTGAGAGAGCTTAAATGAGGTTCTTGCCTCTGCACCATTTAGACTGTTCCTCTGTCCAGTATAACCTAGCCTTACCTCGCTTCTTCTTAAGAGCTAACTCTGCTTTCATAGCTTCAGATCTGTTAGCGTATGTGCCATAGGTACACATGAGCTTCCAAGGTCTATGCTTTGATGTATATTTACCCCCACCTCTTATTTCTCCGTTGTGTTGTCTCAGTCTACGGCTAACATCTGTAGTACACCCAACGTAGAAGAATCCCTCAGTAGGCTTTCCACTTGCTGTCTTTCGAGGTTGCTGACTCTGAATGACATATACGACCCATTCGTTCATGTTAGATCCTTTATACTTAACTGTTTTTAACTATATCAGAAAAGACATTTCTTTAGGGGGGGGGTGTTAGATGAGCGCATCAAGAAGAGTCGCTTCAAGATACCTGAAAGCACTTAAAAAATCAGAGAGCGAGACAGTCTTTGACCTTATCGACAAAAAGTTTAAAGATTGGGAGGACTGTTTCAAGCCTACAGGAAACATTGTTCAGTACACCACAGTGAAGGGATGGTCTTACCTTTCAGAGAAAGAAAGAGCTGATCCTCTAAACAAAGCTAGATATGATTTCGCTCTCAAGTTATTTGAGGGCTTCAACGAAGCGGTTCAGAAAGACATCTCCAAGCAGGTTGTTGAGAACTTATCTAAGCCTAATCTCGGGCTACCTGAAGACGTCTTTTCTGATAACAAGCTCAACCTGACTCTCCAAGAGACTTCTGAAGAGTCCTTAAAAGCTTTAGCGAGTGAGGTTAGTCGTAGCTTTAAGACTGATGGTTTTCAGAGGGGTGCGTTGAAGCAGTTTTGGGACGCATCTATCGGCGACGAGTTTCTAAGAAGAACTCCGAAGATGCTCGGAGATATTCTGTCTCTTAAGGTCTTGAAGTCAAAGAAAAAAGATGAGAATCCTGAAGTCAGGCAGATGGTTAGAAATTGCTCTCTTAATTGGACTATGACTACGGTTCTCCCCCTGTTAGGTTGGGGCGCTGGAGCTCAAGGGGGGGTTGCTTCTGTTAATGCGGTTGCGGGGTTAGCGACCACCAATATCTTAACTGCTTTAGGTGCTACAGGTGTGGTTGCTACAGTGGGGTCTACCGCAGTTGCTTTTGGGGCGGGGATGGTTTTCTACAAGAAAGCACTACATCAGCTCTCAAGCAAAAGGAGAGAAAGTGCCTCTAACTTCGACAGCCTAGCTTCAGATATATACTCAGGCTATCAAACTCCCGAAGGGGTGGAGGCTGAGTACAGTAAAAAGCTACAGTCTGTCTTAGAAGACAAATCTCTTTCTCCAAAAGACGCGAGAGAAAAGATATGTGGGCTTTATTCTGACTTTCAAGAAAACGCAAGACCCTCGATAGATAAGGGTCTAAAACAGTTAGGTTATGAGGGTCACTCAGAGGCGTATACTCCGATGAAGAAGTTTCAGAGTTTCTTTAACTCCCTGAAGCTCGGTTCAGAAGATAAGTTACCTACTTTCGTAATGTTGGCGCGGATGAAACACTTCTATGACGTTCAAGACATGATTTTAGAAGAGTTAGAGAAAGACCCTGTGGGGATAGGTAATGAGATGAGGTCTTACTTAAGCGGAGAGAAAGAAATAGACCAAGAGCTAGTAGATGCCCTTAGCTTAAGTAAGAAAAGCTCAAAGACCTCTTCAGCAAGTAGGGTTCTCGATAAGTCGTTAATGAAGCCATATAAGAAAACGATCCCCCATTCAGAAAGAGAGCTAGAAATGGATCAAAGACATTTGAAGAGACAGGTTGTCCGTCAGGTTATGCAGAGAAGAGCGAGTCAGAACTCTTACGAGGGTCAGATCAGAACCGCTGCTATGTACTATCAGGCGGGCGCGAAAGACTCACTTAAGGCGATGCTTCTTAAGTATGTCGTGAACCCTATCGACAAGTTCCGCAGACATCTCGACCTTTTCACGATGCCTGTAGATGACCTCATGGATGACGTGATTGAGGCGATTGCCCCTGAAGTCGCGGAGAAGATGCTTGAGGCAGAGGTTGACGCAGACTTTGAAGAGTTTGAACAGGGTGCAAAGCTCCGTAACCAAGAGCGCGCCATGTCTCGCGGAGGCTATGTAGATGAGCTCGATCCTCCTAGCGATAAGAGCCCTGAGTTTATTGAGGGTTATGTGTGGGGAGACACTAACCAACTCCCTGTACCTCCATCAGTTAAGAAGAAGTTGGTTGAGGAGGCTGCTCAGGAGCACAGTAAGAAAGTTATTGAGAGAGCCCTCAAGAAAGCATGGCATACGATCAACCCCATCGAGATCATCAAACACGCCTTTGAGATCATTAAGAAATACGGTTGGGATGCAGATGCAGATAAACAGTGGTATATCAAGTGGCCTATGCGCGTATTCAAGGTTGTTCTCATGGCAATCGCGGTGGCGTTTGTGGAGGTTCTTGAGCACTACCTCTTGCCTTATGTCTTAGTTAAGCTGACAGGCATTGAGGCGCTTTGGGCGACTGCTTCTATCCCTCTTCTTGAGATCATCACACCTATCATTATCGCGTACTTCAAGGGCGCGAAAGACGATGTGGTCGATGAGCCAGGTCACCTCGATTGGTATGAGGAGAACTACGGTGAGATCGAAGAGGTTCTAGATGATAACGTGTTCGGAAAGAATGCCTCTTACGCCTACTAAGTCTTAGGTGGCGCGATGGGCTGAGGGGGCTTTATTTCTTTCCTGAACAGGTGGTTGATCGGCTTCCTATCTTTAGGGTGTAGAGGCAGAGAGAGAACACTTGATTTCTCGAACCACCTCCATTCAGAGTGTTCTTCGTTGAGCGTGGGTGCGAAAAAGTAGTCCACGTCAGCTAGAAAGAGCGTGTAGCCTCTTGTGTCTATGTGGTCATAGACCCTAAAAGGGGGCGTCTCTCCTATCTCTTCATTCATTTCTCTGAGAGCGGTCTGATAGCGAGACTCTCCCATCTCTGAGCTTCCGCCAGGACAGTTCCAATATCCTCCCCATTGGTCGTTTCTTCTATTTCTCTTGAGGAGGAGAACCCTCCCATCTTTCTGTAATAAGACTCCTGCGCCCATATCTGTACTCCTTTTATGTGTTCGACTGCACTGTAAAGACTACCATATAAGGAGTTCAGAGGATGACATCTCGAAGACCTATAAAACCGCCCCTACTTTTTAATAATCTTGGAGACAGAACAAGGTGTGACGGGCCTGATTTAATCAGGGAAAGGATCAGAACAGTCTACGGACCTGAGATTACAGAGTCTGAAATAGACGGTATGTTTGTTGTTCACTCAAGAAACTATGATCTTCAAAGAAAGTACGAAAACCTTGTATACGCCAATCAGAATTTGACCCACCGCTATTTCCATAGATTAGACAACCATCCCTATGAGGGGGATACGGTAGAGATTACTCTTGAGTTGACGTCGCACTCTCAAGCCCGAATGGATTCACGCTGTGTTCCAAAAGAAGAGCTTATAAAAGCTATTCAGAATTACCTTGACGGCCTCGCCGAACTTTGGAACTCAGGTGATAAGAGCGAATACAAGGAGAGAGCGAGGCACTTTCTAGAGGGTTCGCGAGCAAAAAATGATGGTATTTTTTACCGAAGTGAAAGAGAAGAAAGAATGGAGTTCAGACTACCTGTGGTGGGAGGCGGGGTGGTATCATACGAAGGCTATAAACTACCTGCTCAATCAATAACTTTAAAAGTCCCTAGTCTTGTTAATACGTCAGGAAAAGGTTCTGCGGGGCGCTTAACTAGAGGGGAGATCAAGGTTAAGAAGTGTATTAATAAGTTAGAGGATCTTAACTTCATAGTTAACACCCCATCTAACCAAAGAAGAGCTTCTTTCGGAGGTCCTTACACTGTAGTTGTCCCAAGTATGGGAGATTGGTTGCCCCGAGCTAGAGGGCAGGTTAAAACCCTTTCTATTTCTGTCAATCTGAACGGGAAAGAACGAGAGATTGGGGACATCAAGGGAGGGAACTTGAGAAGATCTCTCAAGCCATTCACTTTAGCTCTCCAAACTTGGGTTAGGTTGAACTTGAGAGATAAAGCGCAGAGTGATGACCCTGAATATGTCAGGAACGCGGAAGCCTTCTACAAAAATGGATTTACCATCACTGACTCGGAAGGCGTCTCTTACACTCTCAGCCCTAGTCGTGGATTCAAACCCTTAAGAGGATCTTTCAGAGGCTTCAACAGAGTGTACTTTTCAGCAGACACTATGTATGGCTCTCCTAATACCATAGAAGCAGAGCTTGTTCTTTCTGACATCAGCGCGGGGGCTTCTTCAGAGCTTTCAAATCAGAGGAAGATTAACAGGGTTTTGAAGGAGTGTCTTGATATTCTCTTAGATGATGGTCATCAGGTGATCGACCCTCTCGGTCAAGAGGTTACTCGCGATCAAATTAGGACAGCGCGCTTCTTTGGGCTTCTCAGCACACCGATGTCTAACTTTGAGATGAAGAGGTTTGTAGACCAACTGAGGTGGATGTTCAGAAAAGGTCAGCTAGACGTAGTACACCACGTTGACAGGACAAACACTTTCCACATCATCAGGCTCTCCGCTAAGGGCGTTACGGTCGAGGTAAAGGGCTTCTTCGTCAACCAAGATGGACCAGGGTCTAACTATAAGAATATAAGAGTCGTCGTGGATGGTGTTCCTAAGAGGGTGGGCGAACCTAAAGAGGCGCAAGATTTCATCTTTGAGGTGTTCTCTGAGCTCGGCCTCAGAAGGTAAGGACATAAAAAGTGAAGCCTTGCGAGAGAGTAGCCTCTATGTACCTGTCAGCGTCTTCTTCTCTTGTTTATGTCAGAGAAACAGATGGAGACCACTTCTACATAGTTCTTTATAAAAGAACTACGGGTGAGAGGTCAAAGGTAGTGGGGCTCATCAATGCCAGTCTAGCAACCTTTGACCTCACTAGTTCTAATGATCTGACAAACTCACCTTGCATTCGTGATGTGAGAATCCTACTCCAAGAGTTTCCCTCTCTTCGTGGTAGGGGAGGTGAGGTGACAGTGCTTATCATGAACGAAAGCGAACTTAACTCAGAATATCAAAATCAAGGAATAGGCAAGAGCCTATATCTGAAGTGTATGGGAGAGGGTTGGAAAGACAATGGGCGCAAGCCATTCCTCTTTGTACCCCACTATTGCATGGATGGCGTGACCTCAAACGAGGCAAGGCGGGTCTGGACATCCTTAGCAAGAAGGTATCCTTCATCGGGCGATTGTATCGCAGTACTTGAAGCCCCCTAATCAAGAAGAGGAGAAAGAGCACGAGTCTTAAGTTTGTCTTCTTGTTCTTTTAGAATCCTTGACTCATCTCCAAGATACTCGTGAGAATAGCAGAGGCGATCAGCATTGATCAGGGCGCGGAGCACTTTGCTAGAGTTATGACCCTAGCTCCCATTTGTGCCTCCTATCTATTAGTGTCTTAACACCTTACAAGGAGGCATAAAACGTCTAAGATTGATGGATCGTTTATGCAATAGCTTCTATAGAAATCCCATGCCCAAGATAGGACTTAACTGATGTCTAGGAAGATCACACTAACACATACAGGTAGAGGGCCTATCGACCCTCGTACAAACACCGAACTTACAGGTGAAGGGTACACTCTTTACTTCAACGACCTTGCTGATAATCTCGATCAGAGTCAGTACACAAGATCACTCGCACCTCCCTCAAGTTTGACTTTCACTACAGGTGGAAATAATACAGTCTCTATGGCTCTCACAGATAGAGTGGAACAATCTATCGAGAGTGGGTCAATCGCTTACTACCTCGCTAATGGCTATGTGGCAGTAACCTACGAGGGTGAGCTAGGGGGGGCTTTAGATTTAGTCGAAGGCACTGAACTCTTTAATCGTGACCCACATGATGGACAGGATGAGGTAGGTGACGCTAATGACCAAGGGTTAAGATTGAAAGGGAAGAGTGGTATCAATAATGGGTTTGTTGACATCTTTTATGATGACTCTACTTCTGCCTTGCGGGTTGTTTCTCACGCACCTACAAATCAAGAATTTGCACCGGGTGAACCCGATGCTGATGATGCCGATATGTACTTCTACACCTCAGAGGGGTACAAGCTCATAGGTGATGTGGACTCAGATGTTGGCAGTGGCGGAGAGTTCAGAGTTTATACAGGTAAGGGGTATGACTCAAACCCTCAAGATGAGGAAGGATCGAAAGGGGGGAGTGTACATTTCAACACAGGTAATGGAGGTCTGTTTGGTGGGGAGGGTGGAGACTTCAACATTCGTCTTGGTACAGGTCATCAAGAGAGTGGTGGTCGAGTAGAGATCCAATGTGGGGACAGCGAAAATGACAGTGATGGTGGAGACTTTTATTTAACCACAGGTCAAGGTGATAGTGTCGGGAATCAGAGTGGAGACATTACTCTTGAGATACCTAATGGGGCGAATGGTGCAGATGGAGGTAATCTAATCATCCCACATCTAGCAGAGGGTGTTCTTTCCGTAGACGCAGATGGCGTTGTAGGTACTCGCAACTATCAAGGTCGAGAGACTCTCAACTTAGCTAACGGTGCTCAAGGAACTACCCTAACGATCACACCACCAGTAGTCGGAGTCTTAACCGCCACTTCATCTATCGTGGTTTCTCTACAGCTTGATAATGCTCTACAGCTTGCCACGACTTTGATTACGACTCTTCCTCTTGTTGCTGAGATAGACGCACCTAATAATCAGTTTGCTGTGGTATTGGACATCACCAATAATGCAGTCCAAGCTCAAGACTATTACATCTCTTACATCATCGCTAGTTAAGGGATGTAAGAAATGAAGGTTATAGAGACTCTTGAAATGATGGGGAACAGACTACAAATCGCTATTGTAGTCTGTGATTACCCTAAAGATAAATCAGGTGATCTTGAAATAAGATTTGCGAACACACCCGCTTCACACTTATTCGGCTATCAACATTTAGAAATGGTGGGCTTAGATGTACGCAAGTTAATGCCCGAAAGTATCTCTTCAAACCACAGGTCTTATGTGAACTCCTATAAGGAAGGTTCAGATTCGGGTAGGTCTGTGCGTAGTAGTGGGATTATGGGTAGTTGGAGAAAGCTAGAGGCAGTCCGAAAAGACGGCTCTTTGGTTTCATTGTCTGCAAATGTTGCAGACATCAAGAACTCTGAAGAACGATACTTTGTAGCTTTATTTGTTGATCGTAGTTCGGAAGTCGAAAGAGAGAAGCAACTACAGTCGAGTATCGAGGAGAACCATAAGGTTATTGAAGAGCTTGAGAAATTAAAAAAAGAGTCTGATGAAGCAAAGATGAAAGCGGAAGAGTCCTTGCTACAGGAAAAGAAGATAACAGGTCAGATCACACTCTTAAGACAAATATTCACTGGCACAGTAGGCTTGATAACAATGCTAGGCGTCCTCATTATAACTTCTTGGATTACAGGTAATAACGAAGCTAAAGACTCACTCGCTATGATTGAGCGAGTGCTACTCGTCCTAACAGGCATATTAGGTTCTGCTATGGCGAGTGTGTTTGACTCAAGAAACAATACCGAAAGGAAATAAAATGAAGAGCTTATATCACTACAAAGCAGAGGTCATTTCTGTCTATGACGGAGACACTGTGACCTTGATGATTGATCAGGGCATGAAGCACTTCGCGCGCGTCAAAGTCAGGCTTGTTGGGATCAACACCCCTGAGATCAGAACAACAGACCTCGAAGAGAAAGAAAGAGGCTACTCGGCAAAAAACTTTCTTAAGGAATTGATCGAGGGAAAGACTGTCATCGTCCACACTGTTAAGAAGGGTAAGTTCGGGAGGTGGCTCGGTGTCCTGTGGCTCTATGAAGAGGACATGACTGAGCTAGGTCAATCCCTTAATGACCTCATGATCCAAGAGGGTCACGCAGTTGCCTACGACGGAGGCAAGCGGTGAGTATGTCGATCCGAGTCGCGAGCCGACACATGATGGCAAAAGGCACTCTACCTGAAGATTACTCACTTACGCCTGAGAGGATGTCGAGAGAGCGCCGTCTCGTCGCTAAGTCTCAAGTCTCTTTCCACAGAGAGAGCGGTTGGGACATAGACTCCGACTCGTTGACGAGTGTCATACAGGCATACTCTGAAGACAAGTTAATAGGCGATTTTGAGGCTACGGTTTCTCTAGTCCATATGGATGAGCTAGATGAGTACGTCTGCTATGAGGAAATGGCTGAGCTTGTCTCTGACCATTCAGCTCTCCTCAATCCTGATGGTAAGGTATACGTCGTGGAAGTGATTAACTCCTACTTAGAAGAGGGCTTCAGGGGGCGTAAGTGTGGTCTTGAGGGCTACTTAAGACTCGCCCACTACGTCTTTGAGAGACGCACTAAGAGAGTCCCTTTCTTGTTCATTCCCAACTACTGTAACTCGAACCCCACTTCAGATCACGCTCTGCGTGTGTGGCGCTCGCTTGCAAGGAGATACCCATCTAAAGATGATGTGGTCGTGATCAACAAGTCTTAGATGCTGAGAGACACGATCTCTCTGAGAGCGCGGTTCGACCGTAGGCTGTCCCTGACGATGGACTTGAGGTACTTGACCTTCTGCTTTGAGACAGACCAAGCATCAGCCCATTCTAGGTCTGAGCGATAGCTCTTGTCCATCATCTCTTGCATCACATTGTAGAGAGTCTCTACGTCAGCCTCCTCGTTCGCTACAGACGCGAAAGCCTCGCAGATGTGAGAGTCTATATCTTTCTTCTCAAGCTCCTCAGAGGTCGGGTCTGTATCCGAATCGTAGTACCAATCTTCACTCGATACGCGCCCACTTTCGTCGGTCGAGCTGATCGCGGTGGATGCGTAGTTTGGAGATGTAATCTTAAACTCCCCGACCTTCTTCTCTTGTTGGGTGCGGTTTTTCTTATCGCGGTGTCTAGAGAGACCATCTTTACCTTGCTTCTCTCGTAGTCGAGACACCCACTGAACGAACATCTGACCCCGTACCCAATGGTACATGATAGGGTCAGATGTTCGCCCCTGAAACTTGTCTTTCTTAACGAGCCACACCATGAAGCTAGACGCTAGGTCGTCTGCGTCGTGCTCATTGTAAGCGAGGCGCTTGCGTAGCGCGTATTTAGCGATTCTTTCTTGCCATTCTATGAAGCGATTGTGCTTCACATCGTAGAGGTATTTTGCAGTCTCGTTGGGAGAGCTTACTGACTCTTCTCTACGAGAGGTTCTCTTTCTCTCTCTCCTACTCGTATTCAAGAGCTTAAGAGAGGTCTTCGGTGACTTGGGTATTAGCTCTTTCTCAAGCTCAGAAAAAGTAGCCTCAAAAGACCCACTCACTTCGGGCATTAGTTCTTTCTCAATTTGGATGAAAGTAGCCTCAAAAGATTCGCTCACTTCGGGCATTAGTTCTTTCTCAAGCTCAGAGAAAGTAGCGCCGAATGAACGACAAACTGTCGTCATTACTGTGTTTGTCATGTATATGTACGCCTCATAAGGGAGGGATGTTAGCGGAGCGGTGATGAGATTGCCTCAGCTCCAAAGCCACCCATCTTGTACTACACTATCCGACACAGATCAAGCCATAATAGATTATTTATCTTGATACGTGGGTAGGATATAAAATATGACCTTAATGGAGATGACTATGCTTCTTTCTGCACACGAGATCGTGCCTTCAATACTTTCCTTAGAGGAGATTGGCACTCGACCCGCTTCAGACATCAAGACGGCATCAATCAATGCTAAAGTTGGTGTGGCACTCAGAAAGAAGATCGCCTCTTCTTTCTCTAAGATTGCCGTAACTCGCGAGGACAGACTCGCGGTGCGCGAGTTACTCGGTTCTTTCCGCTTCATGATTCACAACACCGCGCTCATTTACGCTCTTGGTCTTGATGTTGAGGATTTCCCTTCTCAACAGGCATTCAGAAGGTTCAGGACTCTTTCTGAGCCCTCTCAACTTGTCCGAGCACTCAAGAAGCTCAAGACTCCCGAGGGTGTTTCATTCGCTGAGGTGGTTTTTCAAGGTACAGGTGTGGCAGACGCTCAGAAAGATCAGCTTTTAAGAAAGATTATTGATCGGTCGATTGAGGTCACTTACAGCATTGAGTGGGTTGTCGCGAGCATCGTTAAACAGAGAGTCGGTAAGGGCGGTATGCTTTACGAGCAAGCTCAGTACATCGGTGGTTACCCTCTCGGAGAGTACGTCGTCGAGAAGATTCTAGAGGCGCTAATCGGGCGGTCAGAGGACGTTGGTTCAGAAGAGGATTTTCTTTCTCGGTCATCTCTTAAGAAAGGCCCAAAGAGTGGGACTCTCTTCTATAAGCTCTTTAGGTCAGCTACTCTCCGAAAGAAGAAGATCGAAGCACTCGGTGAGAACGACCCTAAGATTGGTAAAGGCGTGTTCTCATGGAAAAACAGGTCACGATTCATTTTTAGCCAAGTCTCTCGCGTTAACCACACGATGCTCGACATCATTGACCGAGCGGTTAAAGAAGACAAGTCTGCGAGCTTCGGTAATCAGGAAGCTTTCGACGTTGTTCTTGAGAACGTGAGTCAGGCTTACTCTGATCTCGTGGATGTCGTCAATAAAGAAAGAACGCAGTCAGACACAGGTGAGGCGCGTGAGTCTCTTTCGGATGCGAGGGCTACCTATAAGAAAGGCAGTCCTTCTGAGGAAGAGAAGTCGGACTATGCACACGCTATTCTTGACCTTGTGACTACGGATAGGGTCACTAAAGAGGATCTGCGTTTCTTACTTGATAATCTCTCTCTCATTTCTGACTCAGAGAGTAATCAGAAGAAGCTCAGGGGAATCGTCTATGACAAGCTCTTCAGGCGCGGTCAGCTTGAGCCAAGAGAGCTCGTTTTCCTTGACGGTGGTTATGATGAAGCCACCCTTAAGAGAGAGTCTCGTAGCTTGATCAAGAGTCGTAGTGCTCAGATTAACGCCCCTGTAGAAGATGATATTGACGGTGATTACGATAAGCTCGAAAATATTGAGTCTGTTGTGGGTGAGTTGTACCTAGTTTTAAACACAGCTCCTACAGAGATTTACAGCTTAAGAGATGCGTCTTTTTATGTGTCTTCTAAGCGTTTAGTCAAAGCCTTTAAAGATGCCATCAAAGAGGTCGCTGACAAGTACGACTTTTCAGGCGATATTGATGAAGATAGCGATATGGGAGGGCTAAGGGATCATATAGAGAGTCAGCTCTCTTATATTGATAAGATCAATCAGCGCAGAAGTGAGCTGACTCTCCTACCTGTAGGGGAAAGTTCAGGACACCCGCTTTCTCGCTATAGTGTCTCAGACTACACTCCTGTTCAGGGGTCTAAGAGTGTGGATGCTGTCACAGCTATTGCGGGTATGGCGACAGGATCAGGTTTGAAAGGCTTAAGTGCGAGAGACTTGAGCGTTGCAAACGCCATTCAGAGAAACCTCACCACAGAGGCTAAGCAAGCAGTAGATCAGTCTACAAGTGAGCTGAGGGATCTTGTGAGAGTTCAGCAAGCGATCTCTACCCTTACTTCTAAAGGCAAGAAAAAACAGGAAGATGTCGATTACGCCTTTGAGACTCTTGGGCAAGTGAGTTCAACAGATCAGGAGTTGATTGAGGAAGCGTATAGTATCCTCGACTTGTTCGACGAGGGAGACAAGCAAGCGGGCAAAGAAGCCAAGAAATTACTCACTAAGATTGTGGTTGAGGTTGATGCTCAGAAAGAAATCCTCAGTGAAACCTACAAGGAGTCTCTCGGAAGCACAGTCAGCTCACTTCTCAGAGACTCAATTAAAGAGAACGTGGGCGACCCCGCTAGAAGGATCGGGTCTCACTACTTCCCACACGAAGCAGTTGCCGACCGAACGAGCCGTCAGGTTCTTAAATCTCTCGGTTGGGACACGTTTGTCGCGCAGAAAACTCTTTCTTTCGCAGAAAAGAGCTCTGATCCGACAACTTCAAAGATTCTTACTTCAATCAGAAATGAGATCATCAAGCATTCAGGTTCCGCCGAAACCTTTGACAAGGTGTGTAAGAAGAAGGGCTTTGAGGTGACTGTTGATGCTAAGGGTAAAGTGACTCCGGGTGATAACAAGAAAGGCAAGAAGCTCACCAACCGCAACGCCAAGTCGATCATGACAGGGGCGTCAAAAGAGTTGAGGGTTTCTAACAGCTTCTTTGACGAAGCTATGTCTAAGTCTGAAAAGCAGATTGAGGAAGAGATCTCTATAGGGTCGAAGGAGATCAGGGATTTCCTCAGTGGTAATCTTGACGCGATCAGAGCTTTCGACTCTTTCTCAAGGAATATGGCTAATGGCTATGTTCAGAAAGCCACCGAAGCACAGAGTAAGCTTACTGAGATTGTTGAGGGCGAAGAACTTCTCAAGAAAGTCACGGAGCTTCGTACCGCTTACATTCACTCTAATATCGTGACTTTTGAAGATCGCGTTAAGAAAGAGTTGAAAGAGGAGCATGAGGCGAACCTTGAGAGCATCTCAAAAGAGCTTGAGACTCGTATAGAGTCTCTTGAGGGTCAAGATACCGCAGAGGCGAGGGAAGAGCTCGACGACATTGAGTCAGGTACTCATGAGATTCAAAGAAAGCGCGGTCAGGCTAGAAAGAAGTATCAAGAGGACGTTCGAGATGCTCTCAGACTAGCCCGACAAGATCGCGGTGTTTCTAAGAACTACCGTTATGCGCCCGCAGTTGAAGAGCAAGAAGAAGCCATTTTAGAATCATACAACAAGGTTGTTCAAGCGGGTATCTCTGCTGTCGTTAATCTTGAAGCAACTGGCGTGGGTGAGTTCTTTGGAGAGAACTCCAACATCCTAACTAATGTTAAGGATCTTTCAGTTGCGAACAGGGCGAACGCTATTCGTAAGATTAACGCCCTCAGAAACAAGTACCCTTTCGAGAGCCGTACTTTCTTGCCTGTGTATGAGAACACGAGAGAAGCTCAAGTTGATAAGATCACCGACTTGATTCAGAAAGACCCTACGTCTTTCCCTTCTGTGAGTCAGGACGAGCTTGAGAGAGGGCTTCTTTTTGCTTTCTTAAAGACCCCTTACCCTGACACTAACAGCGTTGTTCTAGTAGATACAGAGGGTAGAGCTTATTCTTATCCTAAGCCCAATGTGTTCTCAGATGTCGGCTTTTCAGTACACCTTCAGAGTTTCTTCAGAAACCTTGTCGGAGCGGTGCATCCTGAAATCAAATCTGACGATGAATACAAAGATTTCCGAAAGGGGTATGACTCTACACCTCAAGGTCTGGCTATTTTAAATGAAGAAGAATCTTCTTTAGTCCTTACTCAAGCTCTAGGCAAGGGTATGAACTATCTTTCAGGAAATCTCGATACGCTTGTAGAGAAGATTGAAGATGGTAAACAATGGCAAGGTCTTCTCGGAGGCACTAACTCGATTACCTTCTCCCTTTACAAAAACACTCTGAATAACTTCAAGGGTCTGCTCGCAGACCTGAACCTTCTTATGTTCCTCGCCTCCGATGTGGTTGGCGATAGTGAGATTGTTGAAGTGGGTATTAACCCTAACACGGTTGAGAGCTTGGCTGAGATATATAAGATGAGCGAAGAGCAGATCGAAGCAATGGTTCGCGCTGACTTTGAAAAAGAAGTAGAGGATATCTAAGAGAATAAATGCTTTATCTCACACTCTCTTTCGTGAGTCATTATTCAGAAAGAGAGTGTGAGATATGAGCAAAGACGCTCAGATAGCCCATGCGTGTCCTCATTACATCAGGTTCGAGGACGTTACCATCTTAGGCGGTCGAGAGATCGTGACCCTCTCTCCTATTTCGGGACAGGGCTTGCTCGACCTCCGAAGAGACGGCGTAAGCATCCCACCTGAAGGGCTAAGAAAGAGCTCTGAAACAGTCTTTCCAAGCGCATCTCCCTATCGCGTAAAATCAGGGGAAGACGTGCTCGTCATAGAAGGGTCAGGTATCTCTAGAAAAGAGATCAAGTTACCCTCTAAGATTATTTCTCAAGCAGAGATGGTCAGGGTGCTGAATGAGGCTCTCCCATACCCTCTTTCAGCAGAGGCTCACAAGACCTCCGTAAAGATCACAGACTCGCTTCTTTCTGACGGGTTCAAGATCAGTGGGTCAGTAGTTAAGAAACTAGGCTTCAGTGCGAACTCCTACAGAGCCAAAGGGAAAGAGGTCTTCCCCTCATGGAAAATCGTCAAGCAGAGGAACTTCGTGGGCTACAAGATTCTTCTTTCTAAGCCGTATTACTCTGAGGGTGTTCTTGATGTCTCATACACAGCAGAAAAGAGTTACTGTAGGCGGTGCTCGGGTACGGGTGTAGAGAATGACTTCAGATTTGACGATTATGGTGGGCTCAAGGTAATCGAGGGATATGATCTTCTCTATCAAAGAGTCGCCAAAGCTCTGCTCACAACGAGAGGGTCGAACCCCTATCAAACTTTCTATGGTTCTACTGCCCCTAGCTTGATTGGTCAGAAAGTGAGCGCGGGCGTGGTTCAAGCCCTCAAGTCCTCTGTGAGAGACGCGCTCGATAACCTCATCGACGTACAGACGCAACAGGCGAGAGTACAGACCATGAGTTATGAGGAAAGAATTAAGAAAGTCTTGGGCGTCGAGGTGTCTACGATTGGGGATGATGAGACAGCTTACTTAGTGAGAGTGATTGTCGAGAGCTTTTCTGCTCAGCCCGTCAGTATAAACATCATCTTCGCAGTACCCGGCTCGATCCCTCTTGATGGAGATTTATCATGATTGAATATATAGTTACACCCGAAGGCAAGAGAGCGCCTCTTCCTTCTACTTTCTCTACCGCGAAAGAGAGTCTATTTCTTAGGGGCTTCTCTTCAGGTACGTCGAGCGTAGACGTTCAATACAAGGGAGAGACATTCACCTCCGCTAGTGGTGATGTCTTGCTTGATGTAGACGGCGCTTTCACGTTCCCTAACCCTTCTGTCTTTCCCGAAGGCTTTGACCTCTCTTCAGGGGTCAATACCTTTACTCTGAAAGAAGACTCAAACCGAGATGGTTTTGTAGTTAATGTGATTCTCTCAGATGAGGCGGTCGGCTTGCCTGAACCACCTACAGGGCTCGTAGTAAAGAGGAGGAGTAATGCAGTTGAGATTTCTTTCTCCCACACTGACTCAGAGGTGTCTTACTACGCGCTGTATGCGAGTACCATCTCAGGGGGTGGTGCGGAGGGTTATCAGCAAGTTAACTTTGAGCCTCTTGACCCTGTTAAGTATGGCTCACGGACAGAGGTAGTTGAAGAGATCGGACAGCTTCAGACTGATGTCGTTCTTGAGTCTGCTGACCCTTTATTCGCCGAGATTCTAGTCAACCAAAAAGATGGGGATACCGCGCTCTCTACCACCTCTTTAGGGGAGAAAGAAATCCCTGAGTACGCGAATAGGCTGAGGGTGTCTAGCGCAATCAATAACGTGTACCTTAAAACTAGTATTTCTTTCTTGCACAACCGCTCCGCCACAGAGTTCTCAACTCCAAAGACAGTTCAGGTAGGGCTTTTCACTAGTCTCCCTTCTTCTGAGCCTCTTTATTACATCGTGAGCGCAACAAAAGTCGTTAACGGTGTAGAGGTGGAGTCCTCTTATTCTTCTGAGGTGGCTGGCAAGCCCGTTCAAATCTCAAGCTCAAACTCTTCGATCCCTGTGGTGACGAGAGATCAGCTCGTTGCTGACATGGTTCAGACTATTTACTTGGCGCAACCTGATGTGTCGGTTGTGGCGGGATCTGTAGTGAGGGATGTGATCATTGACCCAATCGCGTCAGAAATGGAAAGAGCAAGGTTCTTGCTCGATTTCTCATACAGGAGCTCAAGCTTTCTAGGGCTTCTTCAGATTGACGACCCACTTAACGAGGGAACATCTATTGCTGTGGAGGACAGTCAGTACAAGTCTGCGCTTCAGTCATCACTCTTTCTAGAGTCTCCTGATCAAGTGCAGATCTTAATCGACAGCGCCTTTGAGAAGCTCGCCTCTAACTTCGGCGTTCAGAGACGACTTTCTTCTCAGGCGAGTGGAGTGGTCGAGTTTTTCACCACTACGCCCCCTACTTTCTCTTTCTCGATCCCTAGTAGTACGAGAGTGACAGGAGGCGGTCAGAACTTCATAACCACCACGTCAGCGTCTATTCCACTAGAGGACGCATCGCGTTTCTACAACCCTGTGACAAAGAGGTACTCAATAAGAGTGCCTATCGTCGCTGAAATTGGCGGTGTTAGAGGCAACCTCACTACAGGGATGATCAATCGAGGCGCGCCTCTAGGTCTTTCTGTGATGAACCCCTCCCCAACCTTTGGAGGAGACGATGTTGAGAATAACATTGAGCTAGCGATCAGGGCTCTCAGCTCTCTCGACTCTGTAGACGGAGGGACTAAGGGAGGGTATGAGAGGCTGAGTAGGTCTGTGGCGGGAGTCTTAGACTCTTTTGTGGTAGACGCGAGTAGCGAATACATGAAAAGAGATGATGGGAGAGGGGGCAAAGTAGACGTGTGGGTTAAGGGGGAATCTTTAGCCAACGTGACAGACGTATTTGCCCCCTCATATCAGTCTATATTTGGCTCTCGGTTCATTCCCATAGGTGGCATCGGGGCTTATCGTTTTAGGTCTTTAGACGCTACTGTAGAGACTCCTATCTTTGAGCTGATTGACCGTACTTTCTCCTCAGTAAGATTTGGACTATACAACGCCACTACAAAGACTTACTTCGACCTTACAGGGTACGTTGTGGAGGACTATCGGACAATCCGACTCGACTCCTCTATCAGTCAGCCCTCTTACAACTTAGGGGACATCTTCACAGGGGATTGGAGGAGCGACTTCTCTTCAGAGCTAGTTCTTTCTAGACAGCCTGTCAGAGAGGTTCTTTCTGTGGTCGATGAGGATGGCGCGGAGATCGCCAATTATTCAGTCAAGAATAACAATGACCCTCTCTTCTTGGGGAGGTCTTCAAGAGACACAGCGAGTGTTGTTCTTTCTAACACGTCAGAGGACAAGATCAGAACCGTTTCTGATGAGAACCATGTCATCACTGGATTCTATGAGGAGAGGCTATTGAAGCTTGGCGCTGATCCTCTTTCTATCGTAGTTAAGAATCTTTCTAACGTGACTTACGACAGTCCTTACACAGTTGACCCTGACTACTCGATCTTGAGCGACGGCGTGGGTCAACTCTCAATCAAGAGAACAGAGGGATCTAGGATCACAGATGGAGAGACGATTCTCATTTCCTACAACTATCTTGAGAACATTGTCGTGACGTACTCGACAAACCTAGTAGTCAAGAACGCACAGGACTTGTTAGATACTCAGAAAAACTTAGGCGCGGATGTTCTCGTGAAAGAAATTAGAGAAGCACCTCTGAACATCAACGCTTCGATTGTTCTTGAAAGGGGATTCTCATCTTCGGATGTGAACTCGCTCCTACAGTACAACTTGTCGAGCTTCATTGTCTCTACGAACATCGGAGGCGTGATTAGACCTTCAGAAATAATCAGAGAGATCAACTCAACAGAGGGAGTGAGCCATGTGAGCCTTCCCCTTGTTAAGCTCTCTTTTGCAGAGGGTACTTCGATCATCAGGGAAAAGGTTAAGGTTGCTTTAAGCGAGTACCGAGAGAACGGCTCTCTTTCTAACGGTCTTTCTCGCGTGTGGGTCATAGACACAAGGCTGTTGAACACGCCCATAGACTCAGGTGGTTTGAACGCTCGGGTCTTTAAGAAAAGCCTATCTACAGGAGTAGAGACTGATCTCTCTGTATTGAGTGACATTGAAAGAAATAACTCGGCAAATTGGAAGTCGAACACCGCAACAATCTTAGGAGACTCAGGGATAGTCGGTCTTGAAGATAGCGCGAGCAAGATTGCCGTAGGCTTAGAGGTAGGAGATGACCCTTACAGCTATGTTTTCTACGTCGATTACACAGTCGCGGATAAGATTGAGGTTATTTCTGAAGCTCGCCTGAACGAGTTTTCTTCTTTCTCTGTGGGGGAGCTGAGCTTCACTTTTGAGGAGGAGTCCTGATGAAAGTCTATTACGACAACCGTAGTGTGAAAGACCCTCTAGGAGAGCAATCCACACCTACAAGAAAGCTCGTCAAAACCCTCACTCAGAAAATCAGCACCTCGATTGCTTCAGGTACTGCGTCGAACTACAAGTCTACACAGTACGGCGCGAACCATAAGATCATCTATGACGGCGTTTCTGAGATATTCGCCAACATGGTCTTAGACATCGCTGACTTGAGTGATGACCTTGATTACTCGGACTTAAGAGTGGAGTTCCTGACAACTAAGCTCACCTCTCTCATCTTCGAGGAAGATCAAGAACCGACCGCGAGCGATGATCTCACCCTGAAAGAAATAATCTTAGCGACTGTAGTGGCGTTGATTGAGGGGTCGAAAGAGAGCGCGATCCTCGACTTGCTCTCAACCTCTTCGGGTGGCTCTAGGGTCGAGATCACTCAGGTTGACAATCACCTGATAAGCGTCCTTACGTCTATCTTAAGTTACACAAAGGTGGCTGATGGGCATAGACACTTCGTATTCGCTCCTGATCAGGGGCTCGGGTCAACCCTTTCTCCTATCGGCTACTCTTGGGGAGATGATCTCCACCAACATGATGTCATCAACGGAGAGGTTCAACCCTACACTAACTCAGAGGGCGCGGAGCACACACACGAAATAGACTTCGGACTACCTCAGCAAGTGCTTGAGCTCCAAGCGAACATCAGAAAACTCTTAAACGTCACTAAGCCCGCCCACGTCAAGATAGGAGAGGTGAGTTCTCTACTAGGTGAGAGCATCACGCACCCCTCGTTCAAGACGGTTACTTTCCTGAGAAATAATCCGACTGAGGCTACCCCCGAGTATGACGAGGTTTCTTCAGAAGATGGTCTTGTCGAGTGGGGAGATTTGAGCCCCTTGTGTCTCACTTACGCCTCTTCTTTCCAACAGAACATGAGGAAAGCAAGAGCTGGTACTTATGAGAGCGTGGTCTATGGGTATGGAGTAGGGAAAAGCATCCGAGTCTTTAAGAGTCTTGTGGAGGAATCGGGAGGTCTTCTAACGAGAGCTGTGGGCTACACAGGAGCAATCGGAGTTGGAGTCAAGCATCAAGTCAGGCGCGCTGTCTCTATAGAGGAGATTAGACCTGAAGATGGAGTTTATTCTTGGGAAGCACCACGTCTGTCTCAGTCAGGAACAAGCTCGATTACCAATGGGTACTTTACGAACGACTTAGGGAACAGCCTCCTCTCTTTCTTAGGGGAGGGAGAGCTTCTTCTGTTAGATGGGTCTGCTTTCTTCATCGAGGTGCGCGCGAGAAACACTTTCTATGTTAGGGCGCTTGAGGTCATCTCAGACAACATCGCTACCACAGACGGCTTTTCAGAGGTTACTTTCCGAGACTACTCTTGGAAGAGCGCACCTTTAAGGTACAGATCAACTCAAGTCACAGTTCAGAATGACCCTACTGACACACAGACCACTGTTGAGCTGAGTCTCCCCCTGAGAAAGACATTCAAGGGGATGCCTATCATCGCGAGTGACCTTACGAGCATAGATGGGCTCGTTATTGAGAGTTACGACGCGATCACTAATAGACTGACCCTTTCAACACTTGAGGCCGAAGGTACAGTTCTTTCTTTCAGAGTTCCCTATGGAGAAGGTGATGTGTTCTCGTACACAGACCTCAACAGCCCTTCTTTTGTACTCAACAACGGAAGGCGAGTCACGACACCTGATTCAGACGCGAACCGGGGCTTATATCAGGAGAAAAGTCTAAGGGTATTAGGCACTTCGAGCCTACCCGCTCTAGGCTTATTTCCGGCATCTCCTGAGACACCGCTCACGAAAGAGCTTTTTAGCGTCAAAACCTCTGTGAAGAGGACTCACGGGCTTAACAACGCGAACTTGATTTTGGGCGCGCTGAAGCTCAATCAATCGGATCTCTTTCAAGGGATTGAGAAAGAAAGAATATCAGACTTAGCGAGAGGGAACGCAAAGGTCATCAATGGTTCAGTACCACTCCACGCCTTCGGTTTCATCCCTAGCTACATCATCACCCTCACGCTCTTGTCAGACAGCTCCGAGATCGCTGATTACAGAGTCGATAGCGGTGTCTTATACATAGACGGTCTTGATGGAGAAATGGTGCGCTTAGAGGCGATCTCAAACCGTCCTCTGACAGCCAACCAAGATTGGAACAGAGGTGGGGAAACTCTGAGTGAAGGACAAGTGCCTTTCATTGAGCCTAAGACCTATAACTTCGACCCTAAACTGAGTATAGAGACGCCCTCTGTAGAAGCTCTCATGAGCAACCCTCAAGGGAGAAGACTCTTAACAGGGGGTCATGTAGGCGACACAGAAAGAACTTTCTATCATAGGAAAGAAGAGTCTTCTTCAGGAAGGTCAGGCGAAGAAGTCTTCTATGACGATGATCTCACAGACGTTGATTACTCAGGCTTCAAAGCGCCAATGCCTGTTCTTGTGGACGAGGGCAGTCTGTATGCACCTAACTTAGTCTTGAATCAGTCTACGAGCTTGGTTGGAGACTCGACTCGGCTTAATCAGAGCCCGAATGTGATTAGGGATTATGTGATCACATTAACGGTATTGTAGCGTGGTAGACGGTCTATAATTTATGAGTCAGAGAAGTTATCACCCCGACAGGAGGAAATGATGAGTAAGATTAATGAGAAAGTAACACCCCCAAGAGTCGTTGGGATCGGCGCAAGTCTCGCTCTGAAGGAGACTACCTACAAGATCAGAGGAGATGTCTTTGGGCGTATCCTTCATCCTGATGGGCGCGAAGAGGTCGTGATCGACAAGAGGAACGTCTACACTCTTGATGGAGGCATCTTAGCATCCATGCTCTTTAGTGGTCAGGTAGGCGTGGGCGGTTTAAGTATGCTCGCGCTCGGAAATGGGGCTTCAGGAGACATCACGAACCCTGACATAGCCGTGAACACACAGAGAAGTCTGAACAATGAGCTGATCAGAAAGCCTTTCTCTTCTATCGTCTACAGGAACAGCGTGGGCGAGGAAGTCTCTTACCCTACAAACGTGATCGACCTGACCACTGTGTTCACTGAGACAGAGGCTTCGGGGGCAAGTCTTACTGAGATGGGTCTGCTTTCTACCGTGAACGCCAATCCCTCAGTCACAAGCCCTGTCGCGAATAACTCAGATAGAGAGGGCGCTAATGCAGTTGACCTCTCTACAAATGACGTTCTCGTCAACTATATTACTTTCCCTGTAATCCATAAGTTAGCAGGTAGCGTTCTCGCGCTTACTTGGAGACTTACTTTTTAAGAAAGGTGAGTCATGGCTGACTATATTTCTACAGTATCACGACACCTTGATCCGACCTCTCGATCATGGGTTTCTGTCGTCTATCAGACAGGTAAATCAATCCTTGATAGTGAGCTGAACTTAGCTCAGAGTATACAGGGTCAGAGACAAGCGAAGAACCTCCCAAGTGGTGTTATTTCTGAGTACCCTACAGGGAGTGAGGGGGGCTTTGTTTTCTATGCCCCCACAGACCCAAGCTTCGAGGCTAATCAACTCGTCATTGAGCCCTTTCACGTCAACATTGGCGGTCAAGAGGTGTACGTCTCAGCGACTAACGATGGCGGAGGCACAGGGTTCAACTACATTAATCTGAGCGCCCCCTCGACGCCCACAGGTACAGCACCCGACATCAAGAGAACCGATTTCGTTTTCTTGGAGGTGTGGAGGGCGCTCGTTAATCCCGCGACGAACGCTTCAGGATACTTCAGAGTAAACAGCAACGCATCCCTCGCACCCAATGATATTGTGACTTTAGATGGGACTCCTGTAGGCGCTCCGTCTGCTGTTGTGCTGACCGCTGACGTGGACTTTTCTATCGGAGTTACGGAAGCAGAGACAGCGAGAAATATCAGAGACGCGATCAACGCGCTCGCTCCTGTTGATCTTGGCGGAGTTTCTGTCACCGCAACGACAAGAGGCACAGGGTTTGTCTTTCTTACTTTCGACAGCGGTGTTGATGGGAACAACATTATTCTCAGCACCACAATAGTGGCAGACCCCTCTGCGATCTCTGTCTCCAATCCTACAGGTGGGTCAAACGGAGAAGGCATCCCCTCCCCCAATAAGATTTACTATGTGGGAAACACGGAGTCTGACGCGAGCTCTCATCTCACAGATGACATCACTGACCCTACACTCAATGCGGAGACGACTCGGCGCGTTCAGATGCAGTACAGGTTCAGAGTTTATTCTGAGGACTACAACTTCACGTTAGGGACAGGCATCGGAGTCAATCCGAAAGTACAGCCTGACGGCTTCAGTAACTCGGACATCCTCGCGAGAGGAGGGAGCTTGTCTCCTCAAGGCGGATACTCTTTCTCAAGAGCTACAGACGGATCTTTCCCTTTCCAAGACACAGGTCTTTACTATGCGGGAGACGGAACACAGAACTCAGCAACAGATCTTAATACTGTAGATGGGTATGTGTACGCGATTCCTATCTGTTTCGTGTTCAGGAGAAATGAGGGGGAGTTCAACCCTGAGAATCAGGCTAACAATGGGCTACTCTATGATCACGCGCTCACCACGAACACTTCACTTGACACAGGCGGTGCTATTTCTATTCCTGTGGGTAAGTCTGATCGACCTGATGGGCTCTTTGCAGATCAGGTCGCGAGCTCGGATGTTCTCGATCTCAGAAAGAAAGTGTTTCCTAGAGGTGTAGACTACAGCGCGGAGCTCGACCGTCAGTTCGGAACACTCCTCGATAACGCCTTACAGACGTGGTTCATGGACTCTTCAGACTTTAGGGATCTCGCTAATGGTAGTGGTGAGCAAAGCGTCCTTCCTCTCGTATGCGACGAGATTGGGCGCTCTCAGTTCGCACCCACTCCAGGTCAGGGTAGTCTCACAGGTAGAGGGAGCTTCATCCGTAACTTCGATCATGTGGCTACAAGGTTCTCTGACGCCCCTCACTTAGCTCGCTTAGTCTTAGAGGTGTTTCCTGATGGCACGAACAACCATGACGGCGCTGTGGTTGTCTCAGGAACAGGCACGAAATGGTATGAGGGAGATGAGGTCACAGTAGACATCTCACAGCTCGACTCCTCTTCCGCTTTTAGGTATTGGGAGGACGTGCTGTTAGCAGGTCAAGACCTCGACCTTAATGATCTCTTTCCTACAGGAACGAAGGTCATTGACGTACTTGAGAATGAGTGTTGGCACGATGATGGAGATTACAACTCGATTGTGAATCAGAGCACTTATTTCTCTAAGGTCGAGGGGCTAGGGACAACCTCTATCACGTTGACAATGGGGAGAAACCTCACCGATGTGACAGGCGGTCAGAATATCGCCTCCTACAAGATGGTAGGAAACCCTACAGTGGGTGAAGTCGGCTCTCCTCGGAGAGTCTTTCTTACTTTGCTCGTAGAGTACCCCGCTCAAGAGGGTCTGTCAGCCACTCCATCAGGATCTTCTCTTTCCCCTGACGTAGAGGTTTTTCCGACAGGATCAGTGGTCGAGCATGACTCTACTCAAAGAGCTTCAGACTCAGAGGCGCAACCTCCCCTGATTTTCTTTCGTGAGGGAGTGCGCGAAGTCGCGCTAGAAAGAGTCGTGAACCCGATTACGGATACTTTCGTGACGAGCCTTTCTACCGCACTAAGACTACCTTGGAAGTTGCACGTTGATGACTCGGGATCTTTTGAGCCTACTGTGACGGATAACACGAATGGCAACGCGGTTGTGACTCTAGACCTTCTTTCTAGCGGGTTGGGTTCGACCAACTCTTATCTCTCATGGAACGCGCCTTTCGCGGGTCATCGCCTCGTTACTGTCGAGACATACCCTAGAAGCGCAGTGCCAAGCAGTGGTATCAACGGCTATCAGGTGGGTGTCTACTACCGAGCCAAGTCTTCTCAGACTTTTGGGGCGAAGAACGCCCCTCTCAATGTGCCTAATGAGGTGACGCTCAAGCCGATCAAAGTCTCAGAAAAGCTGTGGTCGATACAGGCGGGGTCATCAACCTCTGAAGACGCTTACCCTTACACCGCGCCGTCAGTGCAGTTGGGAGTCCACCCTAGTGTCGTTTCTTTCTCGGGCGAGAGCGATCTTATGGGGTCAACGAGGATGGTTCTTGAAGACATCTCTCTTAACTCAGGAATGATGGCTCTTTCTACTGTTCTCCCTATGGACTCAACAGGGAACATCACGCTCACTAGCCCTGACCTTGACGCGGAGAGAAGGGTAGTCTACAAGGAGGTATCTTCAGGCTACTTACCTAACGCTTATTCTCAGTCTTTAGACGAGAGTGTGCTCCACAAGAACGCGCTCCCTTTCCTAGCAAAGATTGAAAGCACAAGCGCGGGGGACAACGAGATTCACTTCAGAAATGGAGAGATCGTACTCGTGGTTCTCGTTCGTTTATCTCACCTCCCTTATGAGTCAAACGACAGCTCAAGAAAGAACAAAGTCTTGTTCTCTAGTGAGAGTCGTACCGTCGCTTGTATTTACAAGACTCAAGACCTTCTTCTTAGCGGAGTTTAATCATGCCAAAGACAACTGACCCAAGTGATCTTAGAGTAGGCGCGGGATCGAGCAAGTGCAACGACCACGCGAGGGGCAACAACTCCACTCAGATTTTGATGAACCAAGATGCGTATGATGCTTCTCAAATCTCTGCTGAGAACCCTTTCGAGACGTACCTGGGTGATGAGGCGCAGAGTCACTTTGATGACCTCGCTTCTCAGGTGAAAAACAAGCCTCCGAGACTCGGAGAGACGAATAAGACTTACTCTTTCGGTTCTCTCTCTGCGACCCACTCAGGAGAGCCCGATTGGGGGATGCTCAAGCAAGCAGACAGCCCCGTGTGGGAAAGAAAGACGAGCATCACTTTTGAGGGGGTCACGGTAGCCGACACTGCTAGCCATTTCTTACTACCCACTCAAGATACTTTCGGCTATCACTTGACCATGCCTAATCCATCAGGAGACGGATCGGGCGCTGACCCTAGAACAGACTCTACGTTCAATGTTCTCGATAATCCGATCACGCTCTTAGGTGGAGGTGAGGGTGCTTCTTTCTTAAGTAGTATGCAGAAAGACACAGGTCGGGTTCATCAGCACACTAGAGTAGTGCCTAGAGATGACGTGAACCTCACTGAGCTCTCTTCTGCGAAAGAGGGTTTCACCGTGTCGGGGCTTCTCTTTCCTTCTGATCGAGGAACTCTAGCTCTCTTAAGGTGGGAGGATGGAGTCACAACTAATCTTTCTTTCTCACCCGCCTCAAGTGTCGCTGACATAAAGAGCCGAGTAGTCTGTGCGGTTAATCTGAGCATGGGTCTTGAAGAGACAGACAAGCCGATTTTCATCTCAGGAGACGATCAGTTTACTTTCCCTAGCAAGCTCACAGGACAGTTTGATCTGTACGAGATGCAGACAGGAAAGAAGAGAGCTGACTTGAGCGGTGGAGGAGTTGCCGTCGCTGAGCTCCAAGCGAACAAGGGTACATCTCTAGGGTCAGTAAGACTCTTGAGAGAAGTCAACGCTTGCTACTTTGGAGACGGAGTGCCGACTACCGACACCGTGAAGGGTCATCTTCCTGTGTTGGGTGGGGCTTATTCTTGGGACGGTGCGTCTTGGGTTGAGGGAGCGACTAACTTTCTTTCTTACAGGCTTCCTATGCTCTCGACATATGAGCCGAGTGGGTTAACTACACCTACTTCAGAAAGAGAGAGGTTCTTCTCTGTCGTACAGCCTGCGTCTACCTCGACTCCGTTCACTACGGCGGGCAACTATGTGACCTTTGGAGAGGATCATTATACTTTCCAAGTGGCGCGGTTTAGACACGTCGTAGACTACTCACTCTTAGACCCTTCTTTGAGTGATACAGGTCGATCTAAGGGTTCGTATGCGCTCGTCCATTTCAAGACTGAAGACGCTTTCGAGAACCTTGTCAGAGACGGCATTCAGCCTTCAGAAGATGAGCTGTGGAGTGTCAACTTCCTCAACGCCCTTGAAGCGGAGAACGTAGACAACATCGCAGTAGATTCGGACGGGTTTTCTGAGACAGGCGTCCCACAGATCGAGCCCTCCACAGCATCTGTTTCTAACTCTCTTGTACGCCCCAATGTCAGAGTCTTAACGAGAAGCACTGACTATTGGCATCATGACACTCTCTCGCTTCAAGGTTTCTACCCTGATTTTCTAGGAGGAGTTGACCCTCTGCTCCCCTCACAGGGGTATTTCACTGTGATCTCGGGAGTCAAGTATCTTGTACCGAAGGGGAGCGTTCCTCTTAAGTACCAAAACGTCGTCAATCAGCCTGAGAAAAGAAACCGACTCGCTTTCTACCTCAAGTCTCTCGCGCTCCTCACGATCACAGGCGACTATGAGTACCCACATTACCTTGAAGCTGAAGAGAGCGCGTCGGTCAGGAAGTTCAAAGAGCCGTTCAACATCTACGAGATTTCCATCGCGAGTCTTACAGGGGGAGATCAGGTCACGGCTTACACAACAGACCTGTCTCAGTTGGGCGTAAATACACAGCACATCATGGTGACACCTGATCAGAGTAATACAAACTTGAGCACAAATATTGTGAGCGATACAGGGAAGATTGATCTGCTCATTTACCCTGAAGGTGACAATGGCTTTTGTTCTTTCTCTGAGGGCGCGCTGACAGGTCTTTATGTGAAAGACCCCACATACCACTACGATGGACTCGCGACCTCTAAGACTGTACTACCTAATCAGGCGGGTGGAGATGAACTCAGTGCTTCTAGGAAGTTGCTCTACCATTCATCTAGGCTTTACTCTCTCATTGAATCAGCGCCCACTAAGACTGCATACGTTACTTTCTACTATCCTGCGGGATATCAGCAATCCGACTACTATTTCTCGGTGTTCAGGTATGACCAAGAGGGCTTCAGAGTATATCAGACCTTGACTCTCACAGGGTCAACAGAAATTGAGGAAGCGAACTCCTCTCACCCGACTGTGCCGTACCCTATTTACAGGGCTAACTCGAACTCCACGAATGGGGCTTCCCCTGAGATTTCAGGTTCTTTCTTAGCAGTAGAGAGTGAGAAATACTACATTGAGTATGGGTCTGAGCTTTATGCTAAGAGACTGACCGCGCCTCAACCTATTTTCTTGGTAGTGATTTCTACAGAGGAAGAAGCGACAGCAAACGGTCAAGACTTAGCGACATGGACGCTCGGGGGCGCAACGACAGCTCAGAACACTGTCACACCTAACATGACTCAATGGGACAGGCTCTCTTTTGGAACTGACTTCGGTGTCTCAGAGTTTGCGGTAGACAGCGTGGGTCTAGTGACTCACACAGGGGATCTGACCTTTAATACTTTCTTACCTGTTGCTTTCGACGTAAACACTTTCAATCTTCATGAGGTTTACCCAACAGGTTCAGCGCCCACTTACGGCAACTTCTTAGAGACTGATACAGGGATCACTGCGGTTCATGGGATCGGTAAGGGGCAGATAGATACGATCATCAACCTCTCTGCCTATGACGAGTCGGTTGTTCCTATGAGAAGAAAGCCTCATAGTAGTATCTTAACGGCTAGGAAAGATACTCAAGAGCGATTCCTAGACGAGTCCTACAGGCTTGACTACAGGTTTACGGACATCACGTCAGAGAATAATCTTATTGGCGGAGGTCTGCCTCTAGGGTTCAACCCTATTTCTCTTTCTGTGCGAGATGACGGAGCGACCTCTGACACAGGCGCTAACGCCAAGCATGGGAGCGCGGGCTACCTCAGAAATAACTACCATTGGGAGTGGTCGGCTTACTCAGGATCTCAAGGTGTTGAAGGCAACGCGCAAGTGAGGGGCTTACCGATTGTCGCAGATAGCGTCTTGAGTGGAGGTAAGTACGGACAGCCACGAAGAGGAGTCTTAACTCGCCCATTAGACAACTACTTAGACACTTCTTTCGTACCTAACGCGAGCTACAGCGCAGATTGGGATAATATCTATCATCTAGGTGCGTACACGGCGGGGATCACCTCTAAGTATTACGGTCAGCCGAACTACGACATAGCAACCCCTTCTGCCTTCGTTGAAAGAGACTTTTCTTTCGTTCGAGTCTTTGATGTTTCTTTCTCACAGTCAGGCGCTCCCGAGAGCATGGTAGGTACGAGTCGATTTAAGCTCAGACTTGTTGGCCTTGAGTTTGAGAACTTCAGGTACTTGGGGAATGTACCTGTGGCTGATGACAGGGGCGTTGAGATTTACGCTAAAGTGCCCGGCCTTACCACTTGGATGGACGTAGGTAGGAACGATGGAGAAGGACCTAGCAAACAGCACATCAATCAGGATGGCGCGGGATGTCTCATTTCTCATCAAGAAGGTGTGTTAAAAGAAGAGGCTCTTTACTTCACTGATCTTGAAATCGAGGTGGGCGGTAATGCTTCTTTCTTCACTAACTCTGAAGGTGAGTGTCCTGTGCTTGTGAAGGTCGTATTCCCTTATAATACAAAGGGAACAGATGGCTCTTTGTTCTTTGGTCACAGCCCGAGTGCGATGGCTACAAACACGCCATTCCGAGAAAGGAGAGGGCTCGTGGGTATAGATGTCTTAAGGATGTCTAACGGAAAGAACTTCGATGAGGACGAGGTTGTGTTCCTCTGATTGTTCTTTAATCAACCACCCTTCATTGCATGGTTCATGTAAAATATTAAGCGAAGGAAATCACCTATGGCTTCTACGAATGATCTTGATCGCCTAAAGAAATCTGCTCAAGGAATCCAAGCCACAAATGACACTTCTTCTGAGAGCTTCTCAAGGGATCGAGTCATTAGAGCTGAAGAGGTAAAAACAGGTCTTTCTCGACTCAACGGCTCATGGGCTAGTGAGTACCGAGTAGAGGACGCGACAGACACTAGTTCAGAGTTAACTATCAGGACAGGTCTAGGTCAGGTGGGTGTAGGGGATATTGACTTCATCCCTTACACCGAGAATACCAATAGAATAGGTGTTAAGGGAGCGCCCTCGCTAGGCTCTCCGATTTCTTTCGAGGTGCTAGGAGCTACCCTCAAGTCTCCGCTCGTCGATTGGACGTGGACTCTCGACAATACAGGAAACACGCTCACGATCAACCATGCCACTAAGACTATCCTCACCGAGTACGGAATCGGACAGGCTTCTGATAGCCCTGAAGTGATCTCTCTTGAGGACTTAGAGGCGGATCACGGTGGGCTCTATGTTGTAGTCAACTATGTAAGTAACTCTTATGAGAAATGGGCGAGCACTTGGACTCCCCCAACTTATGTGGCTAGAGACGATATCCACCGCGCTCAAGATCAAATCTTCAGGGTTGAGTCTATGACCTCAACCGAGATCACTCTTTCTAGTCGCACTCCTCTTTCAGATTGGTTCGACTCAGGGGGAGATGTAGTGGGGGTCATGTTCCTTAGAAAGAAAGCATCTCGTATGCTTGAAGCTCCTCAGAGTGGGGGGACTACTTTCTTTGTGATGCCACCTGAAACATCTGCCTCATTGGACTTCGAGCCTCCTCTTTCTAATTGGAAAGTAGGAGACTTCCACACAGAGGCTACGTCAGGGACAGCCTCTAACTATGGACTTAAAAACAAGACCGCAGTACCTACAGAGCTGACTCATTCTGAGAGCAAACTAGTCGGTAATCTTGTAGGCACTCCGACTAGTGCTAGTGAGTTTAAAGTCTCTATCTACCCTGAAGGCTCTTCTGCTCCGTCACAGGGAGCTCAGGCTATCACTTCATACGGCACGTCTTTCCTCGTCGGAAAGTGCTTGAGAATTACGTCTGTCAGTGGCGGTAGCGAGCTCACTACAGAGCAAGTAAACTCTTTCTATGGTTTCTATGAGATCATCAGCATTGTAGGTGGCGGTGCTCCCTACACGATCACGTTAAGAAGAGTGAGCGAGCAGAACCTCTCAACGGGCAAGGTCACTTGGGATGCGAGCTATGCTTTCGACGTGAGTGTGACGTTCACTCTCCACAACACGGTGAGTGACTTACTTTCTAGCGCGGTGGCTCAGAAAGTGGAGATTGAGTCAGCGCGCGTCAAGGCTCTTATCTCGCCTTCACTTACGAGCAACAACGAAGCGATCACTCTTAGTGAGTCGTCTCTTGGTCGGGGCGGTAGCTCCTCTTGGAGTGGTGCAGAGCCCTCCAACCTCCTTGATCTTGGCTTTGGCGTTGTTGTCTACCCCACTAAGATTAGTGCAGACACAAACTCTCTTGTAGCTGACTATGAGAACCCTCTTTCTCCCGACCTCTATGACGTCGATTATGAGGGGGCTACCGTCTACCTCAAGAGCGCATATAGTCAGGACTTGAGTATCACGTCTCACGCCACCAATCCGAGTGGCAAAACTGTGCTCTTCATTTCTTGTGTTGCGCTCTCTCAAGAGGCGAGCTTCGGTATGAGGCTCACCACACTAGACGAGGGTATGGAGAAAGGCGCGTACCTACTCCCTAAGATCCCTCAGATTATGGCGTCTGACGATCTTCTCGATATCAGCACTGTGGATCACTCGATCTTTTGGGATGGAACAAACTCGATCTTTATCCCTTCTCTTTCTGTCGATCAAGTCCCACACACAGGGCGTATCGAAGCGGATATCCTCGACACGTTCGCTTTCCCTGAGACGACTAAGACTTTAGGATTTATCTACAGGGGCGTCTCGACCCTCAACAATGGGATCAAGCTCGACAATGTGAAAGTAGATTTTGACTCGACCTTCTACGGAATGAAGATCGAGTCTACGACCACGTTCAGATTCAGTCGTCATGGTCGTCTTTCTTTCAAGCAATCCGCGCTAGTAGGGCGCTCTGCTAGAAGTGAGTCTATCACTTTCAATGACGGAGGTCTTTCTTACAACCCTGACGGAAGTATTTCTCTTTCCATCAGCGGTCTGAGGACAGACGAGAGCACTCTCATCTATGACTCTAACACACGAAAGTGGACTATAGATTCGAGTAGGTACGAAGTAGGTCTTGAGCTTAAGAGAGGTGATCTTGTCGCCTCTAATGTAACTGAGCTCCCTGCTGATCAAATGACCGTCGCGCCTGTCGTATTTCTTTCTACGAGTAACACAGATCAGGATGAGATCACGAACGACTCGCACATGATCACTCTTGATGCGAGCGCCTTTGAGAATCTTGGCGATGAAGTGCCTGACTATACGGGCTTCTACCTTAACGTGGAGGGCGCATCCGTTCTTTCTAAGAAAGTAGTTTCTTTCACGAACGGTGCGAGGATCATCGTAGGTCTTGACTCAGCGAATACGCCATCTAACCCTTGGCAGAGTAAGTTCCTCGCTTATAGGAATGACACAGGGTCAGCTCAAACAGACATTGAGCTCTCTACTGCGCTTAATACCGCGCTCAAGAACACTTACACAGATACTTACCCCACAGTAAGAGACTATTTCTACGCCTCTAGCACAAGTCAGATCATGATCTCAGGGCGGAGTCCAAGTGTTTTTCCCTCATACTCTTATTTATCTACTGCGAACCTTCCTTTTATCGTAGAAAGTCTTTCTGAGGGTAACTTTAGTGACCTAGCGAAACTCCCCTCTCATAGATATCTTCTTTCTCTTGAGGAGGTCGGTGGGGGTAAATGGGTGACTGTAGCTGTTTCTGTAGCGGAGACGGACTTCCCTCACTCTTTAGTTGATATGAGCGGTGATTTCTCTAAGACTCTCGACGTGGCAAAAGCGATATGCGAGTCTCTAAACGAAGACCTTTACTTCGGACACTCTGCGCGCTTGCTCAACAGAGCGGGCTTCTATGAGGGCTTCCATCAGGAGTATGACAACGGCACAGGGGATGTGACCCTAAACCCTACTCTCCAAGCTAAGATTGATGCCTACGGAAATCACACTGTTTATGGTGAACGACAAGTTCTTTGGGTCACTAATGATGACCCTAGACACTCCAACAACGGCTCGGCTCTGTGGACAGATGTCACAATAGAGTTGATCTGCACAGGGCGTGGGTGTGGGAAAATCCCTTTCATTGAGGGGGGTATTTCAGGAGACAATCTCAAAGACGAGGCAAGTAAAACTGAGAACCAACTTATTAACGTCATAGCCTCTTTAGGTAGAGCAGAGCAAGCGACAGGATCGACTGTTTACGACATTATATTTGAGGGTCAAGATCATAAAGACTACAACCGAATAGGCTTATATTGGGAGTCAGAAACACTCCCTGATACTGCGACTGCTGAAGTTAAGAGTGTAAGTGCTCAAGCAGAGGGGAATACAACTGAGCTTGGTTTCGATAGAAATGGGTTCTTGCCTGTCGGACCTTGTGTTGGGTCATCTAGAAAAATCTATAGTCAGTCATACAGTAGCTACCCTCAGCCATCGCTCTATTTAAGACTCTTAGATGGGATCTATGACGGAAACGAAAGAGACTCAGGAAGCCCGATCAGAAACAGGATCGCCCCTGACTACTACACTAACGACGGCACTGGATACTTTGACCTCCTACCTTTCTTAGACGCGACAGGCGGTCAAAAGAACGTGGGAGAATCTTTCGATTTCTTGGCTCAAGACCATTGGCTCGACAATCCACACTTCGGCTTCAGTTCAGAAGATGATCTCAATGAGGAGGAGCTAGGGCTTTACACATGGGTATCTCGTGACTATGTATACCCTACGTCAACAGACGTTCAGGAGAGCACTTATCTCGGTTTAGTCTGTACTTTCTCTGTTAACAAAAGAGAAAGGTCTAGCTTCTTTAAGCCCTTGATGAGCGAGTTCCACACGGGATATGAAGACATGATTGTCTCTGTGTCTTCAGAGTATTTCTCTCGCGACCTCTACTCACCTAACGTGATCGAGCTAGGTGACGACATCTACTTGAACGCAAGTGTTTCGGGAACTCCGAGAATCGCTAAGGCGAAAGTAACATGGCGCTCTCAGAGCTCGGTAGGTAAGTACGAGTATCAGGCTTCTCTTAAAGCGGTGAACGGACAGTACGGGGGCTTCAGTGGGCTTTCTTACTATCAGCCTGTCTTTGCCCATGTGAGCGAGCAGAGCTTCAGTGCTTCTTTCACAGAGGCGACAGGGAGCAACTTAATCTCAGCTTCGGTTGTAGGGGGCAACAGCTTCTTTTGGACTCAAGGCAACTTGAGGAGTCTCCTGACCACCGCTTCAGTGCCTACACAGCTCGGTTATTCTGAGTTCTCTGAGAACAGAGACGTGGGCGCAATTGATGGAGGCTTCGGCTCTTTCGGAACACAGAGCGCGTCTCTTCTTTCAGGGGGTCGATTGGGTCTGTTCAACGGACTTCCTCAGACTCATGCGGGGATCAGCTTCGCTTCTGTCTCAGGCGGTCTTGGTACTTCAGGCTACAGAGGTGGTCAGGACGTTGGTCAGTACGGAGAAGATGAGTTAAGAGTATTCGAGACTTTCCTTGAGCATGGTGTGTTCTCCTATGTGAGCTTGCCTTTAGGAACAGGAGGTTCTTTCTCTAGTACGATTGGTCATACTACGAGAGAGAAAGGAAAGAAGTCAGACTATAAGTCGGCGGTGTTCGGGGGGAACTCAGGTCTGCGTGTATCAGGTGATATCAACCTGTTCATCAGAAACATGAGGATCTTGGGGTCTGACGATAACACCGCGTTTGTCATGCACACGGACTATGCGCCTCCTACCAACACTGATTTCTTAATCTCGAACGCTGACGTGACTCTCGATGTGACCTCTGCTTTCTTGCCCTACAATCAGACAGGTACAGGCCCGACCACATCAGGACTACAAGCTCAGAAATCAGCACAGGGTTTCACTAACCTCAGTCTGAAGTCTCAGGGGGGCGCTCATATGCCGTCAGGCGCGGGATTGTTCGGCCCTGTTTCGAGTGGAGCAATCACGGATGTTTCTGTGCGTAGAACAGCCACGATTTCTTTGGGTCTTACCCTAGCAGATCTTAAGGGTATCTCCAAGAGTCTCGGGCGTGAGGTTTCTGAGCCTGTAGGGAGCACAGAGAGACAAGTCTCGGCTAACTTCCCGAATCAGTACGGTACTGAGGCTGACATCGGTAGCGCGCTCTTCCATATGGCGCAGTTCTCTTCTTCAGAAATACCGACGATGGCACTCCCTTCTTTAAGAGATGCTTACGTCGCTCTGATGAGATATAAGCACACAGACGGCTCTGATGTTAACCATGACGACAACTGGGGTATCTACAAGATCATAGACACTCCTGTCTTAATGCCTGTGGACGCTTCTGACATTGAATCAGGTCAGGGTACTAGAAATACTCTTCATGGCTATGGGAGCGATTATACGACCCATACGAGATCATCTCTTAACACCATCGTGGCGAACATCATGGTGCGTGTCGAGTCCGATGAGATCAGGTCTATCTACCCTGATCAGTCTGCTTCTAATCAGGGGGCTAATGCGCTCACTCCTTCAGAGTTAGTGATCGGCTCTACCTACTACGAGAACTCTCTTCTTTCTAAGCCTACAGCTAAGCTAGGTCACAGTTGGAGAGTGCTGAAGAGGAGCGCGGGCAACTACTACCATGACGTAGTGGTCTTTGACGTCGTGGATCAAGGGGGCAGTCCTTCAGGCGCTCCTTCAGACTTACACGGTCTTGAGGTGAACCCTAGAGCATTGGGTCGAGATTCTTTCCCCGCAGAAATCGTTCCGCTCGGTTACTCAGATAACCACAACGCAGATATGCCCCTGAGCCTTGAGCTCGCGCCGATGGATTACTTCGATTCAGACGAGACGCTCAGGGACACTACTCTAGGACTAAGACTTCTCGGTGTCCATCGAAATATGGATCATAGAGGAAAGACATCTTCCCTTGCGTTCTTGACCTCTTATCAGACGACCTATCAGGGAGAGACTCTTTCTAGAGAGCCCTTGAGCTTCGTTGACTCTTTAAGAACTCGCATTGGAGACTTCATCGGAGACTCACCCGCCCGTCTAGCTGTCTACTCTTCAGAGAGATCAGATCGACTTGACGAGTCAGCGAGCAGTACAACCAAGCAACTCTTTGAGAATGGTGAGTCAGGGTATGTGTCTCTTGGCTACCCTGAGAGGTTCGGCTTAGGTGTTGTTCTCGATGGTGGTCTTGGCGTGGTTTCGGGTAACGCTGTTCGAGTACATCCGCAGAAAGGAAACTTCGACTCACTAGGTAGTCTTAGTATCTATTCTAGCCCACTCATGGACTCTCGCCTCGACTTGAGAGACGGCAACGCTGTCTCCCTCCCAAGTCGTTTCAACCGCGCCGAGTTCTATGGCGATGTGGTTGTCGCGGGTCATGACTCAGACTTAGTAATTGATGATGCGCGCACAGCAAACGGTGCTTTCGCTAGAAAGAACGAGGCCGATCTATCAGCGAGCACTACTAAGAGTTATCAGTCAAGGCTCTTGAGTTTCGGAGAGAGATGGAGCGCCTTCGGTGCTTGGAATGGCGGAAATAACTCACAGGGTTACATCGCTCTCATTCAAGACTCCATCCCTAACTCTTATGGCACAGGCTCTCTACCTAGCTACTTCTTGAGCGCGCCACCTCCACCTCTGCCTAGTGATACAATCTTGCCTTGGTCAAAGACAGGGATCAGGGTTAAGACAGGAGGCACAGTTGTCTACGAAAGAGCTTTCAGACCACAAGACGCAACAGGTGCAGATATCGTCGCTTCTATGGCGAAGGGAGCTAAGTCTGACCGAGGCTTGAGAGGTCTTGAAATCCCGACTTACGGTGAGTGTATGTTGCTTCCGAAAGGACCTTCTACTCTTGGGGGTAGGGTCTTTGAGCGCGCCAACAGCTTCACCGAAGAGCTTACCTCGATTGGGTACGGGTCAAAGACTAAGATTAGGACAGGTATTTCTCCTACGGACTTGCCTCTGTACGAGTTCTATAACGGACCTTCTAGGTTTGCGTATGGAGGCAACTTTGCTGTGACTCTTGGGAACGTCATGCAAGAGCATGGTGTCTTTGAAAGAGAAACAGCGTCAAGTCGATATTTCCCTGTCAGCCACAGCCCTAAGACTAACTCGGGCGGAGGGATTTCGGATAGAGTAGATGAGTTTGATGCGGGCATTCTTTCTCAGGCTTACCACCACTCACGCTCAAACGAGAGCGTGACATGGGGTGGTCAGAGTGTTCTTTTCGAGAATCCCTCAGACACTCGCACGATCTATGTTTATGCTTACTACAACAGCTCGTCAGCTAACAGTGACGAGGGCTTCGCTGTTTTCTATCTCGACTATAATAAGAGAAAGGTCTTTGTGGAGATAGATACCGCGACTTACGGTGCAACCGCTACTGCACCCATAGAGCAGAAAACTGACCCTGTAGGAAATGGGCGACCTTTTGTTAAGGCTGCTAACTCAGCTAACTTGCCTACGGGTGGAGGCACTTGGAACGCGGGGGGTGCTTTCGATCTGCCTTTATATGTTGATAGATTCTATGTAGTTACGGGCGCTAACGTAGCTGACACAGGCACGCCTGACTTGTCTGTCCTTTTCTTCAGATTAGCTAGTATAGACACAGCTCTTTATGGGTTCAGCTTAGGTTTCAGCACAACCTACAGCTCCTCCACTCCATACCTCGACCTATACCCTGATGTGCAGAGTGCTCTTTCTCAGGCAGACGACAACAGATATGTTAATAAGATTGACTACCCTGTAGGGTTACCTGACTGGGGTGTAAACAACACATATGACTATGACTTCAACCTCACTCAAAATGATCTGATCTCTGAGGGTTTATCAGCGACTCAGAGAAGCGATATCCTAGAGTCTCCTGATGACCCTATGACATCAAATATGCAAGTAAGACTTCTTGATGGGATGATACTTGAAGATGTTACCACAGGTACTTTCTACACAGTAGGTGATGTCGGAAGGTATAGAGGTTGGCACTCTCACCTTAAGCCCATTTCTCAGCCTGGAGATGTGGTTAAGTATGCACACAACAACCTCTATTTCTCAGATTACGATGAGCTAGACTCAAACCCCAACCTTTCTTTCTCCCGCGCTCCGATAAGAAAAATGACTGCGGGGAGCGCGATAGGCAATAATGGCAACACGTCACCTGAGATTTTCTATGATCTCTCAGGTGACTTTGACTACGAGCAAGACTGCTTAGACAGAAACGACGCGAGCTCTCAGAAAAACGGCTTCGGAGATGTCTCCGACAATGGCTATGTTCGTAGACCTCTTGTCGGACATAAGTTCAGAGTTGTGCCTAATGTGGAGTTCGTTCCTGTGCTCGGTCACAGATCAGTTAAGGGTGGGATCGCTGTGCCGTTCGATAAGGCGACCTCCTACACGACTTACATTGAGGAAGCTGACGCGATTTTCTATGATCGAGACTACTCTTTCTTAGAGAGTGACATCGGTAGAAAAATATACGTCTGTGGGACTTACGAGTACGCTTATGTGGGTTGGTACGTCATCATCGACATTCAGAAAGACTATCTCGTCAACCCATACACAGGGATCTCTTCAGCTAATCTCGACCTCTTTGACGTGGCTGTGGTTAGAAAGATTAAGAGAAGCGGTGAGTACATTAGGGATTGGAAGTCGGGAGACGGCTCTGTTCTCCCAATGCGCTCTAGAAACATGGTACTTGGGGCGTGTCTCGATGCTTCCTCTAATGGAAAGAGAATCTACCTAGACGACGCAGAGAAAGACTACGACGTCCACGTAGCTGATCCTTTCTTCCCTGTTTCTTCTGAATTCTCGGAGTCTTTTTTAGCTTCCTACTCAGGCACTACTGTCTCAGGAAGAGCAGATCAGAATCTCGTAGGGTACGAGCCAACCTCTCCTCTTTGGATGGGCGTTAACCTTTGGGCTGAGGACGGCTCGAATAGGTTCTTCGGAGTAGTTGCAGACCACTCAGTCTTAGACCCTGTAACTTCGCTAATCAACGAGGGGTCTACCGATCTACTTGTAAGATTTTTGAATGATAACAACAACTTCAACGGTGTTCGTATCGGAAGCTCTCTTAAAGCATACAACCAAGCGAACAGCGCGACGTACACAGGTTGGGGTTCTTACGCAGACGCTAAGTGGATCAAGTGGAAAGTTAAGTATGCCGTACCTGACTACAACGCTCGTTTCCCTGTCCTCGGGAGCAAGGGATTTGTAGTGTGTGGCATCACTTGCGAGATCGACACCTCGCTTCTCACGAAGCTTCAGAGAAAGAACGTAGTCAACAGAGGATGTTTCTTACAGGTGGACTTACAGTTCCACCCTCAGATTGACTCAACCACTCATCTTTCTACTGACAAGACGACCCTATCTCACGATAGGGAGTCTAGAGGGTTCTTCAGACTGAGCGGAGTCAACTCCAACATCAGTGTGGCTTGGGCAGACAAGAACAGCTACTACCCTAATCAGTATGAGGGCTACTCTACAAACGCGAGCTTGAGCGCATTTAACTATGACGTATATGTCTTAGATCAGAATGACCCGACATACGTTATGACCCCTCGCACTTTCGATCTTGCAGATGAGACTCTCTACACTAAGAGTCAGTCAGCAAGTGGCGGTATTCGTTGGGTGTTCTCAGCGCCTCTTCTTGAGGAAAACGTGGGGTCTTACGTCCACCTCACTAAGCCTCGACCTTATCGCTTTGGACAGCCTACATACACTCAGAATGAGCGCCTTCAAAACGAGCTTCCTAGCACCTATGTGAATCCTTTCGCGTGGGCATCTGGTTGGCAGAGAAAGAAAGACCTTGAGAATAACGATCCGTTCGACTTGGGTACGGACATTTTCAGGGTGAACCGATGCCCCTCTACAGGAGATATTCTCTTGGGAGGCGACTGCGAGTCTTACTCTGTTGAGGACATCATCTGTCGAACGAGAGGCGGTTTCACTCAGAAAGGGATTGAGGTTTCCTACGCCCCTCTTTCTGTGATGGGTAATTGGCCTGACTCCGAAACAAATGAACTACCCGACACAGGATCTCTTAACTTCCCTATTCTCTATGCCCTTCAGCCTGTAGCGAGAGAAAGGATAGTGACGATTAAGCCTTCCTCAGCTAACTCATCTGTGGTGATGGCTCATGGTCAGTATGGTGTTGCACCTATGGTTGTCCCCGCGTCTCCGCTTGCCCTTGAGACTACAGGGGCTATAAATACGAGGTTTACAGACCCTCTCAACTTCATCCAAGAACATGGGAGTGGTTTCTTAATCGTAGATGATGACCCCACCACAGTGCCTGGAGATGATGTGCCTTCAGTCTCAATCGCATCTACACTTGATAGTGGTTGGGGCTCAGATTATGTGTTCGGAGAGCGCATCATGATGGATGTCTCTCGCCCTTGGCTTCTCATGGGTCGAGAGAACGCATCTCAGAGCTACAGGTATTTTGGAACTGTTACCACTATCGGTAACACTAACCCTAAGACGGGCAATCCTTTCGTACACGCAAGTAAAAACGGAGGTCAGCTCGCTTGGAATCCCCATACAGAGGGTGGGAACACTGAATCTAAGAGAAGTTATGACAAGTACAGTGACGTTTCTGACACAATGATCAACGCCATCTACACTTGGAGTCCTTCAGGTGAGTGGTGGCAGATTCAAACGCCACTCTACATTGGTTTTAAGAGCGCCTTCATAGATGAGACGACGCCACCTCCGACTCTGAGAATTGACCTCACGGACAGCTTCACTCAGTCTAGCTCGGTTGGGTCGGGGATTAACAGTCCCTATCTCGGGCGCACACCGAAAGGCTCAAGACTAACTAGGATGTGGATCAACTTTGGGTTGAACGGAGACTTCGCAGACCTACCTGGATCACTGTTCGACACGAACTCGAAAGAGCACTACAACTCAGTAGCTTCAGGTAGATATGACAACCTTGATAACACTGTCACACGAACAGAAAGAATCTCTCAAGCAGAAGATCCTTCAGATTATGAGTTCTACAAGAGAAAAGCCACGAACTCTGCGATGACCTTTAACCTCGTCGTAGAAATACCCGGATCCATCGGAAACTCTGAAGACACCTTCTTCATGGACAGATCAGACAACTCGACTGATGATTGGTCTGACCTCATGGATCAGGAGTACAGTTTCTCGTCTATCGGTGGCGGTAACGGAAGCGCCTTTGGTGGGCGCGCTCCTACTTCTTCTTATAACCATTCAAGCAACTCGACGCGGTACTCGATTGTGGATGGCGTTTCTGCGCTCAGAGGAAAGCCCCGTTTCTCAGGAGGCACAATCATCGTGCCTCTCTATGTGAACCGAGAAGCGGGAGACTTGATGCCTAACGTCATGGAGAGGTTCGTCACAGTAGGCCCTGTTCGATTTAAGAGAGATGGCGGAGCTGTGAGCGATTGGTCTGTAGGCGACGCCTACACAGGTTTTGGAGCGAAAGGAAATACGGTTTCTTCATTCCAATATCCTGAGAGTCTTTCTGCGACAGGCACAGTCAACGGACACCTTCGCTCCACGGCATCTGAGAACCACATCTATTCAGACTTTGACGTAAACTCTTTCTCTCCGATTGTGTGGGGTGGTCAGAACTTCTACTCTTCAGAAACCACACTTACAAATTGGAAGGGTCTAGGGGCAAACATCAATCTGCCCGATCTCGCGACTTTTGAGGATATTAGAAGCGCCTCAGTCTTAGCGAGCCCTATGCCACGATCTTCGAGGACAAGTGGTGGTGTTCTTTCTTCTTTCTCTTCAGGCTTATTCTCAGACACAGGGATGTTCTCTCCTGAGAACACTAACTATGAGCTCGCTCTCCATCACTCGGCGAGCACAGGGATTACGATTGCTCACCCATCCATTTCTCTTGAAACCTTCATCAATGAAGAGGACTTTCAAGGCGGTAACTTCGGAACGACAGACGCCAACTCTTTAAGACAGTCTCCTAAATCTAGCCCCCACAGTTTCACTATAGCACTCACTCCTGTAGGGGATGCTTTTGAAGCTCCGAGTTCTGCGATCACTATGCCTAAGCTTAGTGGAGGAAGCTTGTACGCAGACACCCTCTACACGGACATCTCAGGCAGACAGTTTGCCTCTCTTGGTAGATATGGGCGCTCACTTGAGGTGAGTCGAGGAACAGACCCGAAAGACAGACGCTTCAAGGTCGGTAACTGGCTCGATAAGATTTTGGACTACTACGGCATCCCCTCTCAGAGTGGTTCGATGCTCCCTGTTGGAGCGCGAGTCTATCTTGAGGCGACTGTGCCTTGGCCTAGCCGACCTTTTGGGGGTCTGACTTCTTTCTCAAACAACGGAGCTTGGATTTCTTCTGTGAAATGCGCGTTCGAGGTTGAGACTGCTGATGGTACAGCTTGGACACTCGATGTGAACACGATGGGAGAAGACTGATGATCATCATGACCCGAAAAGACGACCTACCCGTTCAGACTATCAAGTCTTTCGACGAGTATGTCTACATGAACGGAAAGTATATCCTCGACTTTCCTGACTGCATAGAGATAGGAAATGAGCTAGGGGCTAATAACCCTTTCGATCTCCCTACTCTTATTTCTAGCATAGAGGGTAAGTTCTTGGAGTCTTACCCCTCCTACGACCACCTGATTTACAAGCCTCTCCTCGACTCCTCTGCGGAGTTTGATGGTTCGGCTCTCTTTCCGAAAGAAACGGGGCATATCCCTTGTCGATTTAGGGTAGGAGAGACACCCAACGTGGCTTGTGTTCCAAAGGAAACTCCTGCGGGTAGGAACGGTTTGCTCATTACTCAGAATATCGACCTGACAGCTCTTACGAGTGACGGTGAAGGTCGAGAGACTTTCTTGATGTATTGGCGCATCGTGAGAAAGGGAGTAAGGCATGACACCACTCCTGTAGATCTCACCAATTACGCAGACGCAGATAAGAATGAGCCTACCGTGATGAGATATGTCGAGGCTTCTGAGAGCGAGTATTCTGTTTATATATCTGAGAACGATGGAAATACATACGAGAAGATCGAACGCCTCGCTCCTTTTTCTTTCGAGCAAAAGACAGGAGAGGTTCGGATCGCTTTCCTTAATGAAAGCTCCATTAACGATCTCTACATACTCTCGTATGCCCTTATATTTTAAGGAGAATATTGAAAATGGCTGATAACTTCAAAGATGGTGTAAGCAGAGTGATGGAGGTCATAGACCGTCAACTCTCACAGGTGATATGGCAAGCGGGAAAGCCCCCTATGGACAGCGAGCTCAACCTCGTTGGGCAAATAGGGTCAGAGGCTCTTTCTGAAGTGATTAGAAAGACGACTCACAGTGGTTTCCTACTTGACCCAACAAGAGCTGACGACGATTTCTCTTTCTTCGATCAGTCTACAAACTACTTTGAAGTTAAGAGAGGTTTAGACAACCCTCTCGTAGCTCTCGTAAATGGGTGGGTTATCCCTGTGATCGGGACTGAGAGTTCTGATGGGGTCACTAACGTAGTTAAGCTCCCCACACCGCCCACGACTGACTCTGAAACGAATGTAGTCTTTCTCGAAGTTTGGAAGGCAGTCTTAGATCCTAGCGACTCAAACAACAGACCTGACGCATCTACAGTCTATCCGTATGGAAACGTGCTGTATACCGCCTCTAGCTTTGCCGATGAGATGATCGACCCCACACTAGGGTTCGAGACAACTAAGAGAGTCCAAGTTCAGTACCGCTTAAGAGTTCAAGGTGCAAACGTAGACATCGTGAGTCACCCTTCAGGTCTCGGTGATGCAAACGTCTTAGCTCAGGGCGCTACTGCAAATCCTGTGCTCGGCTACACGTTCTCCAATCAGAAAGAAAACGGCGACGTGGGTCTTTGGAGAGCGGGGGATGGAGACACAGCTTCTAAGAATGACTTGGGAGCTGTAGACGGTTATGTGTACGCGATCCCTGTATGTGCGGTGTTCAGAAGGAACTCTAATCTCTATCAAGCGATCTCTGCGGGTGCTCCTAACCACAATGGCTCTATTTCTCGCAGACCTACGGAGTCTTCAGAGTTACTTTCTGAGACAACACTAGGGACAGCACTCAGCTATGATGACGCAGTGCCATCTGCGAACATCAGCTATGCGACATCAGGGGGGTTCAGCTCCGCGCTCGACGACCCTTCTTTCTTCGGCATAGCTCAGGGGGGGTCAGGAAAGAGATTCTTAGTAATCGGTGAAGGTCAGGAGAAAGAGGTCATCTCCATAAGCGCGGTAGATACAGGTGCTAAGACATTTACTATCGAGGGGAGAGGGCGAGCTGGCACACAAGCCAAGAACCACGCAGTAGGCAGTAAGATTGAGATCCACGTAGCCCGACCCGATGGTCTTTTCGCAGACCAAATCGTGAGTGATGATGTCCTCGATCTCAGGCACTCTGTTTCTCTCGGTGAGTGGGACTACAACCGAATCTTAGAGAGCTCTGTGCGTGACTTGCTTGTAGGAGACATGAGGACCACCTACAAGCAAGCGGGTTCAGGATCGAATAGCATAGGAAAGAAAGTAGAGGAGGTTTCTGTCCTCGTTAGTCTTGGAGGAGAAGCACGCAACTATGCGAGTATCGTTGACGCTCCCGATGGGATTAGAACTACTTGGTCAGATGCCCCTGTAAGACAAGACGATGTTACTTTCTTAGTAGACCCTACGACAGCGACGAACTCGAATGGTCTTACATCCGTATCTATAGATGCGTCTCTTCTTTCTACATGGACTATCGGTGCGAAGTTCAATCCTACGGCGTTCTTTTACGCGACGAACCCTGTTCAGAATGGCTCTTTCATTAAGTTCAATATCGGCGGTTCTGACAATGCGTCAGGGGCGCGTGGGGGGCTCAAGCCTGACCTCGACACAAAAGTGGTGAGGTTCATTTCTCCTGAAGAGTCAGAGGGTCGATTTGACCCATTCAAGATTAAGTTCACGAACTACAACAGACCGAATGGTTTTGGAGAGTCGGGTACTCAAGGTGAGTATGTGTCTCCAACAGCGGTTAGTAAGTTTGAAGATCCCTATATCGTGCTTGGTGAGGATTTCTTTACTGCGAGTGGACTAGTCGCAGAAACCACCACAGGAAATCTTAGGAATCTCGCGTGGGAAAGAAGGACTGCGATCTACACGGATGTGTGGGCAATCAAGGTAGCTTCAGACTTAGACGCGATCTACACCGCCAACATTCTTTATAACACAACGACTCTTGATGATTTGATTACAGATAATCAGCGCGATCTGAGTGGTCTTTCCTCAAAGGCGTATCTAGTCCTTTATGGAGACAAAGATCAGCAGATCACGAATAATGGTGTCTTTAAGATTATTGGTGCGGGGTCTAACTCTTCTCTCCTTGAAGGCGGGATTCTTTCTTACAATGACGCGCCCACATACACAGCATGGAATGGGGAGGGAACTCCACAAAATTGGGTGTATCTTCTCAGAGTTGGGTCTAACGACAGTCTGTTCGTCAATGAGCCGACGCATACTCTCTTTGCAGAGATGAGGACTCAGTACCTCGACAGCCGAGACGACGAGTGCATGATCGCGTTTACGTCTTGTTCAGATTCGGACAGAGCTACACACGCGAACCTCCCTCTCGTAGCAGAAAGAAGCGCGCCAATCGCCATCTCGACAACCTTGCAGTATCCGCCCGCGAGGGGCGCGAGCGCGAGGGTACTTGATGACATCCATACCATCGCTTTAAGAAACATCACCTCTGACTATCTCAGGAACGCACCTTCTCGTCTTGATGTGGACGCTGTGAATGAAATGCCTCTCCCTAATGGTGAAGTCTATCTCCCTGTGAATAACCACATTGAGAGTTGGAGTAAGCTCGACCCTGAAGACAGGGAAGAAATCTCTAACAGCGAGATTAAGAAAGAATCCGAGGCTTTCATTGATGTTGGGTCTAAGACGGTTGTTCTCAGACCTTTCTCAGATCAGGGTATCAGACTTTCAGGACACACCCTTTCTTCGAGCGTGTTAGGAAACGAGAAATACGCAGATGGGAACACAGATAAGTTCGGCGCTCTTAACTTGTTTAACGACGCAAGGACTGAGGTCTACGCCGTTCCTCAAGAGATCATGCCCACTTTCGGTAGGCAAGACATCCCTTACCATGTGAAGACGAGTGACGTAGACCCTTACATGGAGGGCTACAACCACCTTTTCTCAGATCAAAGAAACACCACCTCTTCTTCTTTCAGAGTGATTGGCGGTCAGTACAACGGATCAGGTGTTTACCCTCTCGTTTTCGCCACAGGAGTGGGGGGGAGCACTTACGGCCAATGGGTGGCGAACTCTAACCTCGCTAATCAGGGCGCTTTCGTAGCTAAGAAGATCAGCCTCACAGGGAAGCCTTCATCCGAGTTCGGAGATGTCTTAAACGGCATCAAGCTCCCTCCATTCTTTGGCATTGTGCGCCTGTACGGTATTTATGAGGCTCAGGACTTCAACGCGCTCGCTCCTAACGCGAGCATCGGCTCACATGAGACGGACAGAGAGACGCCAACAGGCAACGCGGGGGGTCTTCCTCCAACTAACCTCTTGAGGAAAGACAGTGATCTCTTCCCTCTCTATATTCTTAGAGGAGGTGGAGCTGAGATCACGGTGGAGGGTGAAGAGGAATCCCACACTTATGTGGTGACAGAGCACGCTCTCGACATCTCCAAGATCCCAACTTATGTAGACGGCAACTCTTTCTCAGACTTTGAGTACGTCGTTGAGTGTACAGTCTTTGGTTTCGGTGTAGGCTTCATCAATGAGAACAACTTTGTTCTCGCTAGAAAGTACGATGCCTCTGACAGCCTCGTAGGTGTTGGGGGAGGGACTGCGCTCACTAACATAAGAATGTGTCTTCCCTCTCCTGTTTCTCACACAGATGAGGTCTACATCGCGGGTACTCGAACAGTGTATCAGGGCGACCCTTTCCAAACGATTGGAGGCGCGTCCCCTAGCTATACTGATCAGGCGTATAGGTATGGTTTAATACCTCCTTCAAACACCTATCTTCTTAACACTCCGAGAGGACAGGAAGAGACAGATGGGACGAGCGCGATTGAGGTAGCTAACAAGAGGTCTTTGGAGGTGCTTGCCTCTATGGATTTCTACACGACGATGGGAACAGGGGCTATGGGCGGTCTTGTTCGTCGCAATACTCTAAAAGACGTGGGCTACTCTAACTACATCTCTGACTCTGCTCTTATCGCATCAGGAGAGCGCGTGGCCCTGAGTCCGACTCAGGCTCTCCCTCAAACTAAGATTGGTCTTTTCACAGAGGTGTTGGGAGATGGGTCTGAGAGAGCGAGCGCGACAGTCACGATCTTCTTCCTTTTCTTTGACTTCTACTCAAACAGTAATGGCTCGGATTCTTACTTAATGATTGAGGTTGATGACTCAAGGGGTCAGGGGATCTTTACTTACCAAGTAGACGTCAATTCACCGCCCGCGAGCTTCAGTGATCTCGTACAGGAAATCGTGGCTTCTTTTAACGGCACTCTCGTTGACTTTGTGACTGAAGAAAGAAACACCTCTGTTTCTTTCACCTTCTTCTCTCCCACGTTAGGTGAAGACGGTAACAACACAACTCTTAGTGTATCATTACTTTCTGCTTCTACAGGTGGAGCACGCTCTGACACAGGCATCAAAACGAAGCTGTTCAGCGGTGGTCGAGTAGGGTCTAACTATGACAACCCGACCTTGAGCACCGTGAGCATGACAGGAGGTAAGACTAAACCTGTCAATGCGATTTCTTTCCTGTCTGATTTCGAGGCAAGAGACATCGACATTTCTCTTGTTGGACTCACTTCTAGACTCCCTTTAGGGATTCTCGTAAGTGATCACGATTTCATGTGTGAGGACATCTTAAGAGACGGCTCTGCTCGCCTCCAAACCTTTGGAAGTAAGCTGACATCCTTGCCTTCGTCTGTAGGAGCTGATGAGAAGGGTAGACCTTACACTAAGATTACGGGTGGGTCAGGTGAGGTTCTCCACATGGGAGACGGAGACGTTCTTTCTTACGGCGCGTTCCCCTTAGCGGGAGGCACAAAGAAATACAGGGTCTTTAGAGGTGGCGGTAGTGTGTACGGCGGATCAGGTGACGTGAAGGGCGCTCCTCTGACTTTCCTCAACGACTCTTTCTCTGAAGAGCTAAATCCTGTACTAAAGGGATCAGCCCTCGCTTGTCGTGCGATGCTCGTCAGGAACTTCGAGGAGACTGCTTTCAACGCACAGAACCTTTCTGTGCGATCACATGGTGATGAGATACAGCTCTTAATCGCCACGCAAGCTGTCTTTAAGGGCAAGAACGACAGGCTCTCGCCTCTGCCCCTCAAGATAGGTGGGGAAATCTCTCCTAGCGGATATGGTGAAGGATTCGCTTGTGCCGACCGCTTCAGAGTCAAGGGTCTACCTTTGATGAAGGGCAACAGTCAGCCTCCTGAAGATAATGATCCAGCTAAGCTGAGTCTTGATAAGAGTATCTTCAACTTTAAAAACTAAGGAGTTCCGAGATGGGTAGAAAGAAAGGTCAAGGCAAAGCGGTGAGAAACCATTTTTGTTGCACTGTGTGTGGTCTTGGTCTTCCGAAAGAGCCTATTGATTGGGGACTCTCTTGGTCAGACGATTCGGGTGTCTGTAGCCCTTGTCTGACTAGTCTCAGAGCTAAGTTCCCTAAGAAAAGAAAGGCAAGCCATGACCTCCCTAGAACTCTTGAAGATGATTAAGTCTATCTGCCAAGCGCCACTCGGCTCTTTCCCTAGAGGGGATATCACCTCTTCTTTAAGAGTGACGCTCGCTATGACGCCAAACTCAGTGGCGTTAAAAGACAAGAAAGGCGAGTCTGTAGTCATCCGAATCGTAGGTGACGATAAGTTCAACGTCGAAGCCTCAAGTGGTCTTGGGGGACATTCTCTTATTGAGTGCGATATTGAACGGGCGCTGGTCTTCGCAGTTGATTCAATCGTCCATGAAGAGATCAGGAGAGTGGTGCGCGAGACGCATAAATGAGCGCCCCGCTCGATAGCTCATCCTAAGCGTTTCTTTCATTCTTTCAAGAGCCTTCTCAGAGAGCATCTCGGGCTTAAGAATGAAGTGAGCGAAAGTCTCCGCGAAGTCTTCATACGGATCTCTGTGTCCATAAGGCGTGGGGATGCCTAGACTTCTAAGAGTTTCGTTCTTAGACGCCTGTTCATAGGTGAGGTAGTTCATGCCTTTCGGGATGACGCCTTCCCATGACTTATTCCAATAATCTCTAGCGTCTACAGAAAGAAAGTCTAAATGAAGCCAATGGCCTATCTCATGGACAAAGGTGAAGACGATGCTTTTTAAGCCTGAGATGTGACAGGTTTGGTCAAGCAAAGTGTCGTAGAGGCAGACGATCTTTTTTCCTTGAACATACACCGCGCCAGAGATGCCCCAACCGCCCTCTATTTCGTCTTCAGGGTTTGATCGGAGAACGACCTTACTGAGAGACTCATGAAGGAGAACTGTGACCTTTCTTTTCTTAAAGAGGTGGTCGAGGAGATCAAGAGGCTCAAGCATGGCTTCAATAACCGCCTCACTGAGATCCTTCGCCTCAACCTTAAATCCTTTATGGGTAAAGGCTTTTCTCTCTATCGTCTCTTGGTCTTTGAACCTACGATCTCTTTCTTTGACGAGAGGCTCTAGGGTCTTTACTTTCTCAAGTAAATCCTCATAGTCTCTGATTGTCCCGTAGGTATTCTGAGACATCTTGAAGATCTCCAAGAAATAGCCGAAGTCCCTCCCCCAATAGTTATTCTCAGCAACAGTTCTGCGCCCATAGAGGTGTTGAACTGAGAGCCTGAAGTCTCTATCTAGCTCGCGGTTCACCGCCTCAAACTCTTGAGGAAGCATATGTTCTTGGTAGGGGGGGTATTCCCACATCGAATCCACAGAGTTCACCATGCTCTTGATCAATTTCTTGATTCTAAACAGAGGGGTGTTTCGCAAGCTAGGCATGGGAGATTACCTGTAAACGCTCGTAGTACTGATGTCTAGCTGACGTACAACCTCATCCTGAGTCTTGATGTACGCTTTAGGAACACGCTCTTTCCTAAGAAGATCTCTCAAGAAGCTCTCAAGCTCTCTGTCTGAGATGTTAGAATCAACGCCCGACGCCGTAATCGTAGTGAAGAGGTCTGTGATGTTGTCTCTGTAGTCCCTGTTTTTCTGAAGAACTTTTGTCCCGACAGTGACGAGGATCTCTTTCCCTTTGAGGCTCAATGTAATGGAATCTTGACCGCGCTCGAAGCCGAGACTGTTTTTAAGCCATTCAGCCTGAACGCCCCTCTGAGGGCTACCAAACATCATAAGAGTATAGCTGTTGTAGCTTGTCTTATGATGTTTTGAACTGTCAGGGCTGTCCTTGAACATCTTGTCAAATAACCCGAATAAAGCTTGCTTCTCCATGTGAGCAGAAGCGACTCTTATAATCATTCTTTTCTTAGTACTCATAGTATCTCCTAGAACTTGTAATCGAGCCCGAGTTTCGGGACTTGGGTGGTGGGTAAAAGACAGCAAATCCCTACGATCAGGGCTTTAGCCCCTCCTGTCTTAGCTATAAGGTCAGCGTCATCATCATTACAGAGCAGTCCGTTTTCTGAGACTTTAAGCTCTTGATTGAGCTGATAGTTGGCGGGGAGAGTCCTGTTTCCCTGAGCGTCTAGTCTGAAAGACTCGAACTGTTTGAAAAGAAAGCGCCCTCCACCTGCCACTAGCGTAAGCGTCGCAGTACCTAGAGCGGGTGCGATTGAAGAGGTATTCTGATAGCTAGTGAAGTTGCGGTAGTTAGACACTCTCGCGTTGTCATAATCTTCACTCCCGTAGATCACGAAACCACAGGTATAAATGCCGTCTGATTTCTCTACCGTGAAGCTCGTAGTGTCGATTTCATCTTCGACATACTTAACCCAAGTACCACCTTTCCATTTCGACCTTCTGAGGAGAGGCCCAATAGTAGCGGCGAAGCGATCACCATTACGGATGATATCTAAGTTCTCGGGTGTCTCATTTAGAGTTAGTGATGACATAGCCTTTTCTCCTCATTACTTTCTTAACGACCTCTTTCTTGATCTGCTTCATGTCTTTAGATGCTTCAGGAAGAGGCTCTTCAGGGTCTACTTTCGGCGCTTCCCCGAAGCCCTTTGGAACACCCTTTACTTTCTCTTCTGTGTCGATGACGAGTTGGTTAAGAGTGGAAAACTCTTTTCCGCCAGGCTTTTCTTTGATTTCTGAAGGAGGGGGTGGAGCTACGAGAGCCTCTTTCTTAGCTTCTTCTTTAGTCCTGTCAGGGTTGTCGGACATCCCTATGCTGTGCTTAGCTGTGTCGGGGTCATTAGAAAGAGCCTTGGACTCAGCGAGTTGCTTCACAGACTTATGGAGAGGGTTGTCAAAAAACACATCTTCAGCTTTCGTACTTTTTACTTTCGATGTGCGTTCAAGGCGAGCTACCCTGACCATCAAATCATACAGTCTATCCATGACTCACCTTCTTTCTTCAGTTAAGACATTCGGGATATAAAGTGAGTATTAATCGAGCGCAAATAAGGGAAGCCCTCTCTATCTACTTTCAAACAGAGGACTTCTCTGATCAAGACCACTTAGAGAAAGATCAAGATAAAGGCTCTGTTACTATGATGATGTCGCACATAATAAAAGCCCTGTCACTACCCTCAGTGTATGTAGAAGAGGGGGGAGACAGGGCTTCGTTAAGAGCGGTGGTTAGTCAAGAGGTGAGACTGATGAGTCAGAGACACCTATGCCGACGAGTCAGGTGGGGTCGCTATCGTCCTCATAAGTAGGGATTGAGGGATAAGACTTAATCTCTTCTTGAGCGATGAGCCAAGCCTTCCTCAGTAGCCAACTCGTAGTGCGGTCAAGTCTCTCCGCTTCTTTCCCGATCTCTTGTCTGACTTCTTCAGTCAGATAGATTGTGATCTTTCTCTTGTCTCTTGGCATCCTTACGCTCTTTCTTCTTGCGCTGTTTGTAATCCCATCGGTTCTGTCTCTTTCGACAGACTTCTGAGCAATGTCTTAACTTGTTGGGAGCGACAGGCTGATCGCACCGATACCATGCACATATAGGAGTAGTCTTAGGGGGGTCTTGAACTTCTTCAAGTCCCCCCTCGATGAGAGGGTGTATGACTCGCTCAGCGCGCCCTTTACATTGGTAGTGATAGCAGACTTCAGAAGATTCTCTGAACGCCTTACCTTGATTGAGCCAATACCGAGAGCACCTCCATTTCCAAGTAACGTCCTCTTGCAGTTCCCATTTAACGAAGCACTTACCCATCGACCTCAACTTCTTTCTCTGAACTATTAGGTTCATCCTCTACAGGAGACTCAGGCTCTTCTGTAGGAGACTCAGGCTCTTCTGTAGGAGACTCAGGCTCTTCTGTAGGAGGCTCAGGGAGGTTTATCATTGGAGGCACGATCACAGAAAGAACATCTTCATGGTCTAAGAATAGGTTCTCCCCTTCAAGGCAGAGAGCGCCGTCCTTCTCGTATGCGTTTCTCATCACTAGATAGCCCTCAATGTGGTCTTTTGTGACTCCCGAAACCATGACACAACACACTAAGAAATGATCGCCGTATTCATCCTCTGCAAAGTCATCGTCGTCATAGAGAAAGAACGTGAACGAGTTCACTTGCTTGACCCCATCAGCTTCGACTTCAGGATTCCACAGCTCAGCGAGGTAATCTTTGACTGTGGGTCGCTCCGCTTCAGGTATCCATGTGAGCGGTTTTGAGACTTGAAGATCCCCATCTTTGAAAGCGCCACGAACACCACAGGAGAAATAGGTGTCTGCTTTACGATTCGTTAAGAACTGCTCTAGAGTCAGATCAACGTCATCGTTGCTGAGATAGTAGTTAGTGCCTTTCTCCAAGTAGGAGAAAGAGACGTTCGCCATATTCTCTACAGCATAGCGGAAGAGGAAGTTCTCAATGTTAATCTGAGGCTTCCCCACCATGTTCTTGAGGAGTCTTTTCTTCTTGAGACGAGCCTTAGCCTTTCTCTTTCGGCGGAGGGCTTTCTTTTGCTTGTTAAGGTTTCTTGCTTTCGCGACAGACTTTTTATTCATCTCTACTGCCTTTCAATCGGTACTTTTCTGATGGGGATTTATACCGATTGAGTCCGTCGCTTTCCACAACCTGAAAATATAGGTGCGGTAGATGTCCTAACCTACCCTTGATCGCTAAGATTGCCTCCTGTATGAGAGGCTTTGACTAATCGGTTGTACTTCTTTCTCACAGAGAAAACTGACTTCTGTAGGCGAGCTGAGATTTCTCGGAAAGAAAGCCCTTGATCATCTCTAAGAGAGAGTAAGGTGGAATTCTCTTCATCTGTCCACCGATTGCTCGGCGCAATCATCAAACATCTCGCTTTCGCTCTTACAGCTTCAGGGCTTCTCCCTAGCTCTTGAGAGAGCGCGGTGAAAGACACTCCCTCTTGAATGCGTTGAGTTAAGGTTTCAAAGTCACTTTCAGTCCAAGGATTGATCTGTAGTGAAAGATTCATCTTAGTGGCTTTCAACTTGATTGAGAGGGGAGTACGCTTTATATGCTCCGAGATCTCTAGGGATGTCATCAGACCTACATTTTCCCTTAAGAAAGAAGTCTCTTTCCGAGTCCACTCTCCTTTTCTTTTCTTGGTTCTCTTGTAACCTCTAACCGAGCGCACAGGAATCCCCAAGTGACGGAGCTTGTAGTTAACCGAACTGACAGACCTTTTGAGGTGAGAAGCCATTTCAGGGATGGTCTTCTTCTTTACCGCTGTCTTAAGATATTTGATCTCATCTTCAGACCACGAGCTAGGAGGCTTCTTTCTCGATTGATGGTGCTTGACCCTCAGACCCAAAGAATGGAGCTTTCGCCTCACCGCGCCTTCACTGCGCCCCATTCTCTCGCTCAGTTCTTTAAGAGTGAGAAAGTCCACCATCACAGAAATGGTAAGCACATCTTCAACTGACCACTTAGGAGCGCCCATTCTAACTCACTCTTCGATAACGTGGACTTCGTAAAACTTAATGACCCAACCATAGGTGTCTGAGATGTGGTCAAGTAAGTCGTGCTCATCAATCTCACCATGATCCTCGCCAAGAGGAATCTCGATCTTTTCAGGCAACTCAGAGTAAGGGGTCTCACCTTCGTAAGTCAGGCCGTCTACGGTGGGTTCTACCCACTTCAACACAACTCTCAAATGCTTCATCTTTGACCTTCTTTCATAAGTCTTTTCAAATTATAGTAGGATGATTTTGACATCTCAACGACCCTACAGTCACCCACGCTTAAGAGATCAGGTCGAGGGCTAAAGCTAACGTACTGAGTTACACCTTGAGATTCACAGATGTGGACTTCCACAATCCTTGTGAGGTCTAGGTAAAAAAATAAGATAAAGAGTCCAATAAAGGCGACTGCACCTAGTTTCTCCATGTTCAGTTCTCTTCCTTCAGAGCCCTCAGAAAATCTGCGAACTCTTCTTTCTGTGTTCTCAGGTTGTAGGTCGGAATACCGATGGCGCTCGCTGCTCTCACGGCATAGCGCGTCCCACCTGAATCCCGACCTTCTTCCAAAGGATTTCCGTTACTCCAATAGACCACGAAGTCTACGGGGATGATACCCTCTACGGATTCAGAATCACCGTAGATTTGATACATATTTCGAGTGATTAAGCCGATGGTGTAAGCCTTCATCTTTTCGAGAGGGTACTCCCAACAGACGTCAGAGGCTTTCTCAATAGCCCACTCCTGTAGAGGGAAGTGACTCTCAGAGGGTCGCCATATCTGCTTGAACCCCCTGACGTTATTACACCCACGCTCAAAGTAAGTATCTGCGCCCTTTGCCCCTCCTGAGCGAAGCACATAGCCTTTCTCAGCGAAGAAAGAGCCGATCTTCTCCATCTGAAGTAGGACTTTCTGTGGTGTCTCACGCGAGCCGATTCCTGTATAGTGTTTGACTCTCATTCTTATACCCTTTCATTCGAGTCTCCCAACCACATATCAGAACCTATGCGAGCCCTCCCATAGTTTATTTATCGGGGAGATGACCTTTTGGCGTATCTGCCTACCCACCACGTTAAGAAAGAAACCGCCATGAGAAACAGAGTGCTTTTAGCCGTCCTTACTCTTAGCAGTCGGTGAGGGCTGAGATGCTTTACAAGCTGTGTGCCTGCGTCCTCTCTCTGCTCGCGCTCTTTGGTATTGCTCAGGCAGAGCCTAAGAAAGTAGAAGAGAAAAGAGTTTACTTTTCGAGCTCGGCTAAAGACTCTTTGAGGCACTCCAACTGAGCTTTTGTCTTCTCAATCTGCTCTCTGAGATCTCTCTCTTTATCTCTCTTAGTAGTTTTATGACCTCTAGGAAGTGAGGGAGACTCATTCATCTTTTTGATTACCTCGATACACCACACAGCAAACCTCTTTTCCACATAGATTTAGGTGTGTAAGAATACCTCTCAGTGAAGCAAAGAACACCAAAAACATGAGGTTTTTTTAAGGGATGGGACTTACTATGTCCAACCTAACAAGAAAGCTCAAAAGAGAATACGCAAAGAAAGGACTTTAGAGCGTATTTATTTAAAAGCTGACTTAACTAAGGTTAATACTAACCTTAACATGATCCCCTTTTCTTCTAGAGTCATATAAGTCCCAATGCCTCATAAATTCATTAAGATCAATCGCCTTTCCAGATTTTCGAGTGGAAGATACTACTCTTCCGTCAGAGTCCGACACGAACAGATAACTGAACGCGATCTGCTCAGGAAACTCGTGTGAGAAAGAGAACTCTTGATGGTTAAAGGACACCAAAAAGTTAAACCGATCTTCAGAAGAAGTAACTCTAATGGAAACAAGGTTACGATTCAAGCTTTCCCCAAGACCCATGCCCGCGATGATAGGCGTGATCTTATCCTCAAAGAATCTTAAAACAGACTCTCGATTTGAAACAAAAGAGGGCCTGATAGTAGACGCTTTTTTCCCCGATGTATCAAGTTCACTAACGTGGGGCTGATGGCCACATTTCTCACAAAAATAATAACCCCCACCTAAAGCTTCAAGTGGCGTGTGGTAGCAATCGGGACAGTACAGATCGCCGTCATAATGAGTTGACTGTTTCTCAAGACGAGCAATCCTGTTCTCAAGATTATGAAGGACTTCTGATGCAGATCTTCTCATGGTTTTTCTCCGTTTAGCTGTTAAAGAGATCATTTGTGAGAAAACATATAAAGTCTACCGAATAAGAACGCCTCTGACCCCCTCCTCAATCTCAGCCCCATTTTGGGTTGATTTCTTTCTTAGATGACTCTCTGTCTGAGCAATTCTCTTTACGGTTAGTGGTAGGGCATTTTGACCCCTCCCACGTCTCGCGTTTACACTTTAAGCAGTAGATTGTTCGCTCTGCGTACATTTCACATAAGTCCTTTCTTAATGTAAAGTGGGTAGGGATGGGCTGTCAGAGGATATCAGCGCGATTTCGATCTCTGTTAAGAGTCCTTATCACAGATCGAGGGAAACTCATTTTCGATCTTTTGGGCGATATCTAAGATATTATATAAAGAAAGATCAGTTGTACACTCCTCTTCCGCTCTCCCATACTCATATGAGAACGCAAAATCGAGTGCATAGGTTTTGATGTCGGGGCTCATTTCTCTGCCCTGAGAAAGATACGTTGCCACGATCTTCGCGCCGTTCAGAATGTCTTCAATTGTAGGGTAATCCCCTAAGCCACAGGAATGTAGGTAAACGAGATGATCTCTTGAGGTTGAGATTGCTTGTTCAGTGATATGGAGTGTCTCTTGACTGATCTTCATTACAGGACCCTTTTTTTCATTCTTATTTATGTACTTGATAAGAACCTATTCTTTCTTAAATAAATAGAAGAGAGTCACCCCCATCAAAAAACAATAGATGAACACTGAATAGTCGGGCAATATCTGTTCTGAGGGCAAGGGCTTTATCCTATTAAGAAAGAATAAGGTTAGATAACGCACCAAGTAGGGCTCGAACCTACGACCTTGGGCTTAGAAGGCCCCTGCTCTTCCGACTGAGCTATTGGTGCTTAATGTTCCTTTTTTACCACAACCCACTAGGAACGACAGTGGGTGGAAGAAGCACTTTAAGTGCTACGTGATTATCTATACCTTATTTACCTTTTGGCGCGTTACCTCGACCACCACCGCTTGGGTTAGGTGTCGAAGATGGATAGTTAGGGTTTCCCATGACTATACTCCTATTTTTATATTGTACTCTTAAGTGTAGTGGAGAAGTTTCTTAGCTTCTTAGGTCTAAGAGTTTGACCTACCTTGTTCCATATCAGTTCCTCACGACTAAGGGCTTTTGTGAGTTTACTGTCCTTGTGCTTGCTTTAAAGCTAAATCGCACCTACACGATTTTCTTTTATTTAAGGAAGTAATAAAAGAAAGTAGATATGGTCTAATACACTCAACAGGGCTCGAACCTGTGACCCCCACTTTAGGAAAGTGGTGCTCTTCCGACTGAGCTATGAGTGCTTAAAAAGACTACAGCACCCCCCCCCGAAGTTGCTAAACCTTACTCTCAAACTACGATGTTGTAAGAAAGTAAGGAGGTAGTCTAGCACACCTAACAGGAATCGAACCTGTAGTAGTCAGAGGAAGCCCACTGACCGCTCTTTCCGTTGAGCTTTAGGTGTGGAGTAAGACTTATGCGAAATGTCAAAGATCAGAGGGCTGAGATCGAAGTCCTCTCAGCGCCATGTTACATTATACCGTAATCCGCACAGGCCGAATAAGATTTTTTAGCTTTTCCCTACGAGCTTCCTCATATTTTTTGTCTCTTTACACTTTGGTAGTTAGTTTATTAAGCCTGAATGTGTACAGCCACCCATGAATGGAGAAAGACTATGAGAAAAACAGCTTCAGAAGTAATCAATGAGCTTGAGAGGCGCATCACTCGTCTCGAAAGAAAGGCTTCTGTGAAGTACGTTGACCTCGAATATATCTACAAACTCGCACTGCTTTTTGGGCGTCAAAGGGGAGTTGAGAGCGTAAAGAAAGAGCTTCAGAGTTCTGGTCGAAATAGTGTCTCTATCTATCTAGCTAATGGAAACGTACTCTCTTATGAGATACACATGAGAAATGGACTCTTGGCGCTAACACCTGATGGTGCTGTTGGGTGGGGTCCTGTTTCTTTCGACGCCATGAAAGATATCCTTAATACGGATATTCAGAAGTACTCTTAAAATAAAGGAATCAGTCATGAGAAGAACAGCTTCAGAAATCATCCAAGATCTTGAAATGAGAATCGCCCGTCTTGAACTTGAAGATCCTAATAAAGAGACGAAGGTTCTTGAGACTCTCTTTGTCCAACTAGACGAATCATTCAAGAACTCTGTTGACTTACAACACATAATCAATAGGGACAGAGAGTTAAGAAATCATATCGCTGAGTACCTCAAGATCGAGGGTGCTAGCCGTAAGAAGCTTCAGAACTACGTCAAGAAAAGGTTGTTGGAAGCCTGAGAGTCAGGGTCAATGATGAAAGCGATTAAGAGTGCCTTGAGTGATGGAAACAACCTTAGTCAATCTTGAAGACATCTAAAGCCTAGTGATCTTATGAGCGGAGTATCTAAAAGTCTGATACATAGATCCTCTTGTCTTAGACAAGTAGACGTTTTCTAAGGTTTTTCTAGTGTTCTCCCGATAACCTTTTAGGCTTAAGTAAAGAAGGTTACCATTGACCTCAACTGATTGTTGGTCTGCCCCCCAAAACTTGGCTACTCCAACCTCATGATGTCGATCATTGTTAAGACAAGCGGTTCTCAGCTCGCATTGAGTGTAGTCTCTCGGAAAACGCATGAGCTTGTCATACAGGTCATCAGGCGCTTGGAGACACCACTTGATCTTTTCGTCTAAGCCATCCCTTATGTGACATTCCTTACGACACCAAGAGGTCAGCATCTCGTACATCTTCTTTTCAGAGTAAGACTCTGAACAGTTATACATCCCATACGCCGAGTTAGTCATTGTGAACGAATGTTCCCCATTGAAGATGTAAGTGCGACTTCCGCATGAGGTCTGTATGCCACAAGGCATCTCCCCACTCATTAGCCTAATGAGGCGATATGTGAAGGGGTCTGTCCAAATAATCCAATCTTTGCAGTGACTTAGTTTATCGTAGTAGTATCTCTTTGCGCCCATGATTTTCTCCTAAGAGTATGATGATTACCCTTAGTCACCCAATCCTGATACCTCACCAATACCTCAAGGTAATCAGCGTCGATACCTCATACGGTAATCTCGGGGCATTCTCAAGATGCCGAAGTTGTCTTTCTCAACTGCGTCTTTAGCATACTGAGCGAACTCTTTGTCCTCATCTGAACCTGATGTTAAGAGTGTTTCGATAGTCAGCTTTATTTCTTTCGTGTAAAGCTGATCCTTATCGAACACCTCGCGAGCCCAAGCCATCACGCGACCTACTTTCTCAGCGTCGATACCATCGACGTTTGACAGGTAGTTGTGTAAGCGACCCATAGCTAGACATTCCTTGTCGAACCCCCAAAGAGTCTTTCCCATTTCCATGCTCCTCAATCGGTACTAAGATTAGTAAGGGTAAGCACCGCGCTCACCCACTATACATCATATAGTAAAGAGGTCTGAGTTATGGAAGATAATCTAGTGTTTCTAGAGCCGAGAGAAGCCTTTGACCCGATGATCATAGGAATCGCCCGCGTTAATCACAACGCAGTGCTCGCTTATGACCAAGAC